GTCGCTGGGTGTGTTGCTTGCCCCGCATCCTACATATGCTTTCATTCTGTTGTTCTCGTTTGTGTTCGTTGCTGTTGAGACGAACTTTATAGCTGATGTGTAAGGATTGCAAGCGCTTATTTTATTTTTGCCTTGCACCCGCGTGAATTCCCCGCGTCGCAATGGCTTTGAATGAGCGCCGCGCTGCCTAGATAGCTCTGCCTCGAAAAGCTCTAAATAATGCGCGCACAACGCAAATTATAGAGTGCAATCATGCAAGAAGCAGCCGCCCACACGTTTTGTTCAATCGCGCACGAATTGACAGCATTGCTTGCGCAGCTCAAGTCCAAAGCCCAGGACCAGCTCGAAGAGGGGACTGAGCCGGCAGTGGTCAGCTATCTGTTCAAGGGACGGGTCAGCAAGTGGTACTCGCAGAACCACATGAAGATCATCGCCACCGCCCAGACGATTGCACGTCGGGAATCGAATCTCGCCCACATCGGGAAGATCACCGTGAGCGCCTACACTTCAAGCTCGGGCATGACGGCGCTGACAAAGGGTGCAGCCTTCAAGAGCTATCTTGAGAAGCTGCCCCAGGCAATGGCTGAGATTGCTCAGGGTGAGCTGGGAAGCAAGGTGACCCGACTGTTCGATGACATCGTGACCATGATTGAGAATCACGGGAAAGCTTCTGTAGCGCGCTCTAAGCAACGCAAAGACAAAACGCTAGCGAGTACGCAGCGCGAAGCGGCAAACGCTGCATATGAGCATCTGCTGAGCGCCCAGAGCGATGAAAAGCGACATGAGCTGCGCGAACAAACAGCACGCGCAGACAACAAGCTGGTTGCGCTGGCGAAATTGTTGGGTTAGCCTCAAGCCTCGAATCCCAACTGATGGATATGAGGCTATGGCGTACAAGAACAAGGCTGACCAGGCGGCAGCGGCAAAGAGGCACTATGAGGCCAACAAAGACAAGGTGAAAGCGAGAGCGAAAGCCTTCAAGATCGCGAACGGCCGGGTTCTTCAGGATTATGTCGCCAGCTATCTGGAGAACCATCACTGCGTAGACTGCGGTGAAGGCGACCCAATCGTTCTTGAGTTTGACCATCAGGATGATTTCGAGAAGGTCTTTCAGATAGGTGAAATGTGCAACAAGGGAGTTTCCTTGAAGAAACTCAAAGACGAGATAGCCAAATGTCACGTTCGCTGCGCCAACTGCCACCGGAAGAAGACGTATCACGAAAGGGGCTTGACGCATCGTGGATCAAGCACTAAAGTCAGCGCCATTGCGAAGTAGTTCAGCCCGGTAGAACAGCAGGCTCATAACCTGTATTGTCGGTGGTTCAAATCCACCCTTCGCAACCAGTTTCTTGGCGATAAGCAAACAAGGTGTATGCACCGGACTGTTAATCCGGATGGAGCGGGGTTCGATGCCCTGATCGCCAGCCAGTTTTGGGTGATGTAGAGACAGATGGCTACTGTCAGCGGCCTGTAACCCCGCCGGTGTTCCTAGAGGTTCAATTCCTTCCTTCACCCACCACATTCGGTCCCGGCAGCGGGATAACCAAGAGAGGGACTGATCAACCTTCGCCGAAGCCAAAAAAAGAAGCCCTCGAAAGAGGGCTTTTTCTTGCCTGCGATTTGTCAGAACCCCGCGCCTTTGAAGTCGAACGCCTTCACGATGTTCTCCGCGAAGCCCGGGGTGTCGGTGATGATCCGCAGACATTCCCGACTGTGGTTGTTCACATGGGTGTTCCAGGTGTCGCTGAACATCACGACCCAGCACACGTTCGGCCCGGACTTCTTCGCCCGCAGACCACGACCGATACGCTGGCGCACCGCAACCTCTGCTTTGCCGCCACCGGCGAGAATCACCTGACCCACAGATGGGACGTCAACACCCACGTCGAGAATCGTCGTGCCGATCAGGACATCGAGCTTGCCAGCGCCCAGCATGTCGAGTGCCGCCTGCCGCTGCTCCTGGGAGTCTTCACCCCTGATGAACTCGGCGCGCAGGCCAGCGGTCTTCAGCAGGTTCTTCAGCAGATCGCCGTGAGCAGTGTGCTGAACCAGGATCATGGTTGTCAGGTTGTACTTCTTGGCTTCCAGAACGTGCTGCATGATCTGAGTGTTCCGGCCGTCGTTCTTGACGATGCCGCGCTCATAGGCGACTGGGAATGCAGAGCCCCGGGTGACGCCCACCGGCGACCGACTCTCCACGAACTTGAAGAACGGCTTGGCGAGAATGCCCTTGTCGATCAGCTCCTTTTCCGAGACGCGGATACCGATCGTACCTGCGACGGCTGCCAGGCGCATGTTGGCCTCTTCCGAGTCCTTCATGTTTGGCGTGGCGGTCAGGGCCAGGCGGTAGTGAGCGTTGGTCATCGCGTTGCAGAGGTCGAAGAACCCGGTGCCGGATACTTCGTGGGCTTCTTCGAGAGTCAGGAAGCCCACGCTCTCCAGGAACTTGATGGTCTCGGCGCGGGTCTTTTCCTTCTTGTCGGCGATGGCCTGGGCCTTCGTGCGAACCTCGCGGTCGTTGAGCGCGTGCTTGTCGGTGATCTTCTTCTTGAGGTACTCGATCTTCGCCAGGGTGCCGGCGTCAGCCTTGCGCAGCACGGCAGGGTTGATCGGCAGGGTGGCCTTCTTCAGCACCCGCTCGATTTCCTTGTCCAAGAACGTGCAGTGCTTGGTGACGATCTTGTCCAGTTCAATCTCGAACGAGGACTTCTCCATGCGCGAGACCAGAGTGTCGACGATGGCGAAGTTCACGCCGGTTGGTTCCGGGCTCCAGTGACCGTCACCGAGGAAGCCCACTGGGCGCGCAGACTTGACCGACTTGTAGCCTTTGGCCATCTGGTACATCAGCGACTTGCGGGTGGTGATGAACAGGGTCGGCAGTTGCAGGCGCTCGCAGCACAGCTTGAAGATTTCAGACTTGCCGCCACCGGTAGCGACCTGCGCTGTCATCCGCTGGAGCTGCACCAGGCGCTGCATGGTCTTCGTCTGGTAGTCGTAGCGAGGGTCGGGCGGGAACGCGCTGACGACAGGGAACTCGGGGCCGCCGGGCTCGGGCACAGTTTTGCCCTGAACGATGATCCGGTAGCCGTGCTTCTCAAGGGTCTTCCGCACCAGGCGGACAAAGCCCGTCGGGAAGAAGTCCTTGTTCATGTCGAACATCGAGCCATGAGCCACGCCCATACCCTTTACGCCGCTCTCGATCTTGTAGGAGAGCAGTTCGTTCACAATCAGCCGCGCCTGACGATCAGGCTCCATCAGCCTGGCCCGCACTGCGTTGTGGACAATTTTCAAAGTTTTGGACATGGATCACTTCCACTATTTGATGTCAACCGCTATTGTACCCAACTGTAAGGTTATTCACCAACCCAGACAAGGCAAACCAATGGCTACTGACAATTTTTCTGACCTCGACGAACTCGAAATGGACCTCAATGACCTGGCAGCGGTCGACCAGGCCATCGAGTCGGCGACGATCCACCCAACTTTCGCAATGGACGTGGAGTATGCGAACCCGCATGACCTGCGCCCGAACCCCTGGAACCCGAACGCTGTAGACCCGGTCAACCAGGCCAAGCTGGAAGCCAGCCTGAAGCGCGACGGCATCAAACGCCCAATCGTGGTCCGGCAGCTCGACAACGGTGATTACCAGATCATCGGCGGCCAGCACCGTACCGAGGCGTCCATCGCCCTGGGCTGGAAAGAAGTTCCAATCATCAACCGTGGGAAGATCAGCGATGCTGAAGCCAAGCGCGAAACTCTGCTCGACAATTACCGTTATGGGTCTGACAACCTTGACCGCCTATCTGCTCTGCTTAGTGATCCAGACATCGGCGATGCCGCTTCACTCCTGGACACAATGCCTATCGACGAGGAAGAGCTGGCCGAGTATTTCAGCCACCTGACCTCTGAGTCGGTCGACCTGGACATCGAAGACGCCCTGGACGACGGCACCAAGGAAAAGGAAGACGAGGAAGACGAGACCGTTGACCTGGCCACCGGCAAGCCGCTCAAGACTCACACCATCATCCGCTTCCGGGTCTCCGTCGAAGACGAAGCCAAGCTGGCCGCCCTGATGAAGCAGACCAAGATTGATCACGGCTACGTCGCCTCTGACGACCTGACCAACGACGGTGACGCCCTGATCCACCTGATCCGGGACCAGTTTGAATGAGCTTCCGCGACGACAAGCCCGACACGCCGGTGAGCCAGGCTCTTGAGCGCATCAAACAGCGCAAAGAGGCTGAGCGCGCCGAGCAGCGTCGGCCGATGAACCCAGACCGCGATCTGTCCTGGGAAAACACCAACTTCAAGGACTATGACAATGACTGAGGTCTACCAGAAGAAAGACGAGGTCTGGTCCATCGACCGCCTGGTCCCATACGCCGCGAACTCCAAGCGTCACGACCCCAAGCAGGTCGGCAAGATCGCTGCGTCGATCCGCAAGCACGGCTGGACAACCCGGATCGTCGTTGAGCCTGATGGGACCATCATCGCTGGTCACGGCCGGCGCCTGGCTGCCATCGAGCTGCTCCAGGAGAAGGTGCCAGTCACCGTTCTTCATGGCATCAGCAAAGAGCAGGCGCGCGCACTGCGTCTGATCGACAACAAGGTGCAGGAAGGTGGTCACGACACCGGCCTGCTGAGCATGGAGCTGAAGAGCCTGGTGCTGGAAGAAGGCATCGACATGGGCGACTTCTTCGACGTGCGCGACCTGAACTTCGCCATCGACGACCTGGGTGAGCTGGACCTGGACAGCCTGTCGGCCGACATCGCGCCGGAGGTTGCTGAACAGACATCCCGCACCGAGCGCGAGATTGAGACCACCGATGACACCGATGTGTCGTTGACCAAAGCCATTGGTGTAAGCAAAATCACAGGCTCTCAAGCGCGTGAACTGAAGCGCTTCATTGGCGAAGCTCAAGACTTCTACGGCTGCGACCCGGCCGAAGCCCTTATCCGGGCAATGGAAGACTGGGCAGACCAGAAACAGAAAGACGAGGATGACCACAAATGACCAAGTACGTCGTCAACAAGACGTTCCCCAGCTCGGTGGTTCGCAGCCGCCGGGTGATCGAAGTTGCTGAAGGCTTTGGCCTGGGGCTGGAAGACAAGGAATTCACTGTCTACAAGGACTTTGAAATTGAAGTCAACCAGGGCGACGTGCTGTACATCACCGGTCAATCCGGCTCGGGTAAGTCGCTGCTGCTGAAAGAGTTGGCCAAGCAGATTCGCGAGACCCAGTTGGTCGCCGATATTGACGAGGTCGCTCTCGAAGAGAAGCCTCTGATCGACCAACTGGGTTCGAGCACCGATGAAGCCATCAAGATTCTGTCTCTGGCCGGCCTGAACGACGCCTACCTGATGATCCGCAAGCCGAGCGAGCTGTCTGACGGGCAACGCTACCGCTTCCGTATCGCGCTCCTGATGCAGTCTGGGGCTGATGTCTGGGTAGCTGACGAGTTCGGCGCCGTGCTGGACCGGGTGACTGCGAAAGTGGTCGCCTTCAACCTGCGCAAGCAGGCTGCAAAAGTGGGTGCGACGGTGATCGTTGCGACCACGCACAAAGACCTGCGCGAAGAGCTGGCCCCCACCGTCTACGTGGACAAGCGCTTCAAGGACAAGATCAACGTCGAGGTGGCGCCGCAATGACCGAACTCATCCATGTGGACTTCAAGGCTCGCCAGGTAACTGGTCGTCGCGACATCACCCCAGTGCCTGTCGGTGAGTGGAAAGCAGCGAAAGACCCGATCTTTAAGGACTACGTCGCTGGCCTGGCTATGGCCGCGGAAGCCTTTCACGCTATGGGCGGTGACTGGACCCGGGCAGTGATCGTGATGTCGGACCCGTCCGCTGGTGAAGACGGCGCCACGTTCACCATCTGGGACTCGAACATTCAGACCAACGAGGAAGTGTCGGACGCCTTGATGATCGCTTGCAGCAAGGTCGACATCGACGGGGAGAGCGGCGATGAGCCAGCCTGAATGGGAAATCGTCGTTGAGCGGAACGACCAGGCCAAGCCGCGGTTCTCGCTGCTCGACACCATGCGGGTTGAGCCGGGCACCAAAGCTGACTGGGACGAGCTGCACGACCTGCACTACAAGGCAGAGTCGCTGCCCGCCGGCCCGCGGTACTGGCGCTGCGTGACTGAGGACGGAATTCTGGTAGGCATCGTGGTGTTCTCGACGGTGAGCCTCTTGCTCGCGCCGCGGCACCAGGTGTTCCCGAAGCTGAAGCCTGGCCAAGATAGCCACTTCACGAACGTACACCGGGCGACCTTCTTGAACGCGAACTTCCGCCGGGCGGCCCGCATCGTGACGGACACCATGTACCGCGGTGTTGGTGTTTCGTACCGGATGGTCAACCTGGCCATGCGAATGGAGCAGAAGCGGTTCATCGAAATCCAGTCGTCGATGTCCAAGTTCAACCCGTTCGACATCAAAGCCGGGTTCAAGCACGCTCACCTGAAGCCCGCGGCGGCCTACGTTCAGGGTCTGAAGTTCATGCGGAGTCAGTTCAACGCTCACCCCGCTGACCACCAGGCTGTGATGGACGAGCTGAAATCCTTCACTCCGTCCCATCGGGCGCGTGTGATGACCGCGATGCAAGAGTTCTACTACCGCCACAGCGCGAGGGAGAAGACTGGGAGCAACTTGAACGTGGGGACGGGGAAAGTCCAAGGGATGAAGCCGGAGCACCTCCTGCGTGAGCTACAGCAGCTTGTGTTCGCGAGCCCAGTTTACGGAATCTGGACCAACCCTGACCTGGGCCGGCCGATTCCACAATCGTTACCACTCCGGGCCTTTGACTTGCAGAGCCCGATTGAACCACTGAGGTTGGATTTGCTATGAAACCACTGACCACGAAACAGCGCCATGTCATGAAGGTGATCGTGATGGGGAACCTGGATGCCACTGGTAACCGGGTGTCAGACGTGGACGTCTATCAGTTGCAGAGCCGGCTACCGTATGAGACCTCCCGGGAGTCGCTGATGTGTAGCCTGGCGATCCTGAAGAAACAGGGCTGGGTGGTTCCGGGTGGTAAGGAGATTCGAGACGGTCGCAGCAAGCAGACCTTGGAACCGACAGCGGTAGCGATCCGGGTTATGAATCCTCCCAAACCTGTTGCTGCTCCGGTGTATGAAGAGATTGACCTGGATGATGATGTGGTTCTGTTGGAGCTAACCTGATCCGGGTGCCTTGCTTTCCCTTTCTTTTTAACTACTTGTTTTTCTTAGAAGTCTTACAAGTTGTTAAGAGGGACAAGCAGTATAATCGTCGAGCGCAAGCCCGGAAGCAAGTGGCAATACTGAATAGCCTACGAATAGCCTCAAAAAGCGTTTATTTGACATTTTTTGAGCAATCCCGGACCATGATGGCGCTACAGAGTTGAGTCCATAAGGGTGAGAGGACCGCCTCTCACCTATTTTTCGTGACGGATGCCATGACGACCGATACCACTGCCACCCCATCTGTACCGGAAGAAGATGAGAAGGCCAAACGTCTGACGCCCCGTGAATACGCCCGGGCCAAGCAGATGTGGACTTCCGGCGACTATTCCCTGAAGGAAATCTCCGACACCGTTGGCGTCAGTGCGACTGCATTGAGCCGCCGGTTCAAACGCGACACCCTCACCAAAGGCTCTGATGCCAAGAAAGTGAGCGCCGCCGTCAAACGTGCCATCGAAAAAACGTCCGCCGCCCAGGCTGAAGAGCTTGCTGCCACTGCGCACGACATCAAAATGGTCGCGCTGAAGGCGCTGGAGCTGTTCAACAAGAAGGCATACTCCGACGTTGCCAAGTCCATCAAGGACAACACGCCACTGGCCGACAAGCTGAATGACCTGAAAGCGCTGAACGAAGCCTCGAAGATCATCCACCTGAACTACAACACCGGTGCCCGCATCCTGGGTCTCGACCAGGCGCTGAACCCTGACGAGCAGATGCCGGAACTCCAGATTCACCTGATGACCGAAAACGATGTCGAAGAACTCCGTCAGCAGCAGCGCCGTGAGGAAGCTGAAGCCAACGGGGAAATCGAGGACGACGATCTTCTGGGAACCGAGCTGAGCCCGGATGACCTGGACGCAGTCGACCAGGCCCTGGACGCCGAAGAAGATGACATCGTGATCGAAGGTGACGAGCCGGCGGTGACCTGATGAAGATCACCAACGCTGCGCCGCAGCTAAGTCCACTCGCTCAAAAGATCGGCCTGCATCCAAAGCAGGCTGAAGTCTTTCTGGACACAACCCGGTTCCGAGTTGTCGTAGCTGGCCGCCGATGGGGCAAGACCGCCCTGTCGAAGACGGAAATGATCCAGCGGGCCAAAATCCCGAACCAGAAGATTTGGTACATCGCCCCGACCTATCGGATGGCGAAGCAGATCATGTGGAACGACCTGAAGGCTTCGATCCCGCGGAAGTGGATTGTCCGCGAGCACGAAACCGAAATGTCGATCACCCTGCGGAACGGGTCGGTCATCGAGTGCAAAGGCGCCGATAACCCTGACACGCTCCGTGGTGTGGGCCTGAACTTCGTCGTGATGGACGAGTTCCAGGACATCCGCCCAGACACCTGGACCACGATCATTCGACCAACGCTGGCGAAGGACCGCGGCGAAGCCTTGTTCATCGGCACGCCGAAAGCCTACAACCAGTTGTATGAGGTCTATCAGTTCGGCCAGGACGAAGCCCGCAAAGCCTGGTCCTCGTATCAGTTCCCGACGATCACTTCGCCGTTCATTCCCGAATCGGAAATCATCGAAGCTCGTCGAGACATGGACCCGCGGACTTTCCGTCAGGAGTTCGAGGCATCCTTCGAGACCATGAGCGGTCGGGTCTACTACCCGTTCGACCGTCACGTTCACTGCGACCCGGCGATCAAGTTCAACCCGGGCCGGCCGATCTACGTTGGCGTCGACTTCAACATCGACCCGATGTCCGCGTGCATCATGCAGCCGCAAACCAACGGTGAGCTGCACGTTGTGGACGAGATTTTCCTGCACAACTCGAACACCCTGGAAGTCTGCGAGGAACTGGAGAAGCGGTACTGGCGCTACATGAGCCAGATCACAATCTTCCCTGACCCGGCCGGCGCTGCACGTCAGCACGCTCGCGGTGAGTCCGACCTTGAAATCTTCCGTCAGAAGGGCTTCAACCGGATCAAGTTCCGCCGGAAGCACCCGCTGATCGCTGACCGTGTGAACAGCGTGAACCGTCTGCTGCAAGACGCTTCAGGCAAGATCACGCTCAAGGTTCACCCAGGTTGCACGAACGTGGTTCAATCGCTTGAGCAGACGCTGTACAAGGCTGGTAGTCGAGACATCGACAAGGCTGCAAGCATGGAGCACATCACGGACGCAATGGGCTACTGCATCGAATTGGAACACCCGGTCAAGAAAATCGTCCTGGTTGGGCACTCTCTATAATCGCTTGCACTATGGTTTGGACTTCCTTACCATAGTGCCATTCAAAAGTGGACACTAAAATGCCGATTGACAGTAAACAGGCAAAAGCCATAGTCGACCGCAAGCACCCCCTCTTCGTGGAGCTGGTGCCGCATTGGTGTTTCATGGAAGCCAGTTACAAGGGCGGCCGTGGTTGGTTCGAGAAGAACATCTTCCGCTACATCAAGGAAGGTGATCGCGAATACAAGGACCGCGTCGAGCGTGCCTATCGCTTCAACCACACCCGTGAAACCGTCGACCTGGTCAACAAGTACCTCTTCCGCGCCCCGATCAACCGCAAGGTCGATGACGCACCGAAGTCCGTCCAGAAGTTCTGGAAGAAAGTGGACAGCACCGGTCTGGACATCGACGAGTTCATGCGCGTGGTGTCGCTGAAGCAGTCCATCTTCGGTCGTCCCTGGATTGTGATCGACAACCGGGTGACTGCTGCTGCGATCCCTGAAGACGCATCGGTTGCAGAAGTCCCAGAAGCTGACCTGTACGCTTATCTCGTCCCACCGCAGCAAGTGCCCGACTACGCATTCGACGAGTCTGGTGAGCTTCTGTGGGTGCTTATCGAAGAGCACGTTCGGGATGACGCTGACCCAATCAACGGTTCCGGCGCTCTGTCGTCTCGCTACCGTCTGTGGACACGCGAAGAGTGGCTGCTGATCGAGTTCAAGAAGGGCGCAGGCAAGTCCGGCGGTAAGTGGGAGCAGACTGGCTACGGTCGTCATGACCTGGGCCTGGTTCCTGTGATCCCGGCGAACAACAGCATCGGTAGCGACAAGTGGGATTGCCCAGCCTTGATCGCTGACGTTGCGTACCTCGACCGCGCAGTCTCGAACTACGCCTCGAACCTTGACGCGATCATCCAGGACCAGGCGTTCTCCCAACTGGCAATGCCAGCACAGGGCGTACTGCCAGGCGATGACGCCTACAACAAGGTTCTGGAAATGGGCACCAAGCGGGTGTTCCTGTACGACGGTGAAGCGGGCAACGCCCCAGTCTTCCTGTCTCCAGACCCGCGCCAAGCAACTCTGATCCTGTCGGCCATTGGTCAACTGATCAACGAAATCTACCACTCGGTGGGCCTGGCTGGTGAACGCACCAAGCAGGACAACTCGAAGGGTATCGACAACAGCTCCGGTGTTGCGAAGACCAAGGACTTCGAGCGCGTAGTCGCTCTGCTGTCCGCTAAGGCCGACGCTCTGGAAGTGGTCGAGTACAAGATGATGCAGATTATCGCTGCATGGTCCGGGGAAACCTTGCCAGAAGGCACAAATCTGGTAACTTACCCAGTAGAGAGCCAATTCGACGTGCGCACCATGTACGACGAACTGGACACCGCGATGAAGCTGCGCCTGATGGGTCTCCCGCCAGGTGTGATGGAAGAGCAAGTCAACCGCCTGATCGCCAAGCTGTTCCCTGATCTGGCAGAAGACGTGGTCAAGAAACTTCGCGAGGAAGTGAAAGAGTGGTCCAACGAACCTACGGAGCAAGAGAAAGCTGCGCAGGCTGCCGGGACTGGTTCTGAAACCTCCAAGCGTGTTGTGGAAGAAGCCAAGCGCGACCGCGCTGGCGCCTCCCAGAAGAAAAGTGATACCCAAAGCCGAGAGACCGGCAAAACCAACGGCTAAGTGAACAGCCAGGAGATTCAAATATGCACCGTAATCTGATCAAGCTCTTGGGCCGCGCTGGCGTCTACCTCGAAGAGAACGATGGCAACGGTAACGATCTTGGCGGTGGTGGTGAAAACCAACCAACCGCAGAAGAAATCGCTGCTGCTGAAAAGGCCAAAGCCGACAAGGCTGAAGCTGACCGTCTGGAAGCCGAGAAGAACAAGCAAAACCCGGGTGACGGCAAACCCTCCGATGCAGAAGCGAAACTGCTGAAGGAGCTGATGGCACTGAAGGCCAAGCAGAAAGCTGCTGACGACGAGCTGAAGGCGTACAAAGACGCTGCCGGTGAATCGAAGCCTGAAGAGCTGAAGGCGTTGATCGAAGCCAAGAAAAGCGCCGAGCGCGAGGCTTTGGAAAAACGTGGCGAGTACGACCGCATTCTGGAGCAGGTCAAAACCGAGCACGCGAAGGAAATCGAAACTCTGAAAGACCAGTTGGCCGCCAGTGAGCTGCTGCTGTCTCAGAAGGACGAGAGCCTTGTGAACCTGACCGTTGGCCGCTCTTTCAGCGAAAGCGCGTTCATCCGTGAGAAGTCCCTGATCCCGGCATCCATCGCCCGGAAAGAGTTCGGCTCTCACGTAGACATCGTGGACGGTGCGGCTGTCGTGTACGACAAGCCACGCGGTGCCGCCGAGCGTACCCCGCTGGTTGGTGCTGATGGCAAGCCAAAATCGTTTGAAGATGGCATTGCGGCGTTGTATGCTGCACACCCGGAAGCCGCCGCGATGATTCGCGCTCAGAGCAAGCCAGGTGCAGGTTCGCAGAACGCTGATTTGGGCGGCAAGCAACCAGACGACAAGTCGAAAGACGTTGGCTATGGTGCTGCTCGAATTGCTGCGGGTTTGGCCAAGAAAAATCAGTAAGAGCCTGATAGGTTCGGTGCTGATAGGTAATGAACCCAATTGATTCAAATCTAACGAAGGAGTTAGACAATGCCACTGTTGCGCGAAGTAGCTGAAAAGCTTTCCCAAGAGGAAATGCTCCGCGGCGTCATCGAGGAAATCATCGACCGTGATGATCTGCTCGCTCTGCTGCCGTTCGCACGCACCGAGGGTAAAGCCCTGGTGTACATCCGTGAACTGACCAACAGCGAAGGTAGCTTCCTGGACGTCAACGAAGTTGTGCCAGAAGGCACCAGCGACGTTGAAGAAGTCGTTACCAAGCTGCGTATCCTGGCTGGCGACGTCGATGTCGATAAATTCATCGACGAGACCATGAGCGACAAGAACAGCCAGTTGGCTCTTCAGATCGCCATGAAGGCTAAGGGCATGGCCCGTACCTTCCGCCGCGCAGTTGTCCAGGGCAACAGCGTTACCGATCCGAAGTCGTTCGACGGTATCGAGAAGCTGGTTGCCGACACCGGTAACTTCTTCGAGGCCGGCCTTAACGGCGCCGCAATCTCCCTGTCGATGCTCGACGAGCTGATCGACAAGCTGGAAGGCCGTCGCCCTGACGCTCTGATGATGCGTACCGGCACCCTGCGTGCTCTGAAAGCCCTGTGGCGCCTGGCTGGTGGTAACACCGGTGGTATGCTGCAAATCGAGAACTTCGGCATGATGCCGGCTCACGATGGCATCCCGATCATCATCAACGACTTCATCCCTGTGAAGGCTCAGGGCACTACCGCCAACACCTGTTCGGTCTACGCTCTGCGCCTGAACGAAGTTGACGGTCTGCACGGCCTGTACGGCGGCGCCTCTGCTGGTATCCGTGTCGAAGACATCGGCACCGTGCAGAACAAAGACGCCACCCGTACTCGCCTGAAGTGGTACTGCGGCCTGGCGCTGAAGTCCACCAAATCGCTGGCTGCCGTCAAAGGCATCACCAACGTGTAAGGTGGCAGGTTGCCTCGGCAACTGCTATAAAGGGGGCTTGGGAAACCAGCCCCCTTTTTCATACCCAAAATATGAGGAAACACCATGAAAATTCGTATCATTGATCCAGGCTTCGCAGGCTTCAACGGCCACCTGGGCACCGCCTTCTTCGTCGATGGCGTCTGCGATGACGTTTCCGCGAGCGAAGCTGAGCGCATGGCTTCCATCGTCGCCATCGAAGAAGTGGACACCGGTCTGAACCCGTCCGTCACTCAGCGCATGGTTGACCTGGTCAACAAGAACGCCGACGAAATGGGCATCAACTCGAACGAGGTTCTGGTGCGCTCGTCCACCGCTCCTGTCGTCCAGCCGACCGCCCCGCACGAAGTCACTGCCGAACAAGCGCCGGTGGTCAATGAGCAGCCGAAGGGCCTGAGCTACGACTACACCAAGGAAGACCTGGCCGCTCTCGCTGACCGCGAAGGCATCGCCGGTATCCGTGCGTTCGCCAGCCAGTACAACATCAACGGCCGCAGCCTGAATGGCATCATTCAAGAGCTGATGGACCTGAAGGCAGTCCACAACAAGCCTGCACGGGCCGAAGTCGTGGAGCAGCCGGTGGTTGAAGAGCCGGTGATCGAGCAGCCTGAAGTCGAAGACGACCTGGAAGAAGAAGTCGAGCTGGTTGAAGACGAGCCAGTCGTCGAAACTCCGGTTGTTGAAGACGACCTGGAAGACAAGGAGTAAGAGCAATGGCGGACGTTCTCAAGAGCGGTTCCGCCCTGACTCTGCCTTTGGCCGAGAGCGATGCCGATGCGGTGTCGCTTACGGTTGAGATTGCAGGTGCAGTGGTTTGGGGACCAACCCAGCTCAATATCCAGGGCAACACCGTCACCTTTCCCGCAGAAGCCTCTGTAATCACCGAGACCAGCGCCTTCGCCTACTTCGTCGTGAAGTACACCAAGGCCGGCGAAGTGATCAAGGAAGACCGGAACGAGGTCATCATCGAATCCCAGGACTTGCTCCGGGTACTCGACAACTCGTTCGGCACCTGGGCTGATCTGTCTCTGGCAGCTCGCTACATGGTCAACATCGTTCCGTTCAACCTGAGCGAACCTGACCAGCAGAAGGCGGCGCTGATCCAGGCGTATCACAACATCGGTGACGTGCATGTGGACTTCTGTCCTCCGCATCGTCGTGCGCGCTACCAGCCGCAGAACCGTATGTGGGACGACACCGGCATCTTCGAGAGCAACCTGGAGCGAATCTACTCGACCCGGCAACTCAAGCCTGAAACCTGGGCTCGGGTACACCAGGACAAGAAAGACTCGCTGATCAAGGCTCAGATCATCGAAGCCAACTTCCTCCTGTCGGGCCTGACGCCTGAGAAGCAGCGACTGTCCGGTCTGCTGTCTCACAGCGCCGGCGAATCCGCTCACTTCTACCGCACGACCAAGCCGCTGGAACTCCCGGTGTGCCGTGCAACTGCTCTCGCCTTGAAAGGGATTATCAGTTATGTCACACGCATCGCGGGATAACGCTGACCTCACCGGCCGCGTGGCTCGCATTCGTGCGGGCTATGCTCAGTTCGAGACCACTCTTCGTGGCGCTGTCGTCGAGTTGCTGGCCGGCCTGGGCAGCGGCGTCCACACGATGATGTCCATGAACCAGGTGATCGAGCGTGTTGGCCAGAACTACATCGCTGCCAGCCGTCAAGACATCCTGGAAGACCTGGGCAAAGTCTCTGAGAGCGCGTTAGAGACGAGCCAAGCGCTGAGCAGTGAACTGATCACCCCGAAAGCTCTTTCAGTCGCTGACGCGCTTCACAGGGGCTTTGCCGCTGAGATTGATAGCGTCGTATCGCGTGCAGTTGCGCGAGACGTAAAGACAGCGCTGGAATTCGTGCGGCATCAGTTGCTAGCCGGCCGATTCACTGCAACTTCCGACCAGCTCACTCATGACCTGACCTTCAACTTCACGGGCAAGATGACTATCCCAACCGTCGAGTACGTGGGCCGGGAAGTGAACTGGGCATACCGCAGCCAGTACAACACCATCATGGTGCATACGCTGCTGGCCCGGGAGGTCGATTCAGCAGTAGTCGATGGCGGCAGCAAGGCGGGTGACGTGGTGGACCTGATGAAGTTCGACCAGGTGCAAGGGAAATATTTCCACCATAACTCGAAATCCCTTCTCCAACCCCTTGACGTAGGCATATAATGTCGGGCATGAGCGCATTCATTCCTACGACCATCGGGTTTCTCAAGCGCGCCGGCGAAGACTTCACTGTCACCGGCGACCGACTCTATGGCGATCCAGTGAAGGTTGGTCTGTCTGTAGTCCGTGTGACGGACAACATGCAGCATACCTCCGTGCGTGCTGACACCTCCGGCTCGAAGTCCTACGCGGACGAGAACGTGGAGCAAGGTCGGGCACTGGTACACCCGAAGGTGGAACCCAAGATTGGCGACCTGCTGATCATCGGGAAAGACACCTACGAGGTCACCGGCGTTCGACCTGTCTACGACATGCACGGCGGCGTCGACCACTACCAGACTGAGCTGTCTACATGGGTCTGAAGGTGAGCGGTCTGGAACGAGTGAGGAAAAACCTCGCTCGAACCGAGCAGAAGGCCAAAGCTGGATCACTCCAGGGCCTTCGCGAAGCCGCTCAGATCGTTGTTGAGGAAGCCCGGAAAAACGCGCCAATCGACAAAGGCGACCTTGAGAACGCAATCGTCGCAGTGGAGTCCAGGGAACGGACTTCGCTGGGCCGGTTCGGTCAGACGCAGATTCAGGTAGGCGTGGACGTGTCCAAGCTGAACCTGGAGCAGCACGGCGGGTATGACTACTCGATCAAGATGCACGAAGACCCGAATTACAACCTTGGGCCGTTGTCCCAGGCGAAGCAGAACAATAGCTCGAACACCGTTGGCTACAAGTACCTGGCGCGAGCGCTGAAGGACAAGACCAAAGAGGCTCGGGCGGCGATTGAGGCGGCAATCAGGAGAGCAATGAAGTGAAACTTGAAAGCGCCATCGTCGCATTGATCCAACAATCTGGCCTGGGAATCCCGGGCAAGAACCTGTTTCACACCCACATGCCGGCGGGTAATGCCAAAGGCATCTTGGTGATGGCTCGCGTACCTGTCATGATTGACCCGTACACGGACCTGAGAAAAGGCACTTTCCAAGTCATCGTGCGAGCGGCTAACATCCTGGACGCGAGCGGCCTGGCTACGCAGCTTATGCCCGTACTGACGACCGAAGGAGCACGGCAGGGTGGAGTGAGATTTCTCTTCATCAAGCCGGAGCATGACCCATTGGTGTTTCCACGCACCGAAGGAGGCCAGTTCGAGGCTTCCGTGAACTACAATTTTGCAGCTAACTGGGAGTAACCCGAAAATGGCATCGAGTACCGAAAACATCCGCATGGGCACTTGCCGTGTCATCTATGACGGCAAAGACCTGGGCTTCACCACCGGTGGTGTTGAAGTAGCGGTAGCGACCACTACCCACGAAACCAAGGTGGACCAGTTCGGCGACACCGTCGCGAACGAATACATCATGGGTCGTACCATCACCATCACCTGCCCTCTGGTTGAGACCACCCTGGAAAACATGGCGGCCATCATCCCTGGTGCAACCCTGGTGAGCGACAACACCGACCCGCTGAACCCGAAGAAGAACGTGATCGTTACTTCCGGTACTGGCCTGTCGCTGCTTGAGCGCGCCAAGACCCTGACCCTGCACCCGATTGCCAACCTGCCGACTGACTACTCGGAAGACCTGGTGATCCCTCTGGCAGCTACCGCTGGCGCGATGAACTTCGCGTACAAGTACGACGCCGAGCGGGTGTTCAACTGCGAGTTCAAGGGCTACCCGGATTCCGAAACCGGCATCCTCTTCACCTACGGCGACAAAGCTGTTACCGTCAACGTACCTTAATCACCCCTACCAAGCGCCCCTCCTGTGGGGCGCTGCACTGGAGCTTAAACAATGGATCTTCTGAACCTTGACGAACTGGTTGAACTGGAACGTCGCGTAGCAATCCGCGGTACTGAATACGCAATCGTTGAACGCTCTGTCGGCGTAATGCTGGACAGCCTGCGGGTAGCGAAGGCAGCCACTGCCAAAGGCAAGAAGCAAACCGAAGAAGTCTTCTTCGAGAACATGATCAAGACCATTCAAACCATCATCCCGGAATGCCCGGAAGCGGTGGTACGTGGTCTGTCGATGGCCCAGATGATTGCGGTCTTCGAGTTCGCCAACCAAGACCCACAGAAGATGGCTGAAGAAGCGCTCGCCAGCCAGGAAGCCCGCCTGAACAACGGCGTCGTAGAAAGCGAAAGCGAAGTCGAAGCCCCAAAGGCTTAACCGTCGAGGCGCTCGACTTCTCGTTCATCTTTTCCCGCTTCTGTTGGTTTTACGGTTGGACTGATACCCATGTGCTGGCTATGCCAGCACGTCGGTTTTGGATGATGGACAGGCAGATCGGACGAATCCAGGCAGAGAACGAAATCCGCCAGATTCAGACGAACATGCTGACCCAGCAACCGCAAAGCAAAGAGCAACTCCAGCGCGTGACCGAACACATTGGACGGCTCACCCTGGACATCGGCGAGAAAGTGACGATTCGGCGGAACGCAATCGTAGCCCCGGAACCAAGTGCTTCCGCCAAATTTATGAAATTAACAGGCGGAGGTTAAAGATGTCCCTGGGTACTCTGGTACTAGACCTCACCCTGAATGGCGGCCAGTTCACCGTTAGCCTTAACTCGGCAACCGGTGCGCTGGCCCGATTCGTTCTGGGTGCAAACAACGCAAACGCTGCGCTCAACCGAACCCAGTCTGGGTTCCGTCAGTTTGGGCGTCTGCTGCGCGATACTGTCCTCACCCTTGCTCTGGCTCGCGATGCGATCAGAACGGTCGCAGAAGCGACCCTGGGCTGGCAGAAGACCATTGCTGATACCAACGGTCAGATGCAGCGGTCCATCGCGCTCATGAAGTCCTTCTCCAAGGAAACTGATCCCGTCAAAGCTACCGCTCAGGCGATGGCCGACGTGAACATGCTCCTGACCAAAGCATCGAACGCACCTTTCTCTCTGAAGGCGATCACCGACTCGTTCGTGAAACTGCGCGTGTCCGGTATCGAGCCGATCAATCAAGGCTTCGACGCCCTGGTGGACTCGGTTGCACAGTTCGGTGGTAGCGACGAACAACTCAAGCGGGCTTCTGTTGCGATCCAGCAGATGGCCGGTAAGGGTGTCGTCTCGATGGAAGAGCTGCGTCAGCAACTCGGTGAAGCTGTTCCAACCGCGATCCAGCAGATGGCTGACGGTCTTGGCGTAACCTACTCCAAGCTGGTGAAAGACATCAGTCTGGGTAAGGTCAAGTCTGAGCCGGCGATCATCGCTATGTTCCGCGAAATGGAGCTTCAGTCGAAGGGCTCCGCAGAGCGGATGATGAACACCTGGCAGGGCGCGACCGCTCAGTTGAACACTGAGTTCACCAAGCTCATGCTGACCGTCGGTGGTTTCCAGGAAGGCTACGGTGAAGGCACCTACATGCACGGCATCACGTCGGGCATCAAAGAGCTGACCACCATCCTGAAAGACCCGGCAACTCAAGCCAGCGCGAAGGCGTTCGGTGAAGGTCTGACTGCGATCATGAAGTCCGCGGTCGAGGGCCTGAAGTGGATCATCCAGTACCGCTCTGAAATCTACGAGCTGGGCAAAGCATTCCTTACCATCTACGCGGCAACCAAAGCTGTGACGATCATCCGTTCCCTGGGTGGCGCGTTCGCAGGTCTGGTGGGCTCTGTAGCGGGCGCTGGTGGTGCAATCAAGACCCAGATGGCTGCGATCAACACCTCGTTCGGTACGTTCACCAGCGGTGTCGCTGCGATGCGTAACGGTTCGACTGCTGCTGCGGGCGCAATGAGCGCGATGCGGGGCATCTTGGGCACCATCGGGGGCGCTGCTGCAATCGCTACCGGCCCAATCGGCCTGCTGACCGCTGCTGTCGCTGCCGGTGCTTACTCCTGGTGGGAGTACAAGAAGGCTGCGCAGGCCGGCATCCAGGCGATGATCGACGCGAAGGGTCAGGGCGCCGGTCTCAAAGAGATTATGGATGCTCAGGCGAAGATCAAGCAGAACAACGACGACATCGCGAGCCTGCAACGTGACAACCAGATCGCCACCAAGCCGAATGGCATGTTGGATGAGCTGGCCAAGAACTACATCGACGTGGTTGGCAACAACGCGAAGATCAAGAAGGCTCAGGAAGAAAACGCCCAGTTGATGGACGCAATCGCCGTTGGCGAAGCGAACGTCATCAAGTCCCGGGCCAACGTCGAGTTCGAGGCTGCCAAGTCCGCGATCAGCAACGGCATGGTCAAGGTCGAGAAAGAGTACGACGCCGCAATGCAGAAGCAGCGCGACCGTCTTGCTCAGGGTGAGAAGGACGGCACCGGCAAGTCTGACGAGTTCATGGCGGAGAGCAAGGCTCAGAAGTACGCCATCGAGCGCACTCGCCTGCAAGCTGAAGCCGAGTTGTACAACCAGCAGCTCGACAAAATCCAGCAGGAGATTGAGCAGAAGGCGGAGAAGACCAGCAACGGTACTGTGATTGGCCTGGACGAGAAGGCAATCGCCGCTCGCAAGCTGACCCTGAACCAATTGCGCGTAGCTCTGGGTGAAGTAGGCCAGAAGCAGGAAGAGCTGGTCGCGTCGTCGAAGGAATTCAGCGACACCGTCATGAACCCGGGTGGTGGCGGCGCTCAAAAGCCGGCCGCTTTCGACATGCTGACCATCTTCGTCGATGGGATGCGCAAGAAGCTGGCCACCCTGGACGCGAAGGTTGAAGAGACCAACCCGTACCTGGCTCAGTTGGAAGCCACTATCGAGTCCCTGGGCGGCGTACACCTGCCGAACTTCGACAAGATGGTTGCCGACGGCAAAGCGTTTGCTGAGCAGACCTGGGCACTGGAGAAAGCTCAAAAGGCTGTCACTGCTTCCTCGAAGGAGTACACCGAAGCCCAAGAGCGCGTGGGTCAAATCAGCAGCCTGATCACCGCCAAGTTGGCCAAAGTAGAAAACCTGAACCCCTGGGAAAAGGCTTCTGCTGATGCAGTCCGGTATCAGGAAGAGCTGGACGACATGCTGGCCAAGCTCGAAGAGACCAAGCGCGCCGCCTACACCGCCCAGGTGCAAGGTTCGGGCGAAGGTCTGCTGAAGAAGCTGGAAGCCGAAGCTGTCACCACCGGCGCGGCCGTCGACCAACTGCGAGCGAAGATCGAACAGCTCAAGGTCAGCGACACCGCCAAGAAGATGCAGGAAGACGCCAACTCGATGTCGGACGCTCTGCTGTCCAACACCGACCGCGTGAAGCAGCAGTACGACCGTCAGACCCAGTGGGCGGATGAGTTCTACGCCAACCACAAGGATCAACTGGCGAACGATGCAGCGGCGACCGCGAGCTACAACGCCTACCGCGAGCAGTTGAACGAGCAGTACAACCGGGACAGCGAGAGCGGCCTGCAAGAATGGATTCGCACCAACAAGGACGCGACTGAGCAGTACAAGTCCCTCTGGGGCAGCGCAATGGACAAGTTCAACGATACCCTCGTTGATGGCTTGATGAACGGCAAGCTGGAACTGGCCGACTTCGTTGAGTACGTCCTGAAGGAGTTCCTGCGCATCCAGATGGCCAAGCAGATGGCGATGGCAGCAGACGCTGTTTCGGGCGCCGGTGGCTTCCTGGGCACCATCGCATCCGGTATCGGCAGCTACTTCGGTGGCGCAGGTGCAAACGGGTTCGCAGCGGGTTCGGCCGGCGCAACCTCTTCGTCCCTGGGTGCTTCGCAAGCCGGCTACTCGTCCCTGTACGGCTTCGCAGATGGCGGCATCATGACTGACCAGGGCGCTGTCGCTCTGCGGAAGTACGCGAAGGGCGGTATCGCTGATCGACCACAACTCGCGCTGTACGGCGAAGGGTCGATGAACGAAGCCTTCGTACCGCTGCCAGATGGTCGCACCATCCCTGTAACCGTCTCGGGTACTGGTGCTGGCAACGGAATGACTAAGCAAGCGACTGGTGCAGTTCCTGTGCAGGTCAACGTGTACAATCAGGGCGGCGAGCAGCAGGAGGCCCAAAGCTCCAGCAAGTTCGACGGTGAGCAGATGGTGGTCGACATCATCCTCAAGAAAGTATCGCAACCCGGCCCAGTCCGTGATGCGGTTCGTACCGCAGCTCAGTAAGGGGAGTTCAAAATGGCCGACGCAGTTTTTCCTGCCGCTCTGGCGAAGGCTCAAGACAGCAAGTATTTTGCTGTCGAGCAGGAAGACAACGCGATCAAAGGCGAGACCGACGGCGGGTATATCAATGCCCGCCCACGTCACACCCGGCGACCGCGCAAGACGTTCACTACCGGCTGGACTGACATCAGCCACGCCGTGTATCTGAGCGCTCAAGCCTTCTACGATGCAGTGGGCACCTGGAAGGTGTTCACCTGGGTCGACCCTACCACCGGTGTGACTTACCGGTGCCGGTTCGACAAGCCGCCCAAATGGAGCTACGCCGGTATGGGGGTTGCCAAGATTTGGACCTGCACCGGAGTCTCGTTGAAGGAGGCTTGACACACGCGCTATACTGGCGATCCACGAATTCTCTTGGATCGCCTTTTTCATGCCAAAGAACCTTTCTCTTTCGACCGTAGCCGAGACGAACAGCTTCTCGTCTGAGAAGGTATGGTTGATTGCGCTTCAAATCCATGTCGTCAACCATCAGACTGGCGCCGAAGTGGAACGAATTCGGGTTGTGAACAACTCCGAAATCGTCACCATCGAGGGTGAGCCATACGAGCCGATGGGTTTCGACATCGACATCAACGAGAAGACCAACCAACTGCCAAGCGTCCAGGTAACACTCCAGGACCAGGGCGAGCTGGTAGGCCCGTACATGCACCGCTACGGCGGTGGTGTGGGTTTCGAGGTTGACCTTCTGATCGTCGCAGCGGATGTCGGCGACCCGGTTGTCCATGACTACGAGCCTGAGCTGGCTGAGTTCTTCACCATCACGAAGGGCAGCTACAAGGACTACGTCGCCACCTGGACGATGGGTGCAGAGAACCCGCTCCGCAAAATGTTCCCACTCCGCAAGCAAGAGCCTGACCAGTGCAGCTTCCGCTACAAGGACGCGCGCACCTGTGGTTATGGTGGCGGCCTTGCATCTTGCGATCTGTCCTTCGACGGCCCCAACGGCTGCCGGGCGCACAACAACACCAAAAACTATGGCGGGTATCCCGGCATCATTGTGAGGTCGTGATGACTGAATATGCAGACCTGATTGGCTTTCCTTTCCGCTACGGCGGCCGCAAGCTCTCTGATGGGTTTCTCGACTGCTACGGGCTAGTCATCGTCATGTCAGAGCGTGCGGGCAAGAAGCTCCCCGAACGCTCTGTGAGCGAAGATCACAGACTGGTTCATGCACTGATGATGTCGCAGATGAACGTCTGGGAGAGAGCACCAGGGCCAGCCGAAGGGCGCATCGTGCTCTTCAAGGTCAAGCGGGTAGCCTGTCACGTCGGCTACCTGATCAACGAGTTTGAATTTATCCACACCTGGGAAGACTCGGGCGGTGTTGTCGTCGAGAGACTGAGCAACTGGGAAAGAAAAATTGAGGGGTTCTATGAATACGTCGGTTAAGACCAAAGAGCAGGTTCTCTTTGTCTATGTGAAGAACCCTCTGCAACCAGCAGAGAGCCGAGTCTGCGTCTCCAACGATCACGAAAAGAACCGTTCGCTGGCCGACTACCTGGGCGCCATCGAAGGGCGCTGGGCTGTGTCCGTCTCGGGCAAGCTGATCGAGCAGGAAGACTGGGAGCAGACCTACCTGCAAGCGAATGACTGCGTGGTCGTCGCGCCCCTGATTGAAGGTGGTGGCGGCGGTGGCGGCAAGACCGTACTCCGCCTGGTAGCGATCATCGCCCTGACCGTAGTATCCGCTGGTGCCGGTGCTGCTTTCGGTGCTGCTGCTGGTGGCGCCCTGGGTGTCTCTGCTGCCGCTGGTACTGCTCTGGTGTCCGCAGGTGTCATGATGGCAGGTACGATGGCGATCAACGCCCTGCTGCCGCCTGCGACCCCGAAAGCACCTGCATCCGGTTCCGACTACGACTCCAGCCCAACCTACGGCATCGACGGCCCGAAGAACATGAGTTCTCGGGGCATCCCTGTGCCTGTCGTTTACGGTGAGTCCTGGTTCGCAGGTAACTTCCTTCAGTCCTACGTCGATAACGTGGGCGATGACCAGTACCTGAACCTGCTGATCAACCTTGGTGAAGGCCCTGTTGAGGGCATCACCGAAATCATGATCAACAACCAGCCGATGAACAACTTCTCGAACGTCGAGACGTGGTTCCGCAACGGCACCGAACATCAGACGATGATCCCGTACTTCGGCGACATCATCGTGCCGGTCAACCGCAACCTCGATCTGCAACCCGGCGTCTACTCGCTGCACACCGTTGCAGACGCTGTTGACCGCCTGCGTGTGGACATCGTTATGCCAGGCGGTGTGAACCGCGCTGACGACGAAGACGGCTTGGTTCCGTTCACCGCTCTCTTCACGCTTGAGTTGCGTGAGGTAGGTGGCGCATGGGGTCCGTTCGTTGAGGGCGCAAGCACCGGTCAGGTCGCTATTGGTGGCAAGCAGATGTCTGCCCTGCGCCGCAGCTACTACAGCCGTACCCTGGACCGCAGCAAGCGCTACGAAGTTCGAGCGATCCACAACCAGTCCACTGACGACACCAACGTCAGCAACCGGGTGAGCCTGACCGACGTCAACTACATCACCTTCGACGACCTGACCTACAAGCACACCGCTCTGTTCGGTATGCGGATCAAGCTGTCTGACCAGCTCAGCGGCATTCCATCGGTTCAGTACCGTCTGAAGGGCCGCAAGGTGCCGGTGTACAGTCCTCTGACTGGCGCATACGACGAGACCTTCACGTCGAACCCGGCGTGGATTGCTCTCGACGTTCTGATGCACAAGCGCTACGGCGGCGGCATCAGTGCATCCCGCATCAAGATGGAATACTTCCGTCAGTGGGCGACGTTCTGCGACCAGAACAACCTGAAGTTCAACGGCGCAATCGACCAGCGCACCAACCTGTGGGACGCCCTGGCGCCAATCTGCAAGGTAGGCCGTGCTCAGATCATTCGTGCCGGCACCCGCTTCCAGGTGTCGATGGTCCGCAAGCAGAAGCCCGTCCAGATGTTCTCGATGGGCAACATCAAGAAGGGCTCCCTGTCGATTGACTGGCTGGCAATGGACGAGCGCGCCAACGAATGTCACGTCAGCTACTACGACAAGAACGACGGCGGCAAGCAGAAGACGGTCATCGTGCCGAACATGGCCGCCCGTGAGCGCGGTGAAGAGGCGAAGCCAACCGAGTTGACTCTGTACGGCGTGGATAACGTCGAGCAGGCGACCCGTGAAGGCACGCTCGCCATGAACATGCAGCAGTTGCTGAAGACCATCAGCTTCGAGGCTCCAATCTCGGCAATCGCCTGTACCCTGGGTGACGTGGTCGCAATCCAGCATGACGTTCCAGACTGGGGTCAGGGCGGCCTGACTGACGCCGGCAGCACCAAGAACGTCCTGGTGGTCGACAAGCCTGTCACTCAAGACCTGGGCGGCACCTACGTGGTTCGTGTTCGTCACGACAAGGTTCTGCAAGGCACTTGGGAAGTAGACGAGCTGATCGGCAACATCGTCGTGCCAACTGGCCCGTTCAATATCCAGATGTTCGAGCGCTACCGTCGTCTGTTCGTCCCAGGCACTGGGCAGGACTTCCAGATTCAAGAGCCGATCATCGACCAGTACGGCCGGCACGGTCTGCGCTTGAACAGCACTGCTGGTCTGAAGAAGGGCGACACCATTCAGCTCTTCGACACCGACGTGCTTGAGACGCGCTTCGTGGGCGCTGTGAGCCCCGATGGGCTGCGTATCACCCCAACACAAGCATTCAGCGCTATCCCGGGTCGTGAGACGCCCTGGGCGTTCGGTCTGAACGGCACCGAAGTCATGATGATGACCATCATGGACATCAGCGGTAAGGATGATCTGTGGAAGACCATCGGTGGTATCGAGTACAGCGATGCAGCCTACGACGACACCGTTGTGGACTACCCGCCTGACCCGACCAACACCAACCCGGTCATGCCGAACATCACGTTCAATGGGTTCAAAGAGCGCCGCTACCTGGTGGGCGCCGCGTACACCTCCGACGTCGAAATGACCTGGAGCTGCACTGACATTGCCTACGCCTACGCCGAAGTCCACATCAACATCGACGGTGAAGGCTGGAAGTTCATGGACGCGAACGCGACCTTCTACCAGTTGACCGCGATCAACAGTGGGTCGATTCAGCTCAAGCTGGTGCCGGTGACCATCGAAGGGTTCAAGCCGAACTTCAACGCTGTGCCGGTTCACACCTACACCGTAGAGGGCGGTGTACCGCGGAACCCTGATCCACCCCTGAACTTCCGGGTTGGGACTGTCACCAACGACATCATCGAACTGCTGTGGGGCGACCTGAACGCCTGGTCTGCTGCTCAGAACGTGTACGCCTACGAAATCTGGCATGCTGAAGGTCAGGGCGCTGTTCTGGAATCGGCCCAACTGATCGCCGTGACCAAGAACGACCACTACCCTCACGTTGGTCTGCTGAAGAACTCCTGGCACACCTACTGGATTCGGACGATCAACGTCACCGCGAAGAACGCGAAGTCTGCATTCATCCCGGCCGCCGGTCTGTCGGTGCAGTGCAAGGACAACGACCCATACGGGCTGATCGACCTCACTGACCTGGCCCCGAGCCTGCGTGAGAGCATCAACGCGCCGAAGGTTCTCGAAGACCTGTCGCAGATCATTGCCAACGCCGCGACCAAGCTCGAAGAGACCGATGACGCTCAGAAGCAGGAGGTGTTCAACCGTAAGCAGGCTGTCGGTGAAGTAGCCGCATCCGTCAACGAGCAGGTAGCAGCAATCGCGGATGAGACCGAAGCGATGGCAGCCCGGATCACTCAGATGGAAGCGACCACCACGCCGGGCACCCAGGCGAAGATCGACGAGCTGGCTCAGGTGGTAGCAAACGGTGACTCCACTCTGGCTCAGCGTATCTCGCTGATGCAGGTGAAGTTCGCTGACGACCTGTCTGCCGCAATCGCCCAAGAGCAGACTGTCCGTGCTGACGCAATCAGCGCGCTGGCCAGTCAGGTGACCACGCTGACCTCGACCGTCGGTGAGAACACTGCAAGCCTGCAAGAGACGATGGAGGTTGTTGACGGTATCTCCGCGCAGTACACGCTGCGGGTAGACATCAACGGGATCGTCTCGGGCTTCGGTATCGCAACCGGTGAAGGTGGTGTGTCCGAGTTCGCGATCATGGCCAGCCGGTTCAAGATTTACGGCCCAGGCCCGGGTGATACGGTGGTGAAGACTGCGGTGTTCAACGTGGATGCTGAGACTGGTGTCGCATACCTCCGCAACGCGGTGGTGGGCAACCTTCAGTCCGACAACTACATTTCTGGCGTGTCGGGGTGGTGCCTAAAAAAGTAGGTTCCATCACCCTGGAATACGACCGGGGTGATGGAGTGATCGAATCACAAGCCTTCGACGCCGAGTTCCATAACGCCCTGATCACCGGTGACATCAGTGCCCTGACGGGCACTTTCACTGGCAAGCTGGATGCCAACGCAATCGACGCAGTGAGCCGGCTGAACATCGCCGGCCGCGCTGTAGCGATCACGAAAGCTGGCAAGCGGGCGAGCAGTGACGGTCTTGGTTTCGACGACGACGGTGTGTACCGCTCGTTGATCGACATCGCTCTGGAAGTTCCTCTTGGGACAACCAGCGGGGTATTCGTCGCGGCAAACCTCTCGTACCAGTGCGTGGATACGAAGGGCGACGAGAACAGCATGTTCCCATGCCAATACCGAATTATGGTTGACGGCGTGGCCTACTTCACAAGCGCCGTGGAGGCATGGGGCAACTGGTTCCTGATGTTCGACTACCACATCCACGAAATGCTGCTGTACATGAAGGCTGGTCAGACCCACACCATCAGCCTTCAATACAGGTGGTTCGACCGTCCGACCAACGTGTATCCTCTCTTTAGGAACATCACCTATCGAGCCGACATTCTCAGGAAGTAACATGGCATTCGACGATACCAAAAACTATGCCGAGTTCGGCAACGCCTTCTTCAGAGGGCGTTTGAAGGGGGCCAAAGGAGAGGCTCGCTTCAAGCTGCAAGCCGACATCGTCAGCGCGGTGGATACGATCAACATCGCCGGCCAGGCTGTGACCTACACGGTCACGTCTCGCTACGGCCCAGGTTCAGGCGTGGGCGCGCAGACCGCAAACTCCGGCGGGGTTCTGTTTTCGACGGCGATCGACATTGTCGATGAGAACGTGTGGATCGAATTCATCGCCTATGGTGCAGGCGCTCAGTATTTCTACGTCGATGGTGTCCGACGCCCGTTGTACAGCGGCCGACGCCCAGGTGACAGGTGCATCCCTCATAACGAGGTCATTGAAATGGCGCCTGGCGTTCACACCATGTTCCTTTACGCCCCACCAGGGACTGTCTCTGGTGACGGCTTCATCATCTGTCGATACATTCGACCTACAGGGAGTGACCAGCTCTAATGGCCGGATTAGCTGAGTGTCAGTTCAACACGAACTGCTGGATTCGAGGGCGCATGGTCGGCATGACCGGCACGTTCTCGGGTACGTTCAAAGCCGATGAGGTGGACATCATCAGCCATGCGAATATCCGCAACGGCGCGGTGACGTCCTACCTTCAGTACAGCCGCAAGAAGCTACCTGGTGAGACAACCATTCGCGAGCTGGAGTGGACTGTGCCGGCCCAACCGATTGAGTCGGTGATCGACATCACCATTCCATGCACGCTGCGTTTGAACGGCGGCCCGCCGGCGAACCCGAACGTCGTAGTGGTCATGCGAAACGGGGTGGAGATTGCCAGGTCGAACGTCGCTGTGGATCGAGGGCAGATTTCCCTGTTCTACTCGATCCGCTATATGGACTTCACCAACCCGGTCGGTGTCGCGTGCGTGTACAAGGTCTACATCATCCCAGCCAACACCAACGGCCAAGAGTCGCCAGGCGTGCGGTTCTGGATGAAGGGCAAAGCTCTGACTGGTATCCGCAAACGCTGATGTGTAAGATTCGACCATCAACCAATCAACGAGGTCGTCCATGAAGGGTACGATTTACAACAAGATCACTGGTGCGATCAGTAGCATCGTCCAGGGTCCAGATGAGGCTTCCATTCAGCTTCAGTGCATGTTTGACGAGAACCTGGCCGCATACATCGGCGAAGAGCTGGATGCCGGCAAGTGGTACTTCGTGAATGGTCAGCCTGTTGAGCGCCAGTCTCTGGGCATGACGTTCGACCCGCCGCGTGAAGACAGCCCCAATGGCTACGAAGACGCCCAGATCACCCTGGCGCCAGGCCAAGTTCTGACCATCACTGGAATCCCAGTTGGCATGGAGCTGATGTACCCAGGTGGTCGAGTGGTGGTGAACGACGGCTTCATTGAGTGGAGCTGCGACACACCCGGGACGTATTACTTCCGCATGTTCACTGACATCAAATATGAAGGGGTAGCATTCGATGCCGTCGTTAGGTAAGCATGACGAACTGAGCGTAACGCGGGTTCACAAGGGTCAGATCGACGAAGCGCGCGCCAAGTACGAGTGCCACGTTGAAACCAGCAAGGGCGTTATTCAGTTCGGCACCGACTGTCAGCGCCGGATGAACGCCGTTCTGCTCACGCTCACGCCTGGTAAGGGTGACACCGTCGAATGGAAGATGGCGGACAACAGCTATGTGACCCTGACGTTTGAAGAGCTGCGCGATCTGATCAACGAGGCGCAGAACCTCGCTGGCCCTAAGCTCTTGTCAGCGTTCCAGTACGCTCAGACGCTAAAGGGTAAGCTCGAAGCTGGAGGCTTCGTCTCAGAGCGCGACATTGCGCCCGAGAAGTGGCTGTAACGGAAAGTCAAGCCTGGTGTACACTGTCCCCCTATTTAGGGGGACTTTTACGATGACCTGGTACACCACTGGCACCATCACTCTGGTGCAGGGCAGTAACGTAGCAACGGGCACTGGCGTTGAGTGGCTGGAGACTGTCCGCTACGGCGACATCCTCCTGGTCGACGACAAGCTCTACGAGGTGACTGGCCCGATCAACGAGGTCCAGATTCAGCTTGAGCGCCCATACACCGGCGCAACCATCCAGAATCGGCCATACGCGCTGATCCGCAACATGACCAACGCCAGCAACTTCGATCTGATGCGCAAGATCGACGAGCTGCTGGAAGAGCGGTCGAGCAGCCTCACCCAATTCACCAACTGGGCAGCCGGTTCCGCGAACGGTGGCCCGAACGGTGACGGTCGTTACCCGCTGACCAACCGGGTTGGTGTCGTCGAGCTGGTCTACAGCCCCGCCAAGATGCAGACGATGGCCGGCATCGACCAGTCGGAAGCGATCAACACCCTGAAGCAGCAGGTCACCACCCTCAACACCATGCTGGCCGACTACGCCGACATCAAGCAGAAGGTTGAGGCGTATGCGAACATCACTCTGGAAAGCCTGGGCGCTCAGCCAGAGAACGCCAAGCTGAACTCCATTGCCAGCCTGACCTTTGCGGGCGGTGAAATCATCGTGTCCATCAACGACACCGCATTTGCCAAATACCCGATCAGTGACCGCGGCCTGGCGTTCCTTGCAGCAGGAACCCCGAAAGACATGCGAGCTGTTATCGGTGCAGGTACGGGCGGTGGTGCAGGAGCAGGCGGTGGTGGCGTCCCTGGGCGCCGTGTAGCGATTATCGGGACTTCTCTGTGTCAGCTTAGCGACTACGGGACAGCGACCGAAATCTCGCACACCAGCCGCTCCTGGATTGGCTGGGCGAAGATTCTCACCGGCGGCCGACTGATGACCCCGATCTGGCACGACATGAACCTGTACCCAGGCTGGGAGCAGGGCAACAACGTGGGCAAGCCACGCGGGTTCCGCGGACTCAATGCCGGCGTGTCGAGCGACAACGCCCCGAACATCATGGATCGAGCCGCATACCTGGTGAACGAGGTCGAGTGCGACATCGTGGTCATTGATAGCGGCATCAACGACATCGGCAGCGGGCTGACTGCTGACGACATCCATAGCCTGCGCGTTCAGACAGCCGAGTACCTGATTGCCAACGGTCGCATCGTCGTGCTGCTGACCCTGCCGAGCGCCGGTGAGAACTACTACCCGGCGGGCTCGCCCCAGCGGAAGAAAGCGCAGCGCGTGAACAACCTGTCTCGTCAGTGGGCTCAAGGCAAGAAGAACCTGTACCTGTTCGACTGGGCCGAGCCGATGATCAACTTCGACAACCCGACCGGCATCCCGAAAGACCTGTTCACTGTTGACGGTGTCCACTTCGCCCCGCGTGGTGCGTTCGCTGTGGGCAAGAAGCTCGCTGAGCTGTTCACGACCCTTCTCCCAATCGCAGAGCGTCGAGTCTGGAGCCCGGAAGACCTCTACGATGCAGCCGCCAACCCGTTCGGCAACCTGTTGCCCAACCCGTTCTGTCAGGGTGGTGCAGGTATCCTCGACGCCGGCGGCACCGGGGCGGTAGCGAACTTCTATCGCGGTGGCCTGAACAGCGGTGACGGCAACGCCGTCTACTCGAAGGTTGCAAAGCGTAGTGGTCGTGGCCAGGCCCAGCGTGTCGTCGTCACCCCTGGTACAATCGACACTCAAGCCCTGTTCCGAGTGAGCGACATCACCCACACTCTGCCCGAAGGAACCTGGGTCCAGGGTAGCGTCGAGATTGACTGTGACGCCTGGGATGGCTTCAGGGGCATCGACTTGCAGATTCGTGACCTGGCTGCTGGCGGTCTGACCACCCGAGCTTGCAAGGTGTATGACGGTTTTCCTCACACTGCTGAAGCCTGGAGTGGCACAATCATCACCCCGCCATTCCAGATCAAAGCCGGCGGGCAGCTTCGCTGGCGCGTAGAAATCACCGCAATCGGCGGTGCGGCAGGAAGCGGTACGGTTGAAGTAGGTGCCTGTGAGCTGCGCCCTGTGACCGATCCAAAACTCATTGTGAATGCGGAGTAAGCATGGCCTGGTATAACGATGGCACTATCACCGTGACGAACGGCAGCAAAATCGTCACGGGCGTGGACACTCAGTTCCTGAGCAACATTCGCAACGGGGCGATCCTCATGATCGGCCCCAAGTTGCGGGTGATCAACGACATCATCAGCGACACCGAGCTTCAGCTTGAGGTCGAGTACGATGGCCCTACTCAGACTGGCATCGTCTACGAAATCATCCGCAACTGGCAGGACACCAGCCCGACTGAGCTTGCACGCCGGATCGACAACTTCCTGACCGACCGCCAGCGCTCGATGGACGAGTTCGTCACCTGGGTGAACGGCACCTACAACGGCGGGAAGAACAGCGACGGCAAGTACCCGCTGACTGACCGCTACGGCGTCGTTCGCCTGGTGAAGAGCCCTGCCCGGATGGAGTATGAAACCGGTGGCCCGGGTAATGGTGGCGGGACTGGCGATCTGACCGGTGCCGGCATCTACCTGGCCAGCGCGTTCGGCGTCATGGGTGGCCTGGGCATCGACGAGACTGACAACATCAACCTGGCTCTCAAAGACCTTGAAGCCAAGGGTGGCGGCAAGCTGATCGTTCGCAGCCACAACGGTATCGACCCGATCTTCATCGACGGTCTGATCGCCATCGAGAACCACAACATTACCCTGGAGTTCGCCAGCGACATCGTCTATGGCTCGAAGGGCTGGATGCGTATCTCTGGTGGCCTGGCTGAGATTCGCCGCCCAGGGCAGACTGAGCTGCTGAAGCTCCGGGTCAAGAGCTACGCCCGCGAAGACGGTCTGATGGTTCTGCCAATGCGGGAGAACAACGGTTCGTTCCTGCAAGTCGGTGATCGAATCACCGTTCGTGGTGAGAACGACAAGAACGGCAAGGTGATCGAGAAGCAGGTGACCATCGTCAAGGAGATTATCGGAGACGACTGCATCTGCACCGACGAGCCGGACTACACCTTCGAGCCGACCTACCCTAACTCCGAGTTCCCTGACGACTGGACGACCGGTACGACTATCTCGATCAGCGTCTACTCGGCCATGACTGGCGACATCAAGAACACCGACGTGATTCCTGTTGTAGACACAGCCGGCTTCTTCCCGGGTGACCTGGTGTACATCAGCGATGCCCGTACCGAGCGGGACGTAATGAACACCACGCCGCCGGCGAACCTGCTGTCTGCTGCGGTCATGGAAATCTGCCGTATCGCCGCCATCGAAGGCAACAACATCCGCCTTGAGCGCGCAGTCCGTCGTGAGTACCTGACTGCCTGGTCTGCTGGTGTGACCAAGATGGACGCCATCAAGAACAGCCACATCAAGCTGCGCGGTGTGACCTGGAACGCACCACAGCCAGATCGGAAAGCGCACGGCGCCGCGATCAACTACGGCTGGGGCTGCACCGTCAAGGTCGACGAAATGCAAGGTCGCGGTGGCCGGAAAGGTATCGGTGTGCGTGTTGCCTACGCCTACGACTGCCACGTTCTGGAGTCCAAGATTTACGACGCCTTCAGCTTTGGTTCGGCCGAAGGCTACGGCATCAGCTTGTACTACTCGACCATGTGCTCGATTCGCTTCTGCAACGCCAGCGGCAACCGTCACAACTACCTGCTTCAGACCTCGACTTCGTGTGAAATCCTCGACAACCACTCGAACGATGACTACATCAGCGGGATCGACTTGCACGGTGCCGGCTCTGTTGACTGCCGTGTGATGCGCAACCGTTGCTCGCGCTCGAAGTCGTATGCGGACGGTGTGACCAACGGCGGCGCGATTCGTAACGGCAACACCTCGCACACCATCGGCGACCACCGCACTGTGATTGCGGACAACTACATCGAAGGCTACCTGGACACCAAGTGTGCAGCCATCGACGTGTCCCCGTCCTCGCAAGACGTGATCGTCCGCAACAACGATGTCGTGGACTGCCGCGTAGGCTTCCGTCACTACAAGATCAACAGCGGCATCAGCCCTGTTCAGCGAGCCAACCGTGTGACCCTGGAAGGGAACAACTTCACTCGGGTCGAGCAGATTCTGGACGTGAACAACTACGCCAACTCGGTCTTCGACGAGGTGATCCTGATCGGCAACAAGTCCATCGAGAACAAGCAGCACTTCGTGGTGAAGAACATCCCGAAAGTCCTGGCGATGGAGAACAAGATCATCCGCCCAGTACCGACGGCCGGCGCGCACGCATTCGAGTTCGACGGCTGCGGTAACGTGAAGGCTTACAGCAACTACGCCGGTGAAGCTGCGCGTGCGTTCAAGATCACCGGCACCGCCTATGCGAAGCTGGTCCGCAACATGCTGGATGACTGCACCGAATCGACCGGTATCACTGACGGTGGCGGTAACGGAACTGTGATCAGCCTTCAGAACACCGACGTGCCAGCAGGTGGCGGTGGTACTGCGGCGCCGGTGAAGATGACTCGCATCGACGGCACCCTGGCTGTTAACGCAACCAGCACCGACCCGGTGAACATCAACACCGACGTGCCGAGCATCGCAAACGGCCTGACAGCCGTTCAGGGGCAGGTAAGTGTCGCAGTCGGGAGTTTGATCGAGGTCTACGCAATCGCCCCGTATGTGAGCATGGGCGGAACTACAGGCCCGGTGACTGCGCATCTGTGGGCAGATGGGGTTCGGGTAGCAACTTCGGTTGACCGCATCACTGCATCCGGCGGCGCAGAGAACACCGGTGGTAAAGACTTCGTCCTGGTCGGGGTGTTCTACGCCACTGAGGAAATTCTGGACCTGGTGATGAAGATCGGCCCGAACAGCAACGCCAACACCATCATGATGAACAGCAAGTGGGGCGGCGCGAGCCAGCCATACATCATCGTTAAGGAGTACCCGCAATGAGTGGTAGTAAATTTCTGACCAAGTTCACCGCCACTCAGCTTGAGCGGCGGAAGTGGGAGCTGACAGCAAAGCTCCGCCTGGTTGACGAGAAGCATGGCCCGATCACCGCAAGCCCGGGGTTCATCACGAACCTCGCGTCAATCGACGCGCTGCGCTATGTCGCACCCCTGATCTATGCGCTTCTGGTCGGCTACGGGAACGCTAGCTGCACGATTCACGACATGCTGTATCAAGACGGGACTATCACCCGAAAAGAGTCTGACGACGTGCTGTATCGCGCCCTGCGGGCAGAGGGTGTAGCGCGCTGGCGTGCAGCCCTCTTCTGGGCAGGCGTGCGACTGTTCGGAGGGCGGTTCTACAACGACCAAGGGGCGAAACCTTTGGGTTCAGTTCAGATGGTTCAGTTGTAGGCGCCTGCTGTATGATACGACTCTGCCACTTTTAAACGCTGATGGAGCCCCGAAATGGCTGACATGATTGAAGATACGAGTGTTCCTACCACCTGGGTTAACGCCCACACTATCAGTGGCATCGCCCCTGGTACGCCTATCACCATGCAGCCGGTCGGGGCATACCCAGTCCGTGCGATGATCAAGAACGAGATTCCTGGCGAGGGTGTAGTCGCCGGCAATCGAATGCTGCCGAACACCATCTGGACCAGCTCGCTGGGCGATACGGTTTGGCTCAAAGCAGAAGGCGGGACCACCACCATCTGCATTCAGGAGGCGTAAAAAATGGGACTGAAACAACTTCTTCCGGGCGGTGGCTCGGGCGGTGGTGGCGGTGGTGAAGGCCCAACCGATGAACAACTGGAGCTGATCGGCGGCATTGCCAACGACGCGAAGACTATCGCTCAGGGCGCCAAGACTGAGTCTGCTGCTGCCGCTGCGAAAGCAGACGCTGCGAAGACTGCTGCCGACGGCTACTCCGGCCAGATCACCGCGGCGAACACCAAGTCGGACGAAGCGAAGGCTGACGCACTTGCTGCTGCCGGTAAGGCTGACACTGCTGCTGCCAAAGCTGACGCTGTAACCGCGACCGCTGACGCTGCTGCGCTCGCTGCAAGCCAGGCCGGCACCAAAGCTGATACTGCGAAGTCGACCGCCGATACCGCCAAAGCTACTGCCGACGGTCTGTCTGCCGCGGTGACTGCTGCTGGCACCAAAGCTGACGAAGCGAAGACCACTGCCGACGGCGCCGCAACCGCGGTAGCTGGTGCGGTGACCAAAGCTGACGCCGCCAAAGCCGCTGCTGACGCAGCGAGCGCTGCCGCCGGTGATCATGAGGCTCGCCTCGACTCAATCGAAGGCACCGCTGCGTCCTGGATGGTCACGATTTCCCAGGCCAGCGCTGAAGCTGCCGCGGCAAACCTGGCCGCTCAGAGCGCAAAGGACCAGGTCACCAACATGGACACCGCTCTCGTTGCGGTGGGGACCAAAGCCGACAACGCGAAGACCAGCGCTGATGCTGCGACCACCGCGGCTGCTACCGCCGGCACCAAAGCGCAGACTGCTTTGGACGCAACTGACGGCCTGGCTACTGACATCGTCGCCGCACAGGGTGTAGCTGACGCCGCACAGGCCGCTGCCGACAGCGCTCTGGTTGCTGCGAACGCTGCGAACGCCAACCTGACCGATCTGCAAAACGACGTTGTGGCTGCGCAGGACAGTATCGAGGTGAACACCTTCGACATCACCGCCCTGACTACCCGCGTGACTACCGCAGAGGCAGACATCGCAGCTCTGGAGGCTGGTGGTGGAGGTGGTGGCGGTACTGCTGGTCCGCGAGCTTTCAAGACCCTCGCTCTTTACGGCGACTCCCTGTCGGGCAACAACAGCGACCTGTCGAAGCTGTACACCCGCGGCTTCCTGACGTTCGCTCTGCAAATGTCCGATCACCGCGTCTACTTCGACTCCAGCATGAACTTCGGTGTTGGCGGCGAAGACTCGGCAGCGATCCTGGCCCGTGTGAACACCGTCATCGCCAAGAAGCCTGACATCGTTCTGCTGGAGACTGGCGGCAACGACACCAACCGCAGCATCGCGACCGACACCACTATCGCGAACGTGAAGGCGACCGTTGAAGCCCTGGTGAACGCCGGCATCCGGGTAATCCTCTGCACGATCTACCCAACGGCCGGCACCACCAACCCGGTTCACCTGACCGCGGTAGCAAAACTGAACCAGTGGATTCTGGACGCCAAGACCCGTTACAACCTGGTCGAAGTGCTGGATGCCTACGACGTGATGTTCAACAACACCACCGGTCTGGTGAAAGTCGGCTACACCTACGACACCACTCACCCGGCAGCCTTCGGTAGCTGGCACCTGGGGCGTAAGCTGGCCGAAATCATCAAGCAGATGGTGCCGATCAACCGTCACTTGAAGCTGACCAGCCCATATGATGCGTTCCATGCCACTGACTTCAAGCAGGGCAACCACTTCGTCAACCCACGACTGACGGGCACCGGCGGCACCAGTACGGGCACCGGCGCAAGCGGCACGATCCCAAACAACTGGATCGTTCGGATGGATGAAGCCCGGGGTGCGACCGTATCCTGCGCAGTGGTGGCAGATGACAACGGGTTCAACGTGCTGGAAATCACCCTGGGTGGCACCATCACTGCGGGCGCGCTGAACAACTGGGCCAACTACGGTCACATCTACATCGGCGAAGTGATGGGCAGCGATGCCAACACCACCTGGAACAGCACGCCGCAGGGTTCGTACCTGCGCAACACTGCTACGTTCAAGTCGGTGACTCTGGAAGCAGAGGTCGAGAACCTGGTCGGTGTCGTTGCGGTAGGTTCGGAGATTTTCCACCTGTCTAACGGTGGCACCAGCAAGCCGATGCACGGTGACGGCCTGCTGACCCAGAACGTGTCCACTCCGAACACCATCCCTGGCTCTCTGGCGTACCCAACTGAAGCGACTCCGCAGAAGTTGACCCTGCACAACGAGCCAGAGACTCACACCGGTGTGGCCAACGGCTACCGCTTCGGTCTGCACATCAGCCTGCTCCCAGGTACTGCTGTCAGCGGCAAGATTCGCATCCAACGGCCTGCCATGCGGGCATACGAAGCGAAGTTGGTCGTATAACCGACGAGAAGTAGAGAAAGGGCCAAATGGCCCTTTTTCTTTGGCGTCAGCGAATTGCTATACTGAGCCACATATTTCGTAACCCAATTGAGGAACAGAAATGGCTGACATGATTGACGACACGGTAGTCACTGAAGTTTGGGTTAACGCCCACACCGCCACCGGCATTGCTGCTGGCAAACCATTGCTGCTCCAGAACAAAGGCCCGTTCAACGCGCTCATGTTCATCGGCGCAGTTCAACCCGGTGCCGGCTCCCTCAAGGGCTTCCGCGTGACCAATGACCGTGAGTGGGTTTCTGACGAGGGCGATACCGTCTGGGTCAGGTCTGAGAACGATCAGTCCACCATGTGCATCCAGGAGGCTTAATTATGGGCGCTCGTCCTTTCAACCCAGGTGCAGGTGCATCTGGAGGCGGTGGCGGAAGCTCTTCGCCAGCCAAGCTCGGGGAATACCTGTCGGTCTGGGGTGACAGCCGTACCGCCCAGAACTGGACCACCAGTGTGAACCCGACCGTTCCCGGCCCGCTGTCTCGTAGTTGGGCCTGGTGGTCTGAAGCCCTGTCCGGTCGTGTTCGCATGACACACCGCTACAACTTCGGTGTCTCGGGTGACAGCACTGCTCAGCTCCTGGCGCGCATGACCGGCGACGTAGCGAATGGTGCGGGCGTGAAGCCAAGCGAAGTGCCAGCAGGTCCAGCAGTTCTGTTCATCGGCACCAACAGCGTCAACGCCGGCGTATCTGTTGCCGATTTGATGACCCAACTGAACGCCTGTATCGACTGGCTCCAGGGCAAGGGTCACATGGTGTTCGTCGTTGCTGAATGGCCACGCGGTACTGGTACGACTGAAGGCAGCAACGGCTTGTTGAGCGCGGCGAACCAGAAAACTCTGTACGCCTACGCCAGCGAGATTCGCCGCCTGAACGTGACCAAGAAAGGTGTGCATGTGGTCGATCCTTGGCCCTGGCTCGCTGACCCAACCAGCTCGAAAGCGTCGGTGATCCCGAAAGCCTACAACGTGGACGGTCTGCACAACGCCCCAGGCAACGCTTTCATCGTGGGCGAGCTGTTGGCAAAAGCCTACGAGAAAGCAGGCTTGCCGAAGCAGGTGTTCCCCGTTGGCAGCCAAGACCTGTGGGATGTGACCAACCCATACGGCTGTCAGAACAAGAACCCGATGCTGACCCTGGGCGCCGGCGGCAACAAGAGCACCAACGCCGACCCAGCCAGTGTCGTGCCCGAGAACTACACTCTGACCGCAACCACCGGTCTGACGGTGCTGGGCAGCTTCGTGACCGTGACGATGCCGGACGGCAGCAAGCGCCCTGCATACCGGATGGTCGTGAGCGGTATCGCCGATGGGGCCGTGAACAACCCGAACATGATGCTTCGCCAGTCCTCGATGTACGACGCCGAGAAGCAGAAGGTCGGTGACATCCTGGAAGCCGGGTACGAAGTGATCGTCGCCGACGGCCACAAGAACCTGTCGTCTGTGGGTATCTCGCTCACCAACGGCGTAACTGCGAACACCGCATACGGCGGCCTGCAACTGACTGGCGATCAGACCATGCCGGAAAGCTGCGTGAAGGGCTTCTACGCTACTCCACGCACCAACGAGTTCACCGTTACATCGGCTGCTCAGTTGAACTTCGAGCTGCGGTTCTACTGCTCCGAAGCCGGCGCTCAGACCAACGTAACGGTGGATATTCTCGGGGCCTGGGTTCGCAAGAAGCAGTAACCGTCCGTCGCGCACCAAAGAAAGCCACTCATTGAGTGGCTTTTTCTATGTCGTCAATAAGTTCGCCTGTTAGAATATTGCCAAATTGTCACTTGGACCTGAATGAATAGGTCCAAATCCCTTCAAACGAACAAATTGGGTGCCAAGAATTGGATACTTCCGACATCACTTTGGAGGGATTGGCAGTGAAGATTGCACCGCCCGCAGCAGTAAGCGGCGCCGTGGTCTTGGGAATGACCCCAGCACAGTGGATCACCATCCTGACCCTGGTCTATCTTCTGATGTCCATCGGTCTGTTGATCCCCAAGTATTGGGTGCAACTGAGAGAGTGGCGCGAAGCATGGAAAGCCGCTCGCAAAGCGAAGAAAGAGGGCAATGGGAATGGATCTGAATAAGAAGCTGGTTGCGACCGGGTTCGCTGGAGCGCTTGCAGCCGCGGCGACCTTCATCGGCCCGGAAGAAGGGCTTGAACTCAAGCCGTACCAGGACATCGGTAAGGTGTGGACCGTGTGCTACGGTCACACCGGCAAAGACGTTATCCCGAACAAGTATTACACCCAGGCTGCCTGCGATGCGCTGTTCAAATCAGACTTGTGGGTTTCGATGTCGGGCGTGCTGCGTCATACACAGGGTGTAACGCTCCCTGAGCCCGTTCTGGTTAGTTTTACGAGCTTCGTCTACAACGTGGGCGAGAACAAGTTCAAAACGTCTACAGCGCGCTCCCTGCTCGTCCAGGGTAAATTCGTGGAAGCGTGTCACCAACTGCCGCGGTGGAAGTTCGCCGCCGGCTTGGACTGTTCGGTTCGAGCCAACGGGTGCCACGGCGTGTGGTCTCGCCGTCTGCGCGAAGAAGCCTACTGCATGACAGGAGCGACCTCGAAATGATGCGAGTCACCGTAGTTCTACTGATCGCAGCAATCGGCCTGGGCAGCGCCTGGCAACTGGAGCGATCCAGAAGCCGGGTCAAGCTGCAAGACCAGACGATCACCACTCTGCAAGACCAGGTCAAGCGTGACGCGGCCACCATCGAGCAGGAGCGCGCATGGGCCTCCAATCGGGAAGACGTCATCAAGGCGCTTTTAGAGATTGGCAAAGACGTCCAAAACATGCAGGATGAAATCAGGCAGCAAGACAGGGCGAGGGCCAAGACCCTCCAGGAGCTGATCAAGAATGACAAGGCTATCCGCGACTACATGGCTCTTGCTGTCCCTGTTAATCTCGGGTTGCAGTACGAACGTCGAGCCACAACCGACCCGACCAACTACGGGCCAAGTGGAAGCGTGTCCCCTAACGCCGTGCCTGCTGCCGGGAAGGGGAGCGCCGCAAAGTAACGAGGACTGGACCGCCGCGGTAGACGCCCTTGAAAGCGAACTGAAGGCGTGTGCGATCCAGGTCTTGAGCTGCATCAGGATTCAAAACATCCCCACGAAGTAAGGAATAAGCCATGTCTGGGAATCAAAGCCGTCAAAATCGTCGTGAACGCCGGGCCGAAGCACGCCGCGAGCGTAAACATGGTGAGAAATTCCCCGAGCTGACCGCCTCTCAACGAGAGACGGACGCCAAGCTCGAACGTGAAGCCAACCGCATTCGTTTTGGCGAGCTGGAACCTCGCAACGAAGCCCAGGCGCGCTGCATCCAAGTGATCGAAGACACCCGTCTCGCCTTCATCACCGGCCCGGCCGGCACCGGCAAGACCTTCCTGGCCATCAGCATTGCCTGTGAAATGCTGGAGCGCGGTGAAATCGAACGGATCGTCATCACCCGTCCGATGGTAGGCTGCGACGAAGACATGGGCTTCCTGCCTGGCACCGAGTGGGAGAAGTTCAAAGCCTGGATCGGCCCGGCACTCGAAGTTCTGGAGGGCAAGCTGGGCTCCAAGAAGGTCGAGAGCTACGTCGCCTACAAGAAGATCGTCGGCGCCCCGCTCATGATGATGCGTGGTTCGACCTTCCGTAACAGCTTCGTGCTGCTCGACGAGGCGCAGAACTCCACCAAGGGCCAGATGCAGATGTTCCTGACTCGTCTGGGCGAAGGCAGCCAGGTCATCGTAGCCGGCGACCTGCGTCAATCTGACCGCGCCGGTGACGACAACGGCCTGGCTGACGCAACCCACCGCTTCCGCAACAGCAAGGTGATGGGCCGGTTCGAGTTCGACGAAGACGACATCACCCGCGATCCACTGGTCCGGGAAGTCGTGAAGGCGTACCGGAACTGATAAACGCCGCGTCCACTCTTTCCCTATTCTTAACTACTGCTTACAAGAAGAGTTGTTATTAAATAGGGAAGAGTTGGACGCGGACACCTCGCAAGTCCTCGTTGCAAACCCAGCTCGTTTCTCTCATCATCGTCGCTCGAATCACGCAGAGCACTCCCACGATGAACCCTCAGAATCCCGGTAGCGAATGGTCCAACCTCGAATGTGATGCGCTTGCACTCCGGTTCATTCCGATCAAGCTGCTCGCGGAAGAGGCTGAGCTGAACGAGACCAAGTTCTGGGACTACCGGTTCATGCACCCTACCCAAGCCACCCAACTGTACGCCCAGTGCTATGCAGCCGCCCTCAAGCGTGCGGTCAGCCGGCGCACAGACCTGTGGATGGGTCTGAACATGAAGGGGCTCAAGAAGGCGTGTATCTTCGAGCTGGATGCTCGCTCGATCACCGGGTTCTGGAAGGGTCGTCAAATGGCAGACCGCATCGGGTGCCCTTACGACTTCTATTGTGAGCACGCGATGCTCTTCGCCGACAAAGCTCGCATGACTTTCCTCCCGAGCAGCTCGCAGATGTACACCAGAACCGTCCCAGAACGTCTTGAGGGGCTTCCAAGCCTGGTTGAGTATGTCGTAGAGCGGTGGGTCGCTCGCATCGCTCACAGCACGTTCTACGCGACCCACGAAGCCTACCACTCCGACAACTACCAGGGTGGCCAGGAGCAGAACGCCTATCTGAACTTCCTCTTCACCAAGATTCGTCGCTCGAACCTGCCGGAAGGTGTGTTGGCCACGATCATGGAGAAGAATCAGATCACCCGCGAGCAGGTCATGTTCGCGTTCCCCAAGTCCGGTGAATCTCTGCTTCGCCGGGCGGCAGTTCTGTCCCAGTAGTTTTTACCCAGCCCACAGCGCGTATACTCGCGCTGCAACATTCAAACACTCACATAGAAGGTTAACCATGAACGCTGTCGTCGATATTCATTCTCAGAAGAAGCCCCAGGATTTCAAGAACGGGCACCAGACAATTCTCAAGACCTTCATTCGCGACAAGACCCTGATCGAACTCGAATTTGAAAACGGCACCACTCAGAAGGGCCGGGTCACTCAGTTCGACAACTACACCATCACCATCATGCGCATTGCCGGCGACATGCACCTGAAGGAATTCGGCCACCGCACCTACTTCAAGTCCTCCATCAAAGGGTTTGGAGCGGCCAACAATGTCTGAAGAAGCCATCAAGGATAGTCTCGCTGAGCAGATGGCTCGGCAGATGGGTATCGTCGAAGAAGAGGTAGACCTGGACCTGGACGACGAGCTTGAGAACGTCATGCAGGCCGCCAAGCGCATCACCCCGCTGCCGACCCTTGAAGAAGGGGCCAAAGCGTTCGAGTTCGAGGCTGACTTCCAGCAGAAGATCGCTGCGCTGATGCTGCGCGACGAGGCTTTCTACCGTCGCACTGACGGCCTGGTGAAAGCCGAATACTTCGAGAGCCGCAGCCTGTCAGCCCTCGTCCACATCTGCTCGACCTATCATGAGAAGTACCGCCGTCTGCCCGAGCGCAGTGAGTGGGCTGAGCTGATCAAGGACGCGAAGGCAGAGAAAGCGATCCGCGATGATGACGTCCCGGATATGGTCGCTGATCTGAAGAAAATCCTGGTCGGCGCCCTGCCAGCCCGGGACTACGCCGTAGACAAGGTTGCTGAGTTCGCCAAGAAACAAGCCATCAGCGCGGCTTATATGATGACAATCCCGCTGGTAGAAAAGGGCGAACATGCGAAAGCTGAAAAGATCATGCAGAAGGCATTCGCTACAGGCGCGCAGGCTGTGGTTGAGGACAACGACTACTGGAACAGTATCGAGTCCCGGACGCAGTATCGTCGCGACGTGGAAGCGGGTCTGATTCAGAAAGACGGCATCACCTCGGGTCTACCAAAACTCGACAAGATGCTCTATCACAATGGCTGGGGCCGCAAAGAGCTGTCCGTAGTCATGGGTGGTGCCAAGAAGGGTAAGTCCACTGGCTTGCTTCACTGGGCACTGGCGGGCTCGCAGAAAGGCTTCAACGTCCTGTACGTGACCCTTGAGGTTGCGGCGAAGATCATCATGGAACGTATGGACGCGAACGTGTCCGGCGTTGATATGGCAGACCTCAACGCCAGGGGCAACGATGTCGAGAAGGGCGTGAAAGACCGCGCCGGACTCCGCAAGCCGGGTCACCTGAAGGTGGTCGAGTACCCGTCGGGCCAGATGACCTGTTCCGATCTGCGCAAGGTGATCGAGTTCTACCGTGCCGAAGGCATCATCTTCGACATGATCGTGGTCGACTACGCCGACATCATGGCAGCCGAAATCAAGTCGGGTAACGACATCAACGAGTCCAAGCAGGTCTGGTTGGGTCTGCGTGCAATCGCCCACGAAGAGAACGCCGCAGTTCTGACAGCGACCCAGACGAACCGGGCGGGCTTCACGGCCGACGTTGCGAAAGCAGAACACGCCGCAGAAGACTTCAACAAAATCCGTATCGCCGACTTGGTGTTGACCATCAACCGCACGGACGAAGAGAAGGCCAAAGGAGAAGCCCGGATTTACTTCGCAGCCTCTCGTAACCAGGCCGGTGAGTTCACCCTGAAGATCAGCCAAGAGCTGAGCAAGATGCGCTTCATGACTGGCATCCTCGAAATCACCTGATCAAAGCCCGCAACACCCCAGACTCAAGCACGCATAATCGCTGCTTGAGTCTTTTCGTTTTCAAACAGAGGAAATAAAGATGGACGACGCTCCGAAGGTAGAACCAACCGTAGTGAACAACATCACCAACGTGGACAAGCGAGCCTTTGAGGTTGACTGGGAACAGGTGACCTGGATCGCAGGCGTGCTGGGCGTATGTGGTGTAATCGTGGCAATCGCCCTGGCAATCGCCCAGTTCAACACCCACCGCAACGACAAGATGGCTGAAGCCATCAAGAATGGCTCTCACCCGATGGACGCTTACTGCGCATTCGATGGCAGCAGCGAGAACAAGGTGTGCCTGGTTCGTGCAGCGCTGACAGGGAAGGAAGTCAAGTGATCAAGCCATTCGCCAAGCTGTTCCAGTTCGACGACATCGGCCAGGTTCTGGTCAAGCTGGACGAGGCCGAAGACCCGGATACCTCCGGCCCTGAAATCGTAATCTCCTTCAAGCCCGAGAACCTGGGTGTCTGTGCGGTGAAGCTGTCGAAGTTCGGCCCAGATGGTGACGAAGCCTGGGACAAAGCTGATAAGGCGTTCGAGACCATCGACGAGGCGTTCGCGTACAAGACCGCCAAGAAGGTGATCGACGAGTTCAACGATATGTTCGCGGGAGACAAGGCATGAAGCTGTCACTGGACAAGATGATCAACCGACTGACCGGCCGCCGCTGGCAGTATCAGGTCGAGTTCACCTACACTCTGCAACCCGGCGTTCCGAACAGCGGCACCGTTTCTCGGGGCATGACGCTTAGCGTCAACGACCGTAACATCCTTGCTGACCATCGCCACATCAAAAAGGCTCTGATCCCTGACTTCGTCAAAGAGCTGCCGCCGCACCTGCGTACCAACGGCGCCCTGATGATCAGCAAGATCAGCTATATCGGCTGGTTCCGCGACCGCGATGTCAGACCACCACAGACCGGTAAGCTGGGTCACCGCAAACCTTTCGGCGCGCTGGTATGAAGCAGTGCAAGACGCCGTGCGCCGAGTGCGCCTTTCGTCGAGACATCACACCCGGCGCTCTCGGTGGTAGTCCAGCAGAGGTGTATGTAGGGCAGACCAATGGTCCGTTCTACATCCCCTGTCACTCGCACTACAAGAGCGACACGCCCGATTGGAAGGATCGAGCAATGCAGGCGCCCCAGTGCGCAGGCAGTCGAGTGTTCAGGGCTAACCTGGGTGACACCAGGCTGCCCGAGCAACTGAAAGGCATGAACCCGGATCACGCGCTGATCTTCAGCTCGCACGCCGAGTTCGTTGCACACCACAGAGGCATCACGCTTGCAGAAGCTGAGGCCGAACTAGCCCGCCGCACGCCAGATGAACTGACGTGGGCGGAAATGAACAAGATGGAAGTCAGGAGAAAAGCACTATGAGCCAAAAAGTTTATCTGTTCACCGCAGACCTGGGTGACGGCAGCAGCACCGTTCGTTTCACCCGTGACTACGATCTTCTGGACAAGCTCTGCGAGGAAGACCCGGAGCAGTACGGGATGAACGAAGGCTACTCTCGCACCCTGACCTTCCCGGATGATGTCAACCTGTCCGAGTGCGGCTTCAACTTCTACGAAGATTAGTGATACCGCTCGTATTCCCATAACAGCCCGCTTCAGGGCTGTTATGCTTTCAACTTCAACAACTTACAGAGGTGCAGCATGAAGAAACTTTGGAGCGGTGACGATTCGACCCTGGAAGCGTGGCGTGAAATCGCCCGCCTGGCTTTCGGTGAGGACTCTGCCGCAGTCAAGTACATCGACCGCAAGATCGAGGTCGAAGGCCCACAAGCCGAAGTCCTCGATGACATGAGCGGGATGAACCTGCTGCTTGCGACCATCCACGACCACCCTGAACTGCTGGACAAGTAAATGGCCGGCGCAAAGGATGACTCCGAGATTGAAGACCTGCTGGACATGGTTGACATGGAGGACTTCCTGAGCGTCGAAAGCATTGATTACCGGGTCACTCGCGGGCGATCCGGTACTCAGCTCAACCTGAAGGAGTGCCCTCGCTGCGGGGGTCGCGACTGGAAGGTCTACCTGAACGCCGATACAGGGCTGGGCAGTTGCTTTCATGGCTCATGCTCAGGAGAGCCTGGCTTCAACAAGTACAGCTTCATCCATCACCTCAACGACAAGTCACACCGGGAAACCATCAACGCTCTCAAGCGTTACGCGAAGACCCTGGGCTGGTCGTCAACCCGCAAGCGCGCCCCGCGCCCCGCAGACGAGAACCCCGATGAAATCAGCATCCCAGAAAGCTACCCTCTTCCCATTAACGGGAAGACCCTCAAGTATCTGTCGGCTCGCGGATTTGGTAGTGAGCTTGCCGAATACTTCGGCTGGCGATACAGCAAGCACGGGGTCTACAGCTACACTCTGGGTGGTGAAGAGAAGACCCAGGACTGGGCAAACCGAGTCGTCATTCCGGTTTATGGAATCGACGGCAATCTTGTAACCTTCCAGGGCCGCTCGACCGAAGCGAACCCGTTTCAGAAGTACCTGTTCCCACCTGGCCTCGCAGGCGCCGGTCGGTTCATCTACAACGCCCACAATGCACTCGGCAAGAAGGAGGTCGTGTTGGGCGAAGGTGCGTTCGACGTGGCTGCAATCAAGAAGGCGTTCGACGAAGACATCACATTCCGGGACGTGGGTATCTGCGGGACTTTCGGTATGCACCTGTCGATGGCTGAGTCCGGCGCAGAGAACGATCAGCTCTCAGACCTCAAACGCATGAAGGCTGCCGGCCTGGAAGAAATCACGATGATGTGGGACGGATCGCCCAGCGCGATCATCAACGCATGTAAGACGGGCACGAAGCTGCGCACATACGGCTTCAAGGTCAAGCTGGCCATCCTTCCAGTGGACTGCGACCCCAACGAAGTAGAGACGGAGGTTGTTCGCCAGGCGTTCGTCAAGGCGAAAGAACTGTCGCCGCTCTATGCCGCGTCGATCATGTCAAAATTCACGCTATAGAAAGACATCAGACAGGATCAGCTATGCCACTTATTACCCCATACAGCCCATCGGACCTGGGCCAGAAATGTGAAGTCATCAACGTGGCCTGGAAACTCGCAGGCGTTCGTACAGGGACTTCCGAGCAGGTCGCCAGGCATTCGACTGCCAATACGCAGAACAATCTTTGGTCAACCTCGATGATCGAGTGCCGCCACCCGGAAGGTAAGCTGTGGCGTTCGATGTTCATCCCGATCACCGCATCAGGTGGGTCCGGGATGTCCATCACCTGGTGGGGTAAAGACGACCAGGTCAAGGGCCAGGCTCAGTGCAAGATTGTCAGCGAGACGGAATGGTACTCGGTGGTCAAGTCGAAGGCGGTCGCCAAAGGCTACGATGTCGAGACCTACATTGGCCGGTCAATCCCTCTGCAAGTTGGGCACAACTTCGTCAAGGAGCTGTCTGAGAACTCTTCTCTGCCGCAGCTACCTCAACTGGCATTCACCCCTGACCAAGCCTCGAACCTGTTCGCCCAGGGTCAGGGTGACAAGATCGGCGCGACCATCGGCAAGGCTCTATCCAACATCCTGCCAACCAACAACTTCTTCACCAACATCAACGGCAAAGGTCACAGCCTGGGAGCCCTGATGAGCGAAGGGCTGTCCAACGCGATGACCACTTCCGAGAAGGATGTGATCGCCGGCCTGATGCGCGAGCTGACCGGTGACTTGAAGCCCATCGAAGGCATCAAGAAGGCCCCTGAGCCGCAGATCGACCGCGAAGAGGTCTACGGTAGCGGTTGGGGCGCATTCGGCTGACAGCAAGCCCGCACGCCCCCTCAAGCGCGCTTGTACAATGCAAGCGCGACAATCAAACGAGAGAACAACCCATGTCCGAAGTCAAAGAAGACCCGGAGCTGATCGCTCTCATGCCCATCGAAGCGAGCATGAGTGGCCGGAACTCCGTGTACAACTTCTGCGAGCGACGCGGTCAGTCCGTCAGCTACGCAGTGTGCCTGCACACCATCCGCCGCATCGAGAACAACGACCTGCCCGCAGAGATTGCGGTCGAGTGTCAGCGTGGCTACTGCCACAACAACTGCATCGCCAAGAAGCACAAGGCTGAAGAGGTCGCGGCCGGGCACGCTCTGTACTTCAGGCCGCGCCCTCGTCACATCACCGACCCGGTTGCAGTCAGCACCGAGAACAAGAGCGCCGGCGCAGTCAGCAGCGGCAAATACGATATGTCCAACGCGAGCTACGCACGCGGATGGGCAATTGGTGGCGGCGCTGGTGAAGTTCGTGACAAGCCGAAAGCGAAAGCGCGCCCCGCTCCACCACCGCCGAAGAAGAAAGACGGCTTCGTTCAAGAAGGCATGTCCGACGTCGTGAACGTGCTCATGAAAGAGCACGAAGTGAAGAAGGCAGCGCCCGCCCCGAAACCAGCAGCACCCAAGCCAGCACCCGAAGCACCCAAGCCGACGGCAGCAGCACCCGCAGCCGATCTGACATCCACCCGCCCGCTGCCAGGTGAGTCCACTGCGGACTTCATCAAGCGCCGGGCAGCACTGAAGGTAGCAAAATGAACTCGCACAACATCATGCACGCGATCAACGAGATTGCCGGCGCGTCCGGTAAGAACGACAAGATCGAACTGCTCCAGCGTCACATGGTCAACCCGGAGTTCCTCGAAGTCCTGAACCTGGCCCTGAACCCGTTCATCACGTTCGGTCAGCGCCCTGGTCGTTACACCGGCTTCGCTGGCACGTTCATGTGGGACGAGAACACCGTCGCCATGCTGATGTCGATGGCATCCCGTGACCTCACCGGCAACGCTGCGCAAGCTGCAATGCAAGCAGAGTTCAGCCGGCTTGAAGAGCAGTCGGCCGAGCTGTTGTGGCGCGTGATCAACAAAGACCTGAAAGCAGGCTTCGGTGAGAACAGCGTGAACAAGGTCAAGAAGGACTTCATCCCGTCCTTCTCCTACATGCGCTGCTCGCTGCCGAAAGACGCGAAGCTCGACACCTGGCCCTGGAACACCGGTGCAATCAGCCAGATCAAGGCCGACGGCATGTTCTTCAACGCCGACATCGACGCCTCGTTCGTCAACTTCACCAGCCGCCAGGGTCAACCGTTCCCAGGTGAAGGCTTCGAGGCCCTGGCCCAGAACTTCAAGGACGCATTTGCGCACCTGCTGGTCGATGATCATCGCGAAGGCATCCAGACTCACGGTGAGCTGCTGGTCGAAGACGAACATGGCCAGGTGCTACCGCGTGAAGTCGGCAACGGCATGATCAACAAGCTGATCCAGGGTAGCGCGCTGCCACCCGGTCACAACCTCACGGCGCTGCTGTGGGACGTCGTGCCGAAAGAGAACACCGGCAAGAAGGGCAAGTACGAAGTTCCCTATCTGCAACGTCTGCGCTTGCTCAATAGCGCTGTGGGTATGCTGCAAGCGAAGCGGGAACATCGTCTGATCAGCGTCATCGAAACTCGCGTGGTTCGCAGCTACGAAGAAGCGATGGCCCACTACATGGATGCCCGCCGCCGCAAGCTCGAAGGCACCATCGTCAAGAAGCCCACCATGATCTGGAAGGACGGCACGTCCAAAGACCAGGTGAAGCTGAAGCAGGAAGTTCCTGTTGAGCTTGAGGTCTACGGCTTTGAAGAAGGCAAGCCAGGCGCGAAGACCTGTCTGACGTTTGGCGCTCTGAAGACCCGGACCAAGTGCGGTCTGCTGAAGGTTGACGTGGGCACCGGGTTCAGCGACGAGCTGCGCCGCGAAATCAACGAGGCTCGCGAAGAGTGGATCGGGGCCATCATCACTGTGAAGGGCAACGAAATCATGGTGAGCAAGGACGGCAAGAAAGAGCACAGCATCTTCCTACCAGTCTACGTCGAGCGCCGCCTGGACAAGAACGAAGCCGACACCTATGAGCAGGTCGTCGCCCAATTCGAGGCAGCGGTGAAATGAGCCGATCTAACTTCATGATCGAAATCGCCAACAGCGAGCGCACCGAACCACGATTCATCACGGTGTTCGCCGAAGACGAAGACCACGCCCGCAGCATGGGTGAAGTCGCCGCCGACTCGATGCGCGAGGACTTCCACAACGGCCGGGAGTTCTATGTGGAGCTGGTGACAGCGCTCGAATAACTACCTCACTGGGAGCCGCGTGCTCCCAGTTCTATTCGCGCATAATTCAACTCGTATTCAGACGCAATTAAACGCTAATTCAAACAGGTCGAAATCAATGGATCGCACCCAACGCATCGTCATCATGCGAGAGGCAATCACGAAGATTGCCCAAATCTTGACGGACAGCAAAGTCCTCGTCACCCAAGCGGGTGTGAAGGCATTCGTCAAGTACGACGACCGCACGCACAAGGCAACTCGGGTGAACATCCCGATGATCCCGGACGACGCCAGCGACGAGCTGATCGAAGGGATTCAGGGCTTCCTTGACAGCGAAATCTCCAAAGTCCTGTACGCAGACGGCAAGTCGAACCTGCGCGCAGCTCATGAGAACATGAGCGGCCTGTACAACCCGCTTGAGTCCTTCTTCTGCGAGAAGGAAATGGTCAAGAACTTCGCGGGTTCGCGCCACAACCTGGCGAACATGCACCAGACCTTCGTGGACAAGTTCATCGAGCCGAAGCTGAAAGAAGCCCTCGCGAACGGTGCCGAAGAGCAAGAGCTGTTCCAAGTCCTCGCGATCCCAGCACTGCGTGCCTGGGGCGGCCAGAAGTTCTTCATCGACTACATGAGCGACAAGTGGTCGCTGATCGCCGGCATTCAGAAGCAGCTCGACCCAGTCGCCAAGAAGATGCAGGGTATGACCAAAGCGTCTGACTGCTACGACATGGCGAAAGAGATTCGCAACGTCGTGATGGGCGAACCCCCTGAAGGCGACGGCGATAACCCGTTCGGTGACGAAGACCCGAGCAAGTCCGGTAAGGGCGGCGGAGGTGGAGGCGCAGGTGGTCGCGGTGGCAAGTCAGGCGCGAAGGGCAAGCAGCCTCCGAAAGCAAACAAGGGTGCCGGCGCAGGCGAACTCGGTGACGAAGAAGACGAAGACCCAAGCGCTGCCGGCGGTGGTGGCAAGCCCGAACTCGAAGACGACGAGAAAGAAGAGGGTGAGGACGGCGAAGAGGATGATGATGACCTCGACGACGATGAAGAGGACGAAGGCGATGACGAAGGTGATAAGCCTGAGCGTCGTGAAGAAGAGTCCGGTGAGGGTGGTGACGGCATCAGCTCTCAGCAAGAGAACCAGGGTCCGAAAGAGGACACTGAGTCCGCTCAGTCTGAATACGGTGGCGCCAACTACCTGAAAGACTTCGACTGGAACAAGACCCAGGACATCGGCACTGAGTTTGGCCAGTACGTCAGCGACCTGTGCTCCACTGAAATGGCTGAAGAGGACTACACCGTCTTCACCCGTGAGTGGGACCAACTCGAAGCTCCAAAAATCCCATCGTCGTACAGCCCAAAATGGCTCGAAGACATGGAGAGCGCAATCGCGGGCATGGTCGGCCCAGTGTCTCGCAACCTTGAGCGTGCGTTTGCAGCCCGGAACAAGTCGCTCACCCAGCAGGGTCTGCGCAAAGGCAAGATGTCGTCGAACAACCTGTATCGACTCGTCGCCGGCGACGACCATATCTACAAGAGCAAGATCGAGCACAAGACCCGGGAGATTGCCGTGTCGCTGGTGATCGACTGTTCGGGCTCGATGGGTGGCTCCAAGATCCACACTGCCATGTGCAGCGCCTGGGTACTTGCTGACGTCCTGGGTCGCCTGGGTGTCGAGTGCGAAATCATGGGCTTCACCACCGGTGACCTGTACGCACAGCGGTCGAAAGACCTCTACAAAGAAATGTGCGACGAGCACGCCGCCGGCAGGGAATGGGACCGCTGCGAGCCACTGCGACTGCCGATGTTCAAGACCTTCAAAGAGAAGTTCTCCATCGAAGTCAAGAAGCGGATGGCCAGCTATGCGCACGTCCAGTCTTCGATGGCATCGAACATCGACGGCGAGTCGATCCAGTATGCCTACGAGTCTCTGAACCGACACGCCAATCGGGGTAAGAAGAAAGGCAAGATGATGATCGTCTTCAGCGATGGTCAGCCAGCAGGTGGTGTATCCAGTGCCAAGCTGAACGCCCACTTGAAAGCAGTGGTCAAGCGGATCGAGAAAGACGGTACGAATATCGTCGGCGTCGGCATCATGTCCAACGCTGTGCAGCACTTCTACCGTAAGAACGTGAAACTGGACAACGTCGCCGACTTGCCGGGCATCGTCCTGAATCAGTTGCGGGACGCGCTGCTTGCCAGCTAAACCCCATAGCTTCCCCAAACGTGCGCTCTTACAATGAGCGCACTCAAACGAAACAAGCAATTTCAATTTTAAACAAACGAGGATTCACCAGTGAGCGATAAAATCAAGTGCGAAATCTGCGGCGAAGAAGTTCACAGCATCGCCAACCACCTGAAGACTGCGCACAACGAGGACTCGGCCAAGCCGATGGACCTCGAAACTTATCGCGCTACCTATCCGGGCGCTGAAATCTTGTCCGAGCTGGGCAAGAAGAAAATGGCCGAAATGAAAGCCAAGCGTGAAGCTGAAGAAGCCAAGACCGCTGCTGCGAACCCTGAAGCTGGCGCCAAGCCTGCTGCATCGACCAACCCGGACATCGCGAAGGTCTTCTTCCACGAAGTCTTCAAGTTCCCGAAGAGCCCCAAGTCGGCCTTCACCAAAGCCGGCACCGGCATCCCTTGCACTGCTGACGCCCGTGATAGCAGCGTCGATGGTCACATGATCCCGGCCTGGTCCGACAACTACATCCTGAACCCAGACCTGACGAAGACCGTCATGATGGCGTTCGAGATTCGCACCCCGATCTTCCTGTATGGTCACTCGGGTGTGGGCAAGTCGTCGATCTTCAAGCAAATGTGTGCCGGCCTGAACCGCCGTCTGTTCCGCTTCCAGCACACCGTTGACACCGAAGAGTCGCACATCGTTGGTCAGTGGGTCGTCAAGCCTCACATCAACCCGGATGGCTCTGCTGTATCGGTCACTGAGTTCGAGCTGGGTCCATTGCCAATGGCCATGCTCAACGGCTGGACCTACCTGGCTGACGAAATCGACCGTTCGTCTCCGACTGTTCTGTCCGCGTATCAAGCGATTCTCGAAGGCGAGCCGCTGATCATCAAGAACGCCCCTGCTCACCTTCGTGTGATCAAGCCGCACCCGCTGTTCGCGTTCGCTGCAACTGGTAACACCAACGGCACCGGTGACCAATCCGGTCTGTACCAAGCAACTCTGACCCAAGACGCCGCGACCATCGAGCGTTTCGGTGTTGTAGCGATGGTGGACTACCCACCAGAGAAGCAAGAAATCGCCATGATCGCAGCAGCGACTGGTCTGTCCGAAGCTGACGCGAAGCGTATTCGCCAGTTCGCTGACGAGATTCGCACCAAGTCGTTCCCGAACATCGTGTCGCTCACCATCGGCCCGCGTGTTGCGATCAACATCGCTCGCATCGGCATGATGAAGGCTGACTTCGTAGAAGGCGCGCTGTATGCCTACTGCAACCGTCTGCCTGAAGCTGAGAAAGAAGCAGCACTGGGTGTCGCGAAGCGTATCCTGGCGTAACATCGGCAGTAACTGAGAAAGCAGGTCTTCGTGACCTGCTTTTTTGTCTTCATCGTAGGAGTTCGGCGGATGCAATTCGATAAACCCGGATGTTTCGGGAACGCAATCACCTACAGCGTCAAGTCCAAGTCATGCCAGGAGTGCGAAGAGAGCCACTCATGCGCTCTGGCAGCCCGTCAGCGGATCGAAGAGCTTCGATCCCTCATCAGCGTAGAGGCGATCCTCAAAATGTCCCACAAGAGCCCGGAGAAGCCTGTAGAGAAGACCAGGTTCGACGCTGACTTGCCTGAGACAGCCCAGAAACTAATCGCTATGCTTCCTGACAACGCGCAGCGCACAGCAGCGCAGTTACTCAGGCTGAAGGTGAACTTCAGAAAGCACCTGATCGAAGGCATCAACCCGATCAAGAACCAGAAGCCGCTCGCGGTAGCCGTTCTGTTCGACCTGCTTCTGAAAGGGCCAGTAGAACGCATCACCTATCTGTTGGAGCTGAAGAATGTTCTCGGACACAGCCCGGCAGTAGCAGCAAGTCAAGCCGCAATTGGGGTCGCTGTCGTCGTGGGGCTGGGTATTGCCAAACGCGAAGGCGAGAATCTGATTATCAGGAGATAGAATGAACAACCTCTTAGGGGCCAAGACCCACTTTAGTCTCGGCGAATCCATCTACGACCCGGAAGCCCTCGTCAAAAAGGCAGAGCTTGCCGGGTACGATGGCATTGTCGTGACCGATGTCGAATCAATCGACTCGATGCCAATCCTGGCGGGCAAGGCGAAGGGCCTGCAAGTAGGACTGGGCGTGCAAATCTCAGTCGTCCAAGACCTGACCTGGGTCGCAGCCAAACGGGGCGAGCCCAAGCGCGCGCCAAACCCGTTCTTCATGCCCACTCTGTTTGTTCGGAACGATGCCGGCTTCGCGGACTTGTGCGAGCTGTTGACCCTCGCCCAGAGCGAAGATCACTTCTGCACGAAGCCAAGCCGTATGCAGATCGACCTGAGCGAGCTGCTGGCGTTCGTGCAGCGGGGCAACCTAACGATGACGCTGGGAAGCGCTTATAGCGCGCTACAGCACAAGCAACGCGAAGCGCTGCTAGATGCGTGCTGCGATGTCTTGGACGTCTCACAGATGCTCTGTGAGCTGATCCCAGTTAGCAGCGCATTCTATGATCGACACAACTTCAACACGCTGAAGCTGATGCAGGAACGGGGCATCGAAGGCATCGTTACCAGGCCGACCCTCAATCAGAAAGACGAGGTCAGCTTCCGCAACACGATGAACTCGATCCTGTCGCACGACAAGGTCGACAGCACCTGGCGCCGCGAGCCGCCCGAAGACCTGCACATCATCGAAGCAACCGAAGTGGTCACACACGTCGGCACCCTGATCGAACGCATGGTCAAAATGGGGTTCGATGATGACGCGGCAACGGACATGATCAATCAGGCTTGGTGCAAGAACCAGGCGTACTTCACTGACCACCCGTACAAGTGGTCGAAGATGACCCCGAGCCTGCCCGTCATGTCTGCCAACCCAATGGCTGACATCGTCGCGATCTGCAAGCAAGGCTGGAAAGAGCGCCTGGGCAAAGAGGTGTTCGGGTACAAGCCTGACGCAAGCCTGCTGCCCAAGTACCAGGAGCGCCTGAAGTATGAGCTGTCGATTCTCCAGAAGATGGAGTTCGAGCCGTACTTCCAGCTCGTTCACTACATCGTCAACTGGTCGAAGAACGACGGCATCATGGTTGGCCCGGGTCGGGGTTCGGTAGGTGGTTCGCTCGTTGCGTACCTGATGGGGATCACCGACGTGGACCCGATCCGCTTCGACCTGATCTTCGAGCGCTTCATCAACCCGGAACGTATCGACTTGCCCGACGTCGACCTCGACTTCATGTCCAGTCGCCGTCAAGACATCGTCGACCACCTGGTGAGCAAGTTCGGCGACGAGCGTGTCGTCCAGATCGCCAACTACAACACCATCGCCGGTGCTGGTGCGATCCAAGCGGTGGGCAAGGCTCACGGCCTGCATGAGAGCCAGTACGAGTGCTCGAAGCTGGTTCCGAAAGAGTCGGGCGTGCCAATCCCTCTTGAGAAAGCGGTCGCGTTCGTGCCCGAACTTGAGAAGCTGGCTCTGAACCACCCTGAAGTCTGGGCAGCGTCCGTCGGCCTGCAAGGCACCTTCAAGAACTTCGCCAAGCACGCAGCCGGTGTCGTCGTAGCCGGTACTGACATCGTGGGTCGCGGCGTAGTGAACCGGCGCCAGGGTGTGGGTATCGTGAACTGGGACAAGCGGGTCGTCGAAGACTTCGGCTTGATCAAGCTCGACGTGCTGGGTCTGTCCAACTTGGATATTCTCCGTCTCGCACGGGACTACATCCGCGAAGCGCACGCAATCGAGGTCGACTTCACCACGCTTCCGCTCGACGACAAGAAAGTCCTGGACAGCTTCGCAGCGGGCAAGACCTATGGCGTGTTCCAGTTCGAGTCTGGGGGTATGCGCAAGCTGCTCAAGGAACTCGGCAGCGGGGGCAATCTGACCTTTGAAGACTGTGTCGCCGCAACAGCACTGTTCCGACCCGGCCCAATCCAAGCTGGCCTGATGGACCTGTACGTGTCGATCAAGAAGGAATTCACCGAGCCGGAGTATCTGCACCCGAACATGAAAGCCGCACTGGAGCCCACGATGTCTGTGATGGTCTACCAGGAGCAGGTCATGCAAATCTCCCGTGACCTCGCCGGCTACACGTTCCCAGAGGCAGACGGCCTGCGGAAGATCATGGGTAAGAAAGACCCGGTCAAGATGGCCGAGCAGCGCGACAAGTTCGTCGATGGCTGTATCGCTACGTCTGGATTGGATCACGCAACCGCAACCTTCATCTTTGAGCAGATCGAGAAGTTCGCTGGCTACGGCTTCAACAAATCCCACTCCGTCGCGTACACCCTCATTTCCTACATGACCATGTGGGTGAAGGTCTACTACCCAGAGGCGTTCTACGCCGCGTGCTTGTCGATCTTGGACGAGCAGAAGCTCTCAGGGCTAGCCAAAGACGCGCAAGCGAACGACATCTACATTGTCCCGCCTGACATCAACCACAGCTCAGGGCGGTACGAGGTGGGCTTTGATGCGGCACGGGGTCAGAAGATTCTGTACGCACCGTTCCAGTCGATCAAAGGCATGAGCGACAAGTCGGCCGCTGCGATTGTGGCAGCACGTCAGAAGCTGGGTCGCGGCTTCAAGAATAAAGCGGAGCTGATCCTCGAAGTGGACCGGCGCGCTTGCAACAAGCGTCACCAGGAAATGCTGGACAAGATCGGGGCATTCGCCAAGATCGAACCTGGCCAACTGGACGCCCGACACCCGGATCGGTTGCGTGACCAGAAGGAGCTGCTGCCGGGCATCGTCGTCAGCAACGTGAAGGCGGAGAGGGTGATCGAAATCACTGGCGATGTCAGCGCAGAGCTGATCCAGATCGTCGACGACTTCCAAGCACACAAAGGCTGCGACGGCTGTCCGTTCATTGGTCGACCGCACCCTATGCCAGTCCTGGGCAAGAAGCCGAAGATCATGATCGTCCTCGATGGCCCATCGTACAAAGAGGAAGAGAAGGGTCAGATGATGGTCGGTGACACCGGCGCATTCATCAAGGCTGCGATGACGAAGGCTGGGCTCAAGATGTCTGAGGTCTACGTGACCAGCTACATCAAAGCCCGCAAGCTGAAGGACGAGGAAATCGAGAACACGACCGCGAACGGCTGCGGCCGCTATCTCAACCGTGAAATCGACCTTCTGAAGCCGCCGGTGATCGTCGCCCTGGGCAGCAAGTCCGTGCGGCAACTGGTGCCGGACATCAAGGGCGGGTGGGAAGAGAACTGCGGCAAGTCGTTCTTCGATCCAAAGGCCGACTGCACAGTGGTCAGCGGTTTCAACCCGGCGATGATCTGCTTCGACGGCGCGAAACAGGCTCTGCTCGACCAGGTGTTCCAACAGGTAGCTGACATCTTCAGCGTATAACCCATAGAAACCCCAGCGTCAGCGCGCTTTAATAGCGTCTGACGCATTCACACAAACAGCGAGACTCAACCGATGAAAGAAGCAAACGACATCGACGAGCTGGAAGCCCTGCTTTCTGGTCTTAACGAAGACGAACTGAACCAGCTCGAAGAGTTGGATACGCCTGTGGCCAAGCCAGCGCCTGTCACCGACGACGATGTCACCGACGCAGAACTGATCGGCGAAATCGAAGACGAGCCAGCCGCAGCACCTGCAAAGCCTGTGAAGCGTGTGAAACGTCTCAAGCCTCTGCCGGAAGAAACCCCGAAGCCGACTGCTGAAGCGTCTGACGAAGACGCAGAGCTGGCCGCCCTGGCAGAACTCGACACTCAACCTGTGATCGAGAAGGCCCCAGAGCCTGAACCTGAGCCCGAACCCGAGCCTGAAGTAGAAGCCGGCAACCCAGGCACCGGCGCAAGCGCTGCTGAAATCGTAGCCGAGCAAGTGATCGACCTGCTGACCACCCTGCCGCCGCAGTACGGCCTGGCTGAAGACGAAGACCTGTCTGAAATCTTCGACCCGATCCTGAACCGCATCACCGAGAACTCGAAGATCCACTTGATCGAGAAGGCGTTGCGCAAGGCTCTGATCAAGAAGACTGGCCTGGACCCGACCGGCATTGTCACCCCACTCGAAGAACAGCCTGCGAAGACTGTAACCACCGAAGAAGTGACCGTGCATGTAGAGCCTGTCGTCGAGAAGACGCCTGAACCCGAACCCGAGCAAGCCGGCGACAGCGATGCTGAACTCGAAGCCTTGCTGGCAGCAGTCCCTGAAGTAGCCCCAGCTCCGAAGGCAACTGTCACCTCCCCGTCGAAGCCGGTAGCAGTAACCCCGACTCGCAAGGCCGGTGGTCTGAACACCTTCATCGACGCTGACCAGTTGCAGAAAGACCTGCACTTCACCGAGTTGACCATCAACGATGGCATGACCCGGCAAGCAGCGCTGTTCGCTCACTACGCCCGGTTGTCTGCTGACGCCACGTATCAGTCTGACCGTGCGAAGCAGCAAGTGGACCTCCTGGAAGCGCAGCTCAACCAGAAGTTCCGTGATTCGCTGGTCACAGCCGGCACCAAGTTCACTGAAAAATCCATCGACTCGATGGTCATCCAGGACAGCAGCTACCAGGCCGCCCAGGAACGCGCTCACGAAGCGAAGGCTATCGCGTCGATGGTTGCATCTGCGGCGGACAGCTTCCGTCACCGCAAAGACATGCTGATCCAAGTTGGTGCAGACCTGCGCCTGGAGAAGCAGGGTGAACTTCGCATGAAGGCGCACCCGGGTCAGAGCGCCCTTGATCAACTGGAGAAATAACGAATGGATCTACTGACTGTTGGCTGCATTGCGACCGTTGTCGCAGTAGCAGCCGGCGTCACGGTTTATGTGAACCGTAAACGCCGCCGTGCAATCGCTGCAATGGAACGTCGTCGTGCTGAGCGCCGCGATCCACCCATAACCGAGCCGAATCGCTACTCCGGTCCTCCAAGTAGCCTGGTTCAAAAGGTCAATGGCAACAAAATTCACGACGCCGGTCCGAAAGACATCGCCCTGATGCCGGATCGTCGCCGAGCACCAACGCCGGATCGTCGTGTGACCCCGCGCCCAGCAGCAACCGGTGCAGGTCGTCGTGCAGATGACGAGGCAGAGCGCCGCCGTCGTGACAATGACCGCCGTGATGACAGCGACTACATCGCTCCGCAATGTTCCCCGTCTTATCACGACACCAGCTCCAGCCATCGTAGCAGCAGCTCCTGCGGTGGTTCTTCCTGGGGTGGTTCGTCGAGCAGTTCCGACAGCTCGTCGTCCTCCAGTTCTGATTCCGGTTCGTCTTCGTGCGACTGAAATCAGCCTCAGATGTACCTGTAGCACAGTGTCAAAAACAGCAGTAGAATGATCGACATCAGAAGGGCAGCAGCTAAGGTGAAAGCCCAAGTGGTCCGCCCTTCTGATGAAAATCTCGACAGATAAACCTTCTCGACATATCGACAATTCGACAGATCGACATAAAAACGGAGTAACACAAGATGGGCATGTCCATTCAAGACCTGATCGCTGGCAAACAGAAAGACATGGCCGCGAAGAAATCGCGCCAAAACACTCTGAAGCCGCTCCCAGGCACTCACACCTACCGTGTTCTGCCGTCCTGGCGTGGTGGTGACGAGAAGCAGTTCTGGCACGACTTTGCCATGCACTTCATCAAAACCCCTGACAGCGCTGGCAAACCTGCTGCGGTGTATGTCTGCACCGAGAAGACCTTCGGCAAGCCTTGCGAAGTCTGCGATGCAGCGAAGAAGCTGATGGCTGTATCGACTTCGGACGATCAGACCAAGATGCTGAAAGAAGCTCTGTCCGCTCAGCGCTACCTGCTGAACGTGCTGCACCTGACTGGCACCGAGCCAGAAAAAGTGCAGATCATGGAAGTCGGCCAGGGTGTGTTTGAAGCAGTGTGCGGTCTGATCGGCGAGTACGGTGACATCACCGACCTCAACGAAGGCACCGACCTGAAGATCACTCGTACCGGTACTGGTCTCGACACCAAGTACACCGTCATGCCGGCGGCGAAGTCGAAGCCTGTTCCTGCGAAGATCGTTGCAAACCTGCCTAACCTCGACGAGTTCGTAGCTCAAGAGAACCCGGCCGGTGAAACGAAGGCTCTGACTTCGGTTGGTGCAATCGTCGGCATCCTGCCAAGCAACAGCGCTGCTCCTGCACGACGTGGTAGCCATCCAGCTTTGGCTGACCTGTCCGCGGACGCAGATGACGCAGAGTTTGAAACGGTCAGTCCGACTGCCAAAGCCTCTGCAACCCCCGCTGGCGATGACCTCGACGGCCTGGATGAACTCGACGATCTTCTCGAAGACTGATCGAATCCATCCGGTTTAGAAAAGGGGCTGAAAAGCCCCTTCTCTCCCTCTGAGGTATCCGCTATGTCCAAAGAATACGATCTGATCCTCATCGACGGTAACAGCCTGGGTCACGCCGCGCACAACGCCCGCGTACTCAAGCACCGCACCGGTGAGGTTCAAGCCATCTTCTTCGGTTTGAAGATGATGAAGAAGGCAGTTGAAACCTTCAGCAGCGCCAGCACCCGAGTGATCTGCCTCTGGGACGACAAAGCCCAATGGCGCTACGACATTCACCCGGAGTACAAAGGCAAGCGCGACAACACTCCCGAAAAAGCAGTCTCGCGCCGTGAGTACAAGCGCCAGGTTCCAATCTTCCGCCAAGCGCTCTCGCTGATCGGTATGGAACAGCGCTTCGCAAAGGGCGACGAAGCTGACGACCTCGCTTCCGCACTCGTTCACAATCGCACCCCGAACCAGAAGATTATGCTGGTGTCCGGCGATCACGACTGGCTTCAGCTCGTCAGTGACGACGTTGACTGGTTCGATCCTCGCACTGAGGGGCTGTTCGTGGACATGAGCAACTTCGAGGAAGTCACCGGCTACCCGAACGTGATCCAGTTCAGCCAGTCCAAAGCCCTGATCGGTGATGGCAGCGACAACATCAAAGGCGTCGAGGGTATCGGGGACAAAGCCGTCCCGCTGATCTTCAAAGAGTGGGGCAGCATCGCCAAGATGTTCGCTTGGGCAGATGCACTGCCGAAGCAGGAAGTTCTGAAGTCGGACATCCCGGCTGAGCTGAGCTTCTGGCGCAAGAAGATCGAGACCTTCATGTTCGGTGGCGGTCGTGACATCTTCAAGCGCAACATGCGGCTGATGAACCTGCTCAGCAAGCGTCACCGCAGCACCGAAATCCTGGCCAACCAGGTCGTTCTGAAGTCCAAGTTTGACGAGAACGGGTTCATTGATCTGTGCCACGAATACGCTTTCATGAGCATCGTGACCAACATGAACCAATGGCGTAAAACTTTCGCATCGTAAGGATCAAACAAATGGCAGCTTCCGCACTCGCAAAAGCGCTTCAAGGCGCAATCGGTAAGAACGCAACCCGTACTGGCATCAAGAACTGGATGACCACTGGTATCCCTGAGCTTGACGCTGCACTGTCCGGTCTGTTCGAGAAGGGCGGTGTTCCGGGCGGCCGCATGATCGAGATTTTCGGCCCAGCGTCCTCTGGTAAAACCTTCCTGGCCACTATGATCATGGTCGCAGCGCAGCAGATGGGCGGCATCGCCGGCTTCTCTGACCACGAACGCTCGTTCGAGCCTGGTCTTGCTGAGAGCCTGGGTCTGTGCATCGACGAAGACACCGGCACCTGGGTCTACAAGAAGCCTGAGACCTTTGAAGAGTCGATCCAGACCGCAATGGCGTTCTGTGAATTCGTCCGCAAGAACAAGCTGATCCCTGAAGAAGCGCCGCTGGTTTGGGTGTTCGACTCCGTAGCGTCGATGGTGCCTTACGACAAGCTGTACGACGACAAGGGCAAGCGTCGGGTCGACCGCATCAACATGAAGGACAAGCTGGCTCTGGCAACTGCGACCTCGCAGAACTACCCGCAGCTCGCTCAGTTCGCCGAAGACTACAACATGACCGTGATCCTGCTGAACCAGGTTCGCATGAAGCCGGGTGTCATGTACGGCGACCCGACCACTACCCCAGGTGGCCAGGCAGCCGAGTTCTACGCTTCGATCCGCATCAGCCTGGGTCGCAAGATGATCACCAACGGCAAGGCCGGCGACGACAAAGAGACGCTGGGTCAGGAAATCACTGCCAACGTGATCAAGAACAAGGTCACTCGACCGTTCCAGAAAGCGAAGTGGCGCGTCATGTACAACATGACCGGCAAAGGCGCAACTGTTGACGTCGTCGGCTCGACCATTGATTATCTGGTTCGCAAGTCGCTGCTCCCACGCGACGGCAACTACCTTGTCTGGGAAGGCAAGAAGTTGTACCAGTCGGCGCTTGAGAAGAAGCTGGCCGATGATCCAGATGCAATGAAGAAACTCCGTGCCTTCCTGCCTGACAGCGTGGAATCACTGAGCAAAGAGGACGCCCCGTCCGAAACCCTGCCGACCGAAGGCGGCGAAACTGAAGTAGGTGAAGCAGAATGAAAGAGTTCCTGAAAAGCAAGTGGCAGATCATCGAGGCGCTGTTCAAGAAGCACGTCGCCCCGCGCATCGAGAAGGCAGGCCCAGTCGTATCGTTCCTGCTGGTCGCCCTGACCGTCGTTGTTGGTCTCGCCATCGCAGTAGCGTTCGTCGCCGGTGTGATCACTGTGACCATCCTGGCGCCGGGCATGATCGTCGGGTTCTTCGCATGGACCTACCTGGAACTTGGTGCGACCTACTTCCCGACGCTGTCGCCGGTCTACTTGACCATCCCGTACTGGCACTTCGCGTGGGGCTTCGCAGCACTGATCCTGATCTGGCGCTGCTTTCGCAAGGGTGTCTACGGTAAGAGCGCGACGGCCGGCGTGAAGACGACCAAGTAAGTCGAGCAGCAAACAAGAGGACAGCTTAGGCTGTCCTTTTTTATTGGAGGCGAAAATGATCGACGCAAACCTGCGAACGCTAAAGGTTCACGAAGAGCACGGCTACACGATGAAGAACGGCATGTGCAGCCGGTGTGGCTACAACGAGCTGTGCCGCTCTCAGAGCGACGAAGTCAGCGCGTGCAAGGCGTATGAGCCCGTACTGGCGTTTCAATCTCTGGCGGGCTGTGAGCTGTCTTTCAACACGGTTCGGCTGGGCAGCGCATGGAGCAAACGTGTGAAACCCGGATCGACCGTTGCACTGGTCAACAAAGCAGGTGAGAAACTGGCATCAGCCATTGTCGAAGCAGTGCGAGTGGGTCCGCGGATCGAAATGATCGCAGAGCACGCCGCAGCCAATCACCTGATGGTCGCTCGCAAGGCTCAGCAGCCGAACGCAGAGTTGACCAGGGTATTGCGCAATCTCTACGGCCCCAACTATCTAGCGCGGGCAGAAACGATGACTGTGATCTACCTGCGAATAAACGAGTAATGCCACTGGGGATAACATTTCAACCCCAGTCTTTAGCGCTCATAATCAACGCTCAATCAAACAGCGAGTAGCCCAATGAAACCATATGGAGTTATCTCTGATGTCCACTGTCATTCGTGGTCTCAGTTCAGCCGCCCTCTGCCAAGCGGTGTCAACAGCCGACTGCAAGACATCCTCGACGCCTTTGAAATGGCAGCGAAGCACGTCCTGAACTCTGACGGCGACACCCTGTTCATCACCGGCGATCTGTTCCATGTTCGCGGTTCTGTCAGCCCGAAGGTTCTGAACCCGGTCAAAGACGCCTTCGCCAAGCAGACGAAGAAGGGCCTGAAGATCGTTGTCCTCACCGGCAACCACGACCTCGAAAGCCGTGACAGCGAAGCCCTGAGCAACGCCTGTGAAGCTCTGAGCCCAATCGAAGGCGTGACCATCGTCAGCAAGCCTCGCATCTTCCACGATGACTTCGTGGTGATGATCCCCTGGTACGACAGCCTGGACACCGTGCGCAAGCACATCGCCGACTGCATCGAAGAAATCGAAGACCTGGGTGACGAAGCAGCCAACTACACGCTGATGCTGCACGTACCTGTGAACGGCGTTCTGTTCGGCATCCCTGATCACGGCTTCTACGCCAAAGAGCTTGAGAAGTTCGGCTTCCAGCGCGTGTTCTCGGGTCACTTCCACAACCACAAGAAGTTCGAGGGTGAGGTCTACAGCGTAGGCGCCCTGACGCATCAGACCTGGGGCGACGTGAAGAGCCTGGCTGGCCACATCATCGTGGACGACACCGGCGTGCGTCACTTCAAGAACAACAGCCCGGAGTTCAAGGACTTCGATCTGGCCTGGGACGATGACACCGCTGCCGACGAGTGCAAAGGCTCGTTCGTTCGTGTTCGCCTGGGTGAAGCTGACAGCGACGAAATTGAAATGATCCGGGACCACATCCTGGGCCTGGGCGCACTCGGCTGCAACGTCGATGCGATCCCTGTTCCGAAGGGCACTGCAACTGCCCGCCCAGCGCCGGGTACTGCTGCGCCGGCCGCTCCAACTGTTCGCCAGTCCATCGTTGATTGGATTCGTGCGAACTCTGCCGCCAGCACTTCGACCGACGTCGAGAAGCTGTGCATGGACATCATGACCGAAGTGGAGAGCATCACCGTATGAAAATCCTGAAGGCGATCATCGACAACTTCGCCGCCATTGGGCACATCGAGGTCGAGCTGAATGACAAGGGCTTGGTGCTGATCCAGGGCGACAACAAGGACGACACTTCCCAGGACTCGAACGGTTCGGGCAAGTCGACCCTGCCGGATGCGCTGTGCTGGGCCTTCTACGGCGAGACTGCCAAAGGTCAGTCCGGTGACAAGCTGGTCAACCGCACCGCCAAGAAAGACTGCGCCGTTGAAGTGCATGTGGTCGACGAAGACACCGACGACGTGTTCCGCATCAGTCGTCACCGCAAGCACAAGACCTACAAGAACATGCTGCGCCTGGAAGTGCTTCAGGGCTCGAACTGGAAAGACCTCACCGGCGGCACCGACAAGCTGACCCAGGCGCTGGTCGAGAAGGTGATCGGCTGCAACTACGAAGTCTTCAAGTCCGCGATCTACGCTGGCCAAGAAGCCATGCCCGATCTGCCAGGCATGACCGACAAGCAACTGAAGGTGCTGATCGAAGAGAGCGCCGGCATTGCACAGCTTCAAGCAGCCTCTGACATCGCGAACCGCCACGTCAAAGACCGCAAGCTGATCGTTCAGGATCACCAGGGCAAGATCGACAAGCTCCAGTCCAACATCGAATTGCTGGACAGCAACATCGTGACCCTCAAAAGCCGTTCGGAAGCCTGGGAAATCACTCAAGAAGCCAATATTGGCATCGCTGAAGACAACGTGACCACGCTCGAAGCCTCGTTCGACGACGCCCTGGGCGACCGCATCACGAAGAAGAAGACCCAGCTCGCTGACAAGTCCTCTGAAATTCGCACGCAGATCGCCGGCAGTGATGCTGAGCGTCTGCAAGAGCGTGTGCTGGCTGATGCGAAGGCGAAGGCTGACGCAGGCGAGTCGAACGCTGCCCACGCTTATGACACGGCCAAGAACCGCGTCAGCCACGCAGAGCACGCCTTGTCGCACGCCGGTGAGTCCGGTCACTGTGACACCTGCGGTCACGAACTCGACGCCAGCAACGTCGAGACGGCTAAAGCCAACGCTCAAGCAACGCTCGACAGCGAGAAATCAGCGCTTGCAGCAGCGAAGAAGGCACTGTCTGTAGCGCACGACAGCGCTGATACAGCGACGAAAGCGCTAGCAGAGCATCGCGACAACATGACAGACGTTAGCGCGCTCACAAGCGAGCTACAGACGATCAGCGAGAACAGCGCGAAGCTGGACGCTGCGCTGACCGCCTGGAATCGTCAGAAGACTGGTCTTGAAGCGGCGAAGGCCAACGTCCAGGCTGAGCGCGACAAGAAGAACCCCTACGGTCAACAGATCACCGACGCCGAAGCGCAGATCGACACGATCAACGCCAAGATCGAGGAAGTCGAAGAGCGCCGGGTCGAAGCAGCCAAAGAGCTGTTCATCGCCGAAGAAGCGGCGCGAGTGTACAACCAGGCCGGCGTGCGAGCGCACATCCTGGACACCGTGACGCCGCACCTGAACGCCCGCACGTCGCACTACCTGTCCACGCTGACTGACGGCAACGTCTCCGCTATCTGGTCGACCGTCAGCAAGACTGCCAAAGGCGAGCTGCGCGAGAAGTTCGTGATCGACGTGGAGTCCAAGACGGGCGGCGAGTCCTTCAAAGACCTGTCGGGCGGTGAGAAGCGCAAGGTTCGCCTGGCGTGTGCAATGGCTCTGCAAGACCTGGTTGCAAGCCGGGCCAACAAGCCGATCAAGCTGTTCATCGCGGACGAAATCGACACCGCACTCGACGCAGCCGGCCTGGAACGCCTGATGGCAATCCTCGATGCGAAGTCGCGAGACAAGGGCACCGTTCTGGTAGTCTCCCACTCCGACCTCCGCGACTTCATCCGTAACAGCGTGACGGTCGTCAAGCAGGGCGGCAAAGCTACCCTGGAAGCCAACACTATCCTGTGAGGGAAACATGCCTCTAGTTAAGAACCTGGAGGTGGACCCGGACCTCTGCGGCGAGACTTTTCGTCGCAGAGAGTGGGCACTTCAGAAAGATTACATCCGCAGAATGGAGCTTGGAAAAGAAGTCTCCATTCGCGCAGTGACAATCAAGGGCGCGATGATCATCAAGGCTCTTCGTGAGGTCAGCGAAGACGAGGTGAACATCAACGATTCAGTCCTCGAAGTCTACGCAGACGCAGAAGACTGGCTCTGCCGCAAGATGAACACCCTGTTTCAAACTGTGCGCCACCTGGGTATGAACCCGGTGAGCATGAAGAAGCAGATCGCAGCCATGTATGAGAACGGCAGCAACGTCGATCCACTGATTGCAAACGGCTGTGATCTTGTCTGGGTGCCGATGTGCGCCCACGTTGTTGGTGACGAGCGTGTGTATCTGTTCCGAGTAGCGGGCAAGAACGTCAAGAAGATCGACAAGACCAACTCCGGCGTAATTGGCTACACCCGCGAGTACCTCAACACTGTGACCCCTGAAGTCGCAGCGTACATCGCCAAGTTGGAAAGCAAGGCAATGGACGACGAAGAGGTTCGCAACGCCTTCACCCGGCTCGGGTCTGTTCTGCGACCCAAAGCCTACAAAGATGAAATGCTGGCTGAGCGAGCCAAGCAATACGAAAACAGCAAGACCGACTTTGGAGGTTGGGCATGATGCGTCAGTTTCTCAACCAGTGGCGAGGCGAGTCCTCGTCGGTCAACACCTTCGTCGCATCCATGCAGAGCGAACGCTACGCTGATGGCGACGACCATACCCTACTGCCGGCACTCGAACTGTTTCACACCAGCCCGCGTGCCGTCGCTGAGTACCTGTTCACCTACATTGCAACCGCCCCGCGTGAGCTGACAGACCTGGCCAGCCAGGTTCTCGACGCCAGCAAAGGCGTCGTGCTGACTGAGGAAGAGCAGATCGACCTGAAGGCCCTGGCTATCTCCTGCAAGGAGCTGGGCGAGCAGATGGATCGCTTCACCAAGAACATGGCATCGGACAAAGCGTGGAGCGCAATCTACAACGCACCGATCAGTGTGACCCGGGTGTGGCGCACGAAGCGCGGCGAAGAGGTGGTGGGCACCCCTGAAGTGCGCAACGTGCCAATCGACCAGGTTCCCAATCGCTTGTCGAGCCTGGTACTGGTCGAGGAAGAGTCGAGCAAGGGTGTCACACGTCGCCCAATGCTCAGTGTGTCCGACGGTCGCTATCAGTTGGACGGGTCAATCGGTGAGGTGCGTGCCGATTTCCTGATCGACATCCCGGCGATGTTTGCACACGGAGCTGATGTCTCCCCACGCGGCCGCATGGGTCGCGGGTGTGGTCAAAAAGGCACCGAGAGGCTGTTCACCCGCACGATGACAGCAGCGCTCCCACTGTTAGAGGCAACTCTCGCAGTGGCTGAGCCGCTCGTTCGTCGGGGCGTGCTTGAGAGTGACCTGTACCAGTTCGACGAAGTGATCGACTACACGCCGGGAGCGAACCCTCTGAAAGCAGAGGACAATCCCAACGCCAAATATGACATTGGAGGATGGGCATGAAAGAAGAATGGCGATTCATCCCTGGCCACTCAAGCTACGAGGTCTCGAACATGGGCCGAGTCCGTTCTCATAAACGGCTCGACAGCCGCGGACAGCCAAAGCTACTCTCCCTGTCGATGACGGTTGAGAAGCCTACCAAGCCTCGATACTGGAAGGTGGGCCTGAAGCCTGACGTGGGGCAGCGCAGGACGATGGAAGTACATCGCCTTGTTCTGATCACCTTCGTCGGCCCGCCACCCACGATCAAGCACCAGGGCGCGCACAACGACGGCAACGGCCTCAACAACTGGCTGCCGAACCTGAAGTGGGCAACGCAAGCAGAGAACGAAGCCGACAAAATCCTGCATGGCACGGTCGCCCAGGGCGCGTCACACGGCAAAGCGGTGCTGACGGAAGCCCAAGTGCGCCGGATCAAGAAGGTGAAGAAATGGAAGCACGGCATGGTCCGGGCTTTCGCAATCGAGTTCGGGGTCCAAGACTCCGCAATCTCCAAGATCAAACTTGGCCAAAGGTGGAATTCACTATGAGCAAAATCAGAATCATCGGGGTTGACCCGAGCATGAGCAACCTGGGTATCGCGAAGGGTTGGCTTGATCTTCAGACGCTCAAGTGGGTAGTGGAAGAAGTCGAGCTGACCAAGACCGAGAAGGGCAAGTCCAAGACTGTCCGCAAGTCGAGCGACGACTACGACCGCGCCCGGTTGCTGTACGAGGCTCTGAGCGAGTCTGAGAAGGGCGCCGAGATTGCGTTCGTCGAAATGCCAATCGGCTCTCAGAGCGCGGCGGCAATGAAGTCCTACGGCATGTGCATCCAACTGATCGCATCGCTCGACATCCCGGTGATCCAGGTCAGCCCGAACCAGGTCAAGATTCACGCGACCGGCGACCGCATGGCCACGAAGGAAGAAATGATCGCGTGGGCATTCAAGAAGTTCCCAGACATCAACTGGTTGCAGCGCGGCGGCAAGCTGACCCTGAACAACGAGCACTTGGCTGACGCCATCGGTGCGATCAACGCGGGTGTGGAAGAAGACGACTTCAAGGCTCTGATCGCCATGCTTCGCAAAATGACAGCTAGCTTTACCAAGTAGCTGCCGGGTACACTTTCGACCCCTCGATATACAATGGGTTGCGTAGAGCAGCCCATCTAACCACTACATCATGTGTAAGGACTTAAACATGCAGGTCACGAAATCCAACGGCTCCAAGCAAGACTTCGACATCGCCAAGATCATGGCGCATAGCGAATGGGCTTGCCGGGGGCTGAACGTATGCCAGAGCGAACTCGACGCCTCTCTTCAGATTCAGTTCTACGAAGGCATGTCCACTAGCGAAATTGCCCAAGCCCAGATTCAAACCGCCAGCTCGCTGATCAGCCTGGCCCAGCCGGAGTTCGACAAAGTCACCGCACGCTTTGTCCTTCAGCGCATCTACAAGCAAGTCACCGGCGGCGACATCAAGTACCCTTCCATCCGTGCAATGCTGAGCCAGGGCACCCTGTTCCAACAGCTCGACAATCGCCTGCTCGACGGCCGCTTCGACCTGGAAGCCCTCGACGCTGCGATCCAGCCCGAGCGTGACGACCTGTTCGCCTACCTGGGCATTCAGACCATCGCCGACCGCTACCTGCTGACTCGTCCGCTGACGGCGAACGGCAGCAAAGCGATCTACGAAATGCCTCAGCACTTCTGGATGCGCGTAGCAATGGGCCTGAGCCTGCTCGAAGCTGACCCAACTGCCAGCGCCATCGAGTTCTACAACGTGTTCAGCCAGATGGACTACGTGCCATCGACCCCGACGCTGTTCAACTCCGGCACCCGCCACGCTCAGATGTCCTCCTGCTACCTGTCCTACGTGCCGGATGACCTGGAACTGATCTTCGACCTGGGCATCACCCAGTCCGCACTGCTGAGCAAGTTCGCCGGCGGCGTCGGTACTGACTGGACCGAAGTTCGTGCGAACAAGTCCGTGATCAAGTCGACCAACGGCAAGTCGAACGGCATCGTTCCGTTCCTGAAGATTTACAACCAGACCGCAGTCGCTGTGAACCAGGGCGGCAAGCGCAAGGGCGCGTTCTCCCCGTACCTCGAAATCTGGCACGACGACTTCACCGACTACTGTGACCTGCGCCTGCAAACCGGTGACGACAACCTGCGTACCCACGACATTCACCCCGCCGCATGGGTGCCTGATCTGTTCATGGAACGCAAAGAAGCCGGCGGCATGTGGTCGTTCTTCTGCCCATCGGACGTCCCGGGCCTGCACGATCTGTACGGCGACGACTTCAAGAAGGCATACGAAGCAGCAGAGGCAGCCGGCCTGGCTCGTCGTCAGCTCCCAGCAATGGACGTGTGGAAGAACCACCTCGACAAGCTCGTTCGTACCGGCTACCCCTGGATCACCTTCAAGGACGCCTGCAACCGTCGCAACCCGCAAGCCCACGCCGGTGTGGTTCACAACTCGAACCTCTGCACCGAAATCACCTTGATCAACAGCAAGGACGAGACCGCTGTCTGCAACCTGGGCTCTATCGTCCTGGGCAACCACGTCCGCAACGGTCAGATCGACACTGACAAGCTGCAACGTACCGTCAAGACCGCCGTGCGCGCTCTGGACAACGTGATCGACCTGAACTTCTACCCAACGCCGGAAACCGAGCGCAGCAACCTGCGTCACCGTCCAATCGGCCTGGGTGTGATGGGCTACGCCGAAGCCATGCTGCAATGCGGTATCGACTGGGAATCCCAGGATCACCTGCAATGGGCGGACGAGACCTTCGAGCAGATCAACTTCTACTCGATCAAGGCTTCGATGGAGCTGGCCAAAGAGCGCGGCGCGTACCCAACCTTCCCGGGTTCCACCTGGAGCCAGGGCAAGCTGACCATCGACACCGCCAAAGATCAGAAGGTCAACTTCTTCAGCCCGGTAGAGTGGCAACTGCTGCGTGAGGACGTCGTGAAGTACGGCATCCGTAACAGCAACATCATGGCCATCGCACCGACCGCGACCATCGCCAACATCGTGGGCACCACCGAGTGCATCCAGTTGATCAACGAGCGCGAGCTGACCAAAGACAACTTGTCCGGCCGCTTCTTGCAGATCAACCCGCTGCACAAGTACAACCGCCCTGAGCTGGTGAAGACCGTATGGGAAGTTGACCAACTGTGGACCATCAAGGCGGCAGCCCGTCGTCAGAAGTGGATCTGCCAGTCGCAGTCGCTGAACCTGTACAAGACCAAAGACGTCAAGGGCCGTACTCTCGACCTCTGGTACACCACTGCGTGGAAGCTGGACGTGAAGACCACCTACTACCTCCGCAACCAGGGTGCAACTGACGGCGCCGGCCGCATCGAAGACAAGGCTGAAGTGACCGCCGCCCCGGAAGTTGTAGTGGCCCCAGAGGTGATCACTGAATACTTCCAGTGCGAGGCGTGCCAATGATCGACGTGCGACCTGACATCTGAACAGGTAGCAGCTCAGGGACGAGCTGATCCCCACGTAACCCCAACAATCGAGCGCTATCATTAGCGCTCGAATCGTTTAAACAGCATGAGACTCAAAGAATGATCAGCATGTCCGAGAAACTTGTAGAAATCGAACCGATGTCCGAAGAGCAGTGCTGGGCATCCATCGACCGTGTTGCTGAAGTCATGACCGTACCCGGCATGATGCAGTCCGAGCTGAAAGCTGATTCAGACCTGGGCAAGCCGTTCACTGATAACGCCAAGCAAATCCTGCACATCATCGTGGATCACTTCGACGCCGGTGAATCGCCGGATGACGACAAGCTGATCGACGGCTTGAACGACCTGTTCATCCAGAACCAGGCGCTGCAAACCAAGTACACCATCAAGCTGCTGACCCAGGCGTCGATTGCGATGCAGCAATTGCCGCTCGCTGCGATGATCACCAGCATTCAAGACGTCGAATCGAAGGACGGCCTGACCCAAGAAGGTCTGGAAGAACTGAAGGCGATGGAAACCGAAGACAAGAAGTCCGGCATGGCCAGGATCGAACCTCGTCTGATGAAGATCATGGGCCTGGGTATCGACGCAGCCGGCGGTCAGCTTGAGTTCGCACGCCTTCAGAAGATCGTCAGCGACAAGATGCCGGAGCACTTCAAGGCCAGCCCTGAAATCGCCTTCACCTCGCAGATGATCGGCGCAATCATGACCGCTGTCACCGCCCGCGCCGAGTCTCGCGAGTTCACCTTGTCGCAGATTCGTGCGACCATCGAAATGGTGATCGGCGCCAAGCAGGCTCTGACACTGGCCAACATGACTGCGTACCACATGGGGTCGAAGGAAGTGGTCGGCATCCTGGTTCGCAGCGCAGAGCACCACATCAATATCTCTGTGGATGAAACTGTCGTTGAAGTGCCTGAGAAGCAGAAGGTTGAGATTGAAGCGACCCACGTTGCCGATCACAAGCCTACTTCGACCCACGTTGCCGGCAACCGGACTGTCAACTGATGAACGCCAAGCAGCGACGTATCGCTGATAAGGTTCGTCAGCGCGCCTCACTTGACGCTGACGCGAAAGTCCGCGAGCTGGAAGAGAAGCGCCGGCTGTTCGTAGAGGAATGCAGGGCTCAGACTGCTCAGATCGAAGCGAGCCGTCAGCGCCTTGTTCGTGATCAAGAAGAGAACAAGGAAAGCGCGGTACGCTTCCAGGCTGAAATGGAAGAGGCTCGACTGAACTTCGTTCGCCAGTCCATAAGCCTCAAAGATGCGAACGTGGTACGGGAAGTGCTCCTGCTGCTTGAGCTGGATGAAGACCCGGCTGCAATCGCCCTGAAAATCCGCCAGCAGTTTGGCTTACTGATCCCGGAGTGGTGACAGATGGCCTCAATCGACTTTACGACGGTTGAGCAGTACGAAGAGGCTCGCGAGCAAATCGAGGCTCTTCTGCTGGAGAACCACAGAACCATGAAGCGTGCCGAGCATCTGACGAGCGAGCTGGAGCAGAAAGCAGGCGACCTCAAGGAGTGGCAAGATGCTCTGGACAAGGAGCAAGATCACTTCTCCATCGAGAAGGAGCGGTTCGAGGCCGATCAACACAAGGTTCTTGAGCTTCAGATGGTGATTCAAAGAGCCGTTGAGCGTGTGAACGCTGCGAACCAAGACCCGATTGAGGTCATCAACGAGGCACTTCTGCTGCTGGAGCTTGACGAGAGCCCGGAAGAGATTGCCAAACTGCTTCGCGAGAAGCGTGAAGCCCTAGACGTCAAATGGTGAATCATGAGAATTGAAGCCCCGCATCAAAAACTGACCCTGCAAAGCAGCGACCCGTCCAGCGACGGGCGCCTTGAGGTCTACTACGACAATCGCGGTGAACCCTATCGCCAGGGCATCAGCCTGAGCCTCGAACGCCGCGACCTCGATGTCTCGGCCAACGTGTTCCTGGAAACCTGGGAATCGCGTGCGCTGCGTGACCTGCTGCTGAAACTGTATCCACTTCAGATGCCACCTGTAGCGCCGGACGGTCTGCTGACCACCGTAGCCGACAAGATCGCCGCTGGTGAGGTCGTAGACGCCACTGAGAGCGCCGGAGAGACTGCGCAGTACATTCGTGACCTCGTCAGCGCATCGTCGCTCCAGGACGCTTACACGGGCTCCCAGGAAGAGAAGCAGGAATGGAAGAAGCGTGCGCTCGAAGCTGAAGCCGAACTGCGCGATCTGCCGACGATTGAAATGGTACTTTTGCAGGCGCAACGCTATGCTAAGGCCACAACCGACGAAGAGCGCACCCATGAGCTGGGTGACCTTCGCAACATGATCATCCATCTTCCAAGCGACTCGAAATAAAGGTTCATTCCATGTCCGTTATCATTACCCCGCAAGAGCGGGCGCTGAAAGTCATCAACAACCGCCGCGTCATCCTGGGCGAAATGGACGAGCTGATGGCTCCGTCCCCGAAGAAATACTCCCTCCCTCTCGAAATCATGGAGAAGGGCCTGCGCGACGACTGGAAACACTGGCACGTCAACCTCGTCGACGACCTGGCTCACTTCCGTGAGTTCGACAAGAAGACCCAGCGCTCTGTTCAGATGAACCTGGGCTTCCTGTCCAACCTCGACGGCATCCAGCTCGGCACCCTCGCTAACAACATCCAGGCGCACATCACCTGCCCGGAATACCGGATGGCGATCACTCGTCAGGCGATGGAAGAGCTGACCCACGTTCTGACCTACGACCGCATGATCACCAGCCTCGATATGGACCCTATCGAGACCTACAACCTGTTCATGACGGACGAAGTCCTCGAAATCAAGAACAAGCACATCATCAAGATGGCCAACCTGTTGGGCAACGACTTCACCGGCGAGAACTTCGTCCGTGCAATCGTCGCCAACCAGGCGCTCGAAGGCGTCTACTTCCAGATCGGCTTCAAGCGGTTCTACATCCTTCACAAGCGCGGGAAGATGGGTGGCTGCGCCCAGAACATCCGCTACATCCAACGGGACGAAGCGAGCCACCTTCGCCTGTTCAACGCAATGTGGCATGACGTCCGTCGTGAGAACCCGGAGTTGTTCACCCCTGAAGTCCTGAAGGACTGCGGTGAGATTCTCCGCGTGGCTGGTGAAATGGAAATGACCTGGAACCGCCATGTGAACCAGGGCGGTCAGTTGGGCATCACCGACGAAATCAGTGACGGCAGCATCATGTTTGGCACCAACGGCGTTGCCCGAGCAGTGGGCCTCCCAACGCCATTCCCTCATGTGACCAAAGACCCTCTCGCCTGGACCGACGCCTACCTCAATGAGCACGGCATCGAAACCAACTTCTTCGAGCAACGTGTGGTTGAATACGAAGACAAGGGCCTTGAGTGGTAACGTAAAGCGATGAAGGAGCCCGGGTCAGCAATGATTCCGGGCTTTGTTGTGTACGACCTACTTAAATCCAAGAGGATATGCAAATGTTCAACTGGCACAGCCACACCCTGGATGCAATCAACATGGCAGTGATTTTGGTGACCGCCCTGTTGGTCATCAAAGATGTCCGCTTGTTGAGTCGCCGTTGTCACCGCAAGACCTTCGCCGGCTGTGTGAGAGGTTCGTAAAATCGCGGCGAAAAATTAGACGATTTTTGCCACGTACCTTACACAAAGCCCCATCAAGTCCCTCGTTCTGTGTGACATAGTGATCATGACTATTGAACGCAGAACGAGGGATTTTTCATGCGAGCGAATATGAGAGCGATACAGACGTCCTCCGCGTTAGTTGTGCTCATTGCTGCAAGTGTTCTAGTTGTCGTCGCTGCACACGCTACAGAGCGTCACAGCGACACGCACAGCGAGCACAGACATAGCAGACACGAAACGCGACACATACACGCAGAACGCGAGCGCTACGAGCACCCGCCGCTGCACAGCGAAGGCACTCGGGAAGATGCCGACGCCTATCCCTCGTTCGATGATCCGGCTGACTACCGTGAAACCAATCGCTACAACCCATACTCCGATGAAACCTACGACGAAGAGTGACCAATGAACCAACACGACAGCTTGTACCTTCAAACTTGCCAGGGCCTTCTGGAATACGGGCGCCCGAGCAGTGACCGCACTGGCACCGGCACGACGAAAGCGCCGGGTCTGAACATGCGGTTCTTCATGCAGGACGGCTTCCCTCTGCTGACCAGCAAATTCACCGGGATGCGTCTGATCGAGCTGGAACTGCGCGCATTCCTGAACGGCATCACCGACAACAACTTCCTGAGCAGCCAGAACGTCCACATCTGGGATGCGTTCGCCAACGAGAAGGGCGAGCTGGGTCCGATCTATGGCGCAATGTGGCGCAACTGGCCTGTCATGTGTCAGAGCGGCGAAAGCTATGAGGTCGATCAGATCGCCGAGCTGATGAAAGGCTTGCGTGAGAAGCCAATGAGCCGTCGTCACATCGTCACTGGCTGGAACCCGGCTCTTCTGCCTGTCGAGGGGCGCAGTCACGCTGAAAACGTCAACGCCGGCCTCCAGGCGCTGCCACCGTGTCACACCATGTGGCAGGTCCACTGCCATGAACTGACAGTGGAAGAGCGGGAAGAGCAGCACAAGCTCCGCAACGGCAGCGTTTTGCTGGGCAGCAAGACCGAGAGCTTCCGGCACCAGGTTCTGGATCGCCTCGAAGTGCCTAAGTACGGTGTCAGCCTGCAACTGTTCCAGCGCAGCGCCGATATGTTCCTGGGCGTGCCGTTCAACATCGCGTCGTACAGCCTGCTGTTGCACTACATCGCCCACAGCCTGAACATGGTGCCGCACAGCTTCATCTGGAACGGCGGCGACTGCCACATCTACAACAACCACGTCGAGCAGATGAACCTTCAGATCAGCCGTGAGAAGGATGCGCCGCCGAGCCCGCAAATCCGCTTCAAGTGCGCACCCAAAGACATCTGGGACTACACGGCAGACGACTTTGAAATCGTCGGCTACGAACACATGGGCAAAATCCAGGGGGATGTGGCTGTATGAGCATTCGCAAGCGGCAAATCGCAATCTCGTTGAACCACAACGGCGTCATTGGCGTAGACGACAAGCTCCTGTTCTCCGCGCCCGCTGACCTGTCCAAGTTCGCCAAGTTCACCGACGGCACGTCGATCATCGCCGGCCGCGTCACCGCCCAGCAGATGGTCAACTGCGGTATGCGGATCAAGAACCGGCGCCCTCTGATCGTCATCACCGAGACGGGTATCATCGAAGGCACCTGTGATCAGGACGACAAGTGGATCTACTACGTCAAAAACCTGCAAGATGCGCTGATCCAAGCAGAAGTGCTGTGCCTGGACCTGAGACTGAACGGCTACACCGTCGCCGGCGGCAAGCGGGTATACGACGACTACCTGAATCTGGTCGACTCGGGGAAAGTGCGCCCCAACGCTGCGTACCTGTTCTCGCACAAAATGGACCCGATGGTCCCGGCAGTGGCCCTGAGCCGTGACTTTGCGCAGGTGAGAAAGCTGCTCGAAGTCCGCATGGCGCAGCCAAGATACGTGTGGCACGAAGCAGACGTGGTCGGCACAGACTTCAACGGCAAGCGGGTGCGCGCAATCGAGGGCAATTTCGGCTACCTCTACGACAACCGTGAGGTCGATCCGTATGAAGTGAAGATGGTCGAAAGCCATGCCCGAGTAGAAACCGACGGTGGCGAGGTCAGCATCGACCTCTTCAGAATCACTGGCTGGGCTCGCAAAACGGAAATCAAGTCTGTCGAGATTCACACTCTCGGCGGGAAGACAATTACCGTGCGTCCACGCAGTGCTGCCGGGTTGAATTCCCTACTTTTCGCGCTCAACATGACAGCGTTCGCTTAATCAATAGCCCGGTGTAACAGCCGGGCATCACCCTGAAGGAAAAACCATGAAGCCTCAATTCATCATCGGCGTTAAGACCAAGACCATTCGCGAAGACATTGGTCTGAAAAACGGCTTGAGCCCGGTAGACATCCAGCAGATCGTCCACCTGGTACAGCCTGGCGTCGTGATTGGCCAGCGTGACGCTCTCGAAAGCGACGAAAGCGTATTGCAGATCATCCCGGGCCTGGTTCTGTCGCAGTTCGATTCGTCCGCGGGCGTCATGAAGTACGTTCCCTTTCGGCGCACCAAGCTGGTAGGTGAAAGCCGTCTTGCAGGTGCTGTCAGCGTCATGTTCGGGGGTCACATTGACCTGGCCGACGTGATCCATCACGAAAGCGTGATCAACCTGGTTCCAACTATCGGCCAAGCCATCGGCCGTGAAGTTCAGGAAGAGGTCGTCTTCTCTGGCATGGCCGGCGCAGACCTGAGCATGTTCTCTGTGGGCGTGCTGCTCGACGACAGCGACAGCGTTGGTCGCGTCCACATGGGCGTCATCATGAATGCCCAGCTCCCAGAAGGCGCGACCGCAATGTGTGCTGAAGCAGAACTGGAGTCGATGGCTCCGATGTCCGCCCGCGAGCTGCTTGATTCCGGCCTGCCGCTGGAAAACTGGACCCGCATCATTCTGGAATTCATGCACGAAGTGGAGAACATGGCATGAAGTTCTTGGGACTGGCCGGTACTCACGGCAGCGGCAAGACCTCCCTGTGCGAAGCCTACGTGGCCAAGAACCCAGGCAGCTCGTTCATCAAGACCGGCATCAGCGACATCTACAAGGCGCTGAACCTGGACCCGAAAGTGCGCATGACCCTGGAGCAGCGCATGGAAGTCCAGGAGAAGGTGCTGAACGTCCTGTGCGATCAGTGGGAGCAGGGCCTGCTTGCTCACAAGGGTGACGGCAACTGCATCAGCGACCGGACTCCTTACGACCTGATCGCCTACACCCTGGCTGAAGTCAGTGGTTACGACGACATCAGCGACGAACTGAGTACCCGGATCGTCAGCTACATCACCTTGTGCCGCCTGGCTGCCCAGGCTTTCGACGGATTCGTTCATGTTCCAATCGCTCTACCGATGGTTGCTGATCCCACTGGCAAAGTTCGTGCTGCAAGTAGTCTTGCTTATCGGGTTCACCTCGACATGCTTATGACCAAAGCAATCGAGGACGGGGGTCACACCCCATATCGCATTCACGGTATCGACATGGCTGAGCGCGTGAAGTCGGTCGAGCGGATTTTCGAGGGTGTCGAGTCGATCCCCATCTGATAGCCGTCTAAGCCCAGAGTAAAACTGACAGACTGTCTCTTAACAGAGCAGTCTGTTTTTTATTGTCAAGAGAAAAGTGGGAAATGAGCCGAGAAGACAAGAAGTACAGCCGTGAAGCGTGGATCAAAGCGGTGCAGGGCGGCTCAGTCCTGGCCAGTTACGAAGTCTGGGTGCGCAAATCCAAAGCAGCCGACGAACAGAAAGCCCTTGAACTCAAACAAAGCGAGAAGAACACCATGACCGACAAGACCAACACCGCCGCTGAAGCCCGTCAACGCGCTCGCCAGGTGAGCCCTGAAACCAAAGCCCGGATCGAGCGCATGGTCGCTGCCGAATTCTCGAAAGAAGAAATCGCCGACATCCTCAAGATCAACGTGGAATCCATCGACCGCGCTCTCCGCACCGTTCTGGAGCCGTTCACCAGGGCCGATGTCGAGTTGATCACCCTGGCGATGGGTATGCTGCGCGGTCGCAAGGATCGTGACTTCCACGAAGACCGTGAGTTCGATCAGCTCCTGCTGCAAGCCAATAATGCCGACGCGGGAAAGGTTGAAGCCCTGCACAAGCGCCTGCAAGCCAACGGCCTGCTTGTTGACTGAGGACTGACTCAATGAGCGCCAAGAAATCTCTGGTCGAATACTGCGGCCGCAAAGGCATCAACCCGGATGGTCAATTCATCCAGGAAGATGGATACCTCTTCACCGATGGCTATCTGATCGGTGAGCGTGCGGCCAACCGCCGGGCGAGCAAGTTCATGCGCCTGTCGAAAGAAGCAACCCGCCAGCAGAACGAGCGCATCAAGGAACTGGAGATTGACCTCCAGTTCAAGGTCTCTGAGGCGCACGTCGCAACGATGGGTCGTCTGATGGGTCTCCAGGAGGCCGTACAAGCCCTTCTGGACGACGAACTCGCCGGTGTTCAGTGTCACCCTTGCGACCAGCACAACAACGACGTAAAGGCTCGCAACCTGCCGCCGCTGTTGCGTCAACTGTATGAGGTGTTTCATGGCCAAAAGTAAGAACCCAGGCTATCTCAAGAAGGGCACAATCCTGTGCCCTAATGACAAAGAGCCACTGCACTGGGAGCAAATGGGCGGTATGCGGGTCATCAAGGTGCAAGACGGCATCGAACTGCTGCAAGCCAAGTGCGTCAAGTGCGGGTGGTATTTCGGAGTACACGCCAAATGAAGAAGAAACAAGCTCGCATCCTGAAGAAGAAGGTCGGTCCAAAGGCTCAGCTTGCCGAGAGCATGTATATCGGCACCCGGCGTCACTTCTGGGTGATCATGAGCGGCTTCTCAATCAGCATCGAGCACAGCCCAAAGAAAGCGAAGGCAACCTGGCGAGCGTGGAATGCAAGCGCTTGGCAGAAGAAGGTGACTCAATGATCACGTTCCTCACAGCAATCGTCGCCTTCATGATCGGTCACGGTATCGGCTGGAGCCGGGCTCACTTGACGGTAGCGACAGAGTGCCAGCGCCTGGGCAAGTTCTTCGTCAAGAAGGACGTTTATCACTGCACGAAGGTGGAGTGGGCTCACCCGGAACCTGAGAAAGAAAAGGAAGAGCGCACCTATGGCAATTGAAATCAAGATCGACGATGCGGTCATCCAGAAGCTGGCCGACGACGCTGTTCAGCGCGCAGTGAAGTCCACCGTCGAGAACTCGTCCGTGATCAAGCAGGCTGTCGAGAAGGCAATCGCCGGCGTCAAGATCGACACCAAGCAGATCGAGGACGCAGTGGTTCAGTCCATCAAGAACGTCACCAGCAGCCCGGCGTTCCTCGACGATCTGATCCGTCAAGCGATCATGAAAGGCGCACCCAAGCTCACCGGGTCGTTCGATGCGTCCCTCAGAGCGGCTGGGAAGCGCATGGCGCTCGATCCCGAAACCCTGGAGCAACTGATCGAGGGTGTGAAGCACAAACTGACCGCCGAAGCTGAAGAGCGTCGTGCGGAAATGGAAATCAAAGGTATGGGGGCATTCGCATGAATCTGCCCAACGCCAAATGGCTTGACCCGAAGGACGCGCCCAAAGACGGCACGATCCTCGTTCTGCTGGTTCGCTTCAAAGAGAACAGCACCGCCGACGCAACGACCGCTGTAACGATTGGCTCGAATCACTTCAACGACAACGAGCAAGACGAGTGGCTGTTCGCTGGCTGGGACTGGAACTACGACGAGTGGACTGCGGGCCTGGGTGAAGTGATCGGCTGGTGGCCTCTTGTGACGCCGGAGGTTCCCGTTGAGCCAGAGTAAACGCCAGTCGCTGATCGAAATCTGTACCGGGACAGCAATCGGGTATGTGGGTAGCTGGATGATCGCGCTCGCGTGTGTTCACTACTTCACCGGCCCGGTCGCTATCACAACTGCAATCACAACCATCTGCACCGTCTGGAGCCTCGTTCGCGGGTACTTCTTGCGGCGCTACTTCAACAACAGGAAGGCACGACCATGAAAAAGCTCACCGACAAGGTCAAGATCCACGAATCGAAGGCGCTGCGCACCCTGTCACGTCGCCAGGCCAGGAAGCTCGCTGCCCAGGCCGCCAAGCATCGCTGTGACGCCATGAAGCACGGTGCAAATGCGACCGTCGCCGGTGGCAAGATTTACACCAAGCATCACCCGATCTACGAAGAGTTGATCCTGCCCCTGCTGGAAGAGGCTACCCGAATCGCCTCCAACGCCGGGTTCGACATTCTGCTTCAGGTTCGCACGCCGCTGATCAGCGAGCCGAACTTCACGCACGCCATTGGCGGCTTCCAGGATGAGAAGAACCTGACGCCAACCATGAAGGGTTGCATTGACCTGATCCGCAAGCGCCCATCGCTGGGTGGGCGCTTCATTTAACGAAATGCAGAGCCCTCCAGAAACCACTGAAAAGCTGTGATAATTGCAGCTCATTCAGAAGCGAGGTAGCCAATGACCGACGAATACTCCCTCGACGACGAGCTGACCCGGAAATCCGGGGAGGCTGCGTTGTGGCTCGACAATGAGCTGAGACGTGGGGGCGTCACCCGACTTGAGGCGTACACTGCGCTGATGGTGTTCGACATGATCACCCTGGGATTGATCGACCCCAAGTTCAACGACTGGTCACGCGAAGAGCGAGACAAGGCGATGTACCAACGTCCTGACAAGGTCGTGATGCACCGCTTTGAGCCTGATGGTCGTGAGACTGTGATCAGCGTGAGCCTCAACCGTCGGGCGGGCACGGTAGACGTGACCCAACTGACAAGAAACCCGACCCATGAATCGAAGACCCACACCTTCGACGAAGAGACGGACCCTGTAACCGCCGCTTGTGCTGGGTATCTCAAGATCATTGAGCGACTACAGAGCAAGGGCCTGGTAGTGGTGGCATAAATGGTATGGAAAGTGGCAACAATCGGCGACATCGAGACCACCGGCCTGAAGCAAGAAGACGGGCACCGGATCATCGAAGTCGCCTTGTCCGTTTGGGCTTTCAACACCGTCACTGGTGACAAGCGCAAGCTGGGCAAGCCGTACATTCAGCGCATCAACCCGGAACGACCTATCGACCCAGGAGCTGAAGCAGTCCACAAGATCAGCCTGGCTGACTTGCGTGGCAAGCCGAAGTGGGACAAGGTCGCCCCAACTGTTTCGGGAATCCTCTCTCGCACCGACGTGTTCATCGCTCACAACGCAGCCTTCGACGCCCCGTTCCTCGCGCTCGAACTGATCCGTGTGAAGATGCCGATGCCGACCTTCGACGTGTACTGCACGATGGAGCAAGGGCGCAAAGCTACTGGCTTCGGCAAAGTCCCCAACCTGGGCGAACTCGCCTACGCTTGCGGCTATGACTACGACACCGACGCAGCCCACTCGGCTCTCTACGACACCCAGTTGTTGGAGAACTGCTATTGGTACGGTGTTGAAAACGGCCTCTTCAAGAGCCCGGCTGACATCTAAACGCCACGCTATGCCTGAGAAATCAGCGCATAGTGTGCATCTATCGAAACAGCACATAGCAAGAGAACAATCACATGGCTGATATTTATCAGAACATCGACGGGACCAGCATCGGGTCGAAGACCTGGGCCGAGAAGAAGGACTCGCCGGAGTGGACTCTGAAGGAGTACCGCAACGACAAAATCTGGGTGCGCCTGCACTGGATCGGCCGCTATCGCAAAGACCTGCCGGCTGAGTACCGTCATTCGCACGGCATCCAGGTCTACAACCGCTTGATCGTCAAGAAGACCGAGTGGGAAGAAGAGACCCTGGAAGATAAAGGCTGGGTGCTCGATCCGGCTGCGACCCAGACCTTCCGCACCAAGTCTGCTGCTGAAGCTGCATACGAAGACATGCTCCTGCGCTACACCGCATCGAGCCTGGAAATGGATGAAGACGGTGAAATGACCTTCGTCGAAGTGGACAACCAGCTCGCACCGGTGGTGCCAGGTTCGTCGCTGATCCTCGATGAAGAACAGGTCGCACGCGCTGCTGAGAAAGGCATCGACGCCGGGGGCTGGTCTTGAGCCACAACTTTGAACTAGAGGACGTGCCAGATTACCTGGCACAGTTCCCTGTATTGAAAGGGAAAACTCAACTCGGTCGAGGCGAGTTTTCCGTAGTCTTCGAGGGCAGTTGCCCTAATACCGTGCTGAAGCTGACCGCTGACTACACCACCGTCAACTTGCTGTTGCTGGGGCGTGTCAAAGGCTGCGAAGGCATCGTGGAGTTCATCGAGTATCACGGCTTCATGGATTCACCAGAGCACCCGGATGGCGTGCATCTTATCGAGCTGAAGCGCTTGCGGGACATTTGTCCGTGTGATGACCGCTCGCTGTATTACGAGCGCGAATCGCTCATAGCGACCGTCAGACACCGCATCATGGAAAGCGACCGCTACGAGGGGATTCTGCCAGCGCAAGAGCGTCACGCGGGCGCATTGCAGGAGCTTGCAATGTCGAACCTCTTCAGTGCGCATATCTCCAGAGCGCTTGAGTGGATCGCCAACTTCATGCGCGCCAGCACGCTCGATCTGCTGCATGACTTGTGCAACCCGGCGAACTACATGACAGACGGCAAGCGCCTGATCATCACCGACCCGCTGGTGACTGTTCCGGCAGGTTGACAGAGCCCAGGATTTCGCCACGCACTGCCTATTCCTGCTCTGTATAGTTCACTTACTGAAACGCGACACACATTAAACAACTCAGCTTAAACAGGTACTTACAGCATGGCCAAGAACGCACTGCAACAGATCGAAGACGCGCCTCAAGAGAACGCTGGCGTTGAAGAAGTAGTCATCGGTGGGGCTTCCAGCTCTGTCGAAGAACTCGACGCCATGTTCGACGACCTCGAACTGAACCTCGATGGTCCGTCGACCTCTTCCATCGTCGTCAATGGTCTGCCTGAGCAGCCAGAAGTCCACGACGAGGCTCAACTGATCGCAGCCGGCCGTGCTGCAACCAATGAAGAGCTGCAAAAGCTCGCCATTGAAGAAATGAACGAGAACTCCGAGCACCACCCGGAAGATGCTCAGACCCCAGCCGCCCAGACCAAGAAGAAGGCTCCGGTCACCAAGCGCATCAGCACCGCCGGCATGGCGAAGTCTGAAGCTCTGGCGACTGCACTGGGTGACAAGCTCGACACGCTCCTGATGGTCGACAGCGACGACCTGGCTCTGCCCGCTGACGAGCAGTTCGACAAGCGCATCGCCTTGCTCGAACGCATCGACGGTCTGCCGAAGAAGATCGGTGAGAAAGCCACCAACCTCTTCGCACACGTCAGCAAGGGTGCCCAGCTCTCGAACTACACCAAGATCGCCATCAACCTGCTCGCTGCGAATGGTGAAATGACCAGCAAGCAGCTCAAAGACACGTACCTCGCCCGCCCGTACAGCGAAGGCACCGCGTCGAGTCAGACGACCCAGCTCATGAATCTGCTGCCAGCGCTGGGCATCGCGAAGAAGGAAGCTGGCAAGCTGGTCGTCAACCCGACCTCGACCCTGTTCCCGGTGCTCACTGCCGCAGCAGAAGCAGCGCCTGAGAGCCTGGAAGACGACGCGGAGTAATCCACCACCACCTGGTTAACGCCCTCTTCGGAGGGCTTTTTTATGGGAGATAGGAAATGGGCAAGCTGGATGCGTGCAATCTGGATGTGTACAAGCACGGCGAGAGCATGGGCCTGTACGACATGCCAAAAGACGAAGCCGAAAAGCTCTGTGAGCGGCTGACCAAAGAAACTGGCCGTCTTCACGACTGGCACTACATCGGCGGCCGGGTGCATGTGAAAGCTCTGCCAAAAGACTTCAAGCCTGAAACAGTGAGTGACTGGGCATGAACTGCACCATTTGCAACCTGCCTATCGTTCTGGTCCCCAGCGCCGCTGAGCGGGCCAAGCGCTACGGCGGGAAACCGTCTGACTACACCAAGCTGTTCACCACTCATGCCAAATGCGCTGTCGATAAGCGTGAGGCTGAAACCATCGCTCTGATTCGGAGGAAAAATGCCCAAGCTAACCTGTGAACTGGTTCCATCCAACCAGTGGGGCACGAACCTGCGCAGCGTCCTGGCTCCGAAAGTCTGGGACTCGCTCCGCAAAGCCTGCTACGAACGTGCCGGCCACCGCTGCGAGATTTGCAATGGCGTCGGTCGCACCCACCCGGTCGAGTGCCATGAAACCTGGGAGTACACCGATGGCCCCGTGTGGATTCAGAAGCTCACCGGGTTGATCGCGCTGTGCCCAAGCTGCCACAAGGTGAAGCACATTGGCTTCGCGCTGACGCAGGGTGATCGCGCTTTCATGGCTGCGCTGAACCACCTGGCCAAAGTCAACGGCTGGTCGCCCACGCGGACGTATGACTACGTGAACAACCAGTTCGAGATTCACCGGGTTCGCAGTCAGATGCACTGGGTCATGGACCTCGACTGGCTCGACAACATGCAAAGCTACATCGACGAGACAGCAACCGCAGCACGGCAAGCTCGCTCTGAGCGCGCTGCTGCGACGATAGCGAATATGACTCGCAAGCGTGACGCTTAGAGCGAATCGCTCTTAAACGAGCGCACAGAGCGTCCAACAGAGCTGAGTGGGCGCCAAGTAGTGCCACTCAGCAGTCTGTAGAATTGCAGACTTGAAGGAGAGTTTTATGCGGAAGAGCAGACAACCCGGCTTCGACAAGATGCTCGAAGCCAAGCGTGAAAACGCCAAGAACATCATGAGCCAGTTCACCCAGAACTGCGACGGGTGCAGCGTCGTCAGCAGCAAGGCGAAGCTGTTCGACCTGGAAGAAGGCCGCTTCTGCCTGAAGTGCCTCCCGGATGGCATGACTGGCATCGAAGCGCTCGAAGCCCACACTGAGCGTCAGGCTCGCTTGCAAGAGCAGCGCGACAACCCGGTGCGGCCGGAAGACTTCGGTGGCTGGTCATGAACCAGAACATGAAGGACTTCTTCTACGGGATTCCCGTCTACAAGCAGCACCGAATGGACGACGAGGATGACCTCGAAGCCGAGACCATCAAGGCCGAGAACAGCGCCATCAAGCGCGCCCTGGCTATGGCTATCGAGCAGCGAACTCGTCACCGTGACGGGAAAGTTGAATCTGTTCGCCGTCAGATCGAGCAGGCTGAACTTGACGCCATCGCTGCCGACTTCGAGGCCGAAGAGCGCAAGAAGAGGCTTGAGAAGATGGGCGCCGGGAGCTGGGCATGAAGTACACCGCAGAATCTGAAAACCTAGCTATCGAACTGGCCAGGCTCGACATGGAGCAGCGAGCCATCGAGAAGAAGAAGGCTGCTGAAATCAAGGCTGCGGCCGACATGGTGAAGCTGGAGAAAATCCGCATCGAGCGTGAGGCGGCAGCGATCAAGGAGGCTCAGGAGGCAGCAGCGGCCGAAGCCTACACCTGGATGAAGGTGTTCAGCGCGCTCGATGATAGAGGCTTAGAGGCTGACAAGATCATGACGGCCATCAAGCAGATGCAGGAACAAGGGCACACCGCTGAAATGTGCCTGGAAATGATCGAGAAGACGGCTATCAAGCCCAAAGCTCCACCCGCACCAAAGAAAGAACCACCCCGCCCGGCTGCATTCGGCACATGGGCATAACTGAAGAGGCAACACAATGAAGACGTTTGCAAAGGAAATGTGGCACCTGCTGGTGTTTACCGGCGCGCTGGTATGTTTCAACATCGGCCTGAAGGCTGCGATTATGTCGTTCGTCGATGCGCTGGACGGCGACATCAAGTGGGTGACGTTCCTGTACATGGTGCTGGTCGCCATTGCCCTGGGTATGCTGACGCTCAAGACCTTTGAGTGGCTGCACAAGCAAATCGCCGAGACGCGCGGCATGAAATACTTCAAGGCCGCTATCGAAAAGCATACCGCCGAGCTGAATAAGCACCAGAAGGAAATCGAGGACAAGATCCTTGAATACTCCAAGAACAACAAGGAGCTGCACAACGCCAATCTGATGCTGGCTGACGAACTCAGAAAGGTGAAAGCCGAGTTGTACGCAGAGCGGAAGCCAGTCATGGTCGAGCAGCACTTCGACGATTGGGCTCTGAACCAGTTCGTGACTCAACTGCGCGCCAAACTCAAGCGCAAGCGTGGAATGGGTCGCGCCGGCTGGAATGACTGTCAGATCACCATCCTGCACGACCTGCTCGTCGAAGAGGTCGAGAGCCTCAACGTGGAGAAGATGGACATGGTCGACATCGGCAACTACGCCATGATGTGCTGGATGCGGGATGCGTTCCCGGTCGAGTGCGAGAGCGCAGCCCTGAAGTCGGTGCGCCAGATCGAGGCGTAAAGCTGGCACCCACACAAGCCCAACGTGCGCTCTATAAACTGAGCGCACTCACAGCGAAACGATGAGGCAACCCATGAAGATTGTAGGCAAAGCAAAGGGCAAGGCTCCGAAAGCCTGGTCACTGATGAAAGACACCGTCACCGGTCACTACTACGTCGGCTGGGACGGGCACTGGCCTCTCAACGGCCCCGCTGATTCGGTCAACGCTTCAGCAGCAGCCGCTCGCGCTGCCCTGGGTCCAGAACCTGATCTTGGCGTAGACGTAGCATGGCCCGGGTTCCACATTCATGGCCGCCCAGCTCACGCCACCCCTCTGACCCAGCAGCAGCTCGACGACTGGGCCGCGTATGAAGCGTCCAACAAGCGCAAGTACGCCCACAACGAATGGCGCAAGCAGAAGAACATCAGCCAGGTTGAAGCGCTGGACTACGTGCCGATCTTTGAAGACGTGCTGGAGTTCCAGAACTACTCACGCGGCCGCAGCTCTGTGACGCTTGTGTTCAAGGCCAGCAACGGTCAATTCATCGAATTCGGCCCAAGCGGCATCGACGGGCTGATTCGGGGCATCATCGACGGCGTAGCTGCACCGCAGTTCATTGCCGGCTCGCTGGAAAAGGGCATCAAGGCTCGCTTCAAGTTCGTGAAGAAAGGCGCGAACACCTACGCAGAACTGACTGAGGAATAAGCAATGTCCGGACTCGCCGTTATCGGATGGATCGTCATCGCAGCCATCGCAGTCTATTGCGTGGTCGTAGCAATCCAGATTTTCCGCTTCAGCCTGGGATTCGCCGGAAAGGTCGCCGGCGAGTTCTACTTCCTGGCCGTAGTAGCCGTTATCTTCATCTGGCTCAGCTACTACACCTTCCCGTTCCATATCTCGATGGTGGTCGCGCAATGATCTGGCTCCATCGACTGCGCAATCTGCCGATGCTCCTGGTCCTGCACCTGAAGCACAGCAACCAGTTCATGAAAGTGGAGGACGCCCAGCTCGATCTGTATGCAGCCTGCACGTCGATGCCGGGTGAAATCGAGATTCATGCTCAACTGACCCGGACTCTCGAAGCGGAACTTGAAACGATGGCTGACATCGACGAGCGGATCGAGAAGCTATGGCACCGTTGAAGTTTGAAGAAAGGCTCAAGCAGGTCTGCATCGCCGAAATGATGCAGCTCCTGGTTGTGCGAGCAGACCAGCTTCGTCGCGCTGACGAGATTCGCCAGCGTGAGGAAGATGAACTTGAAGAAGCCATACAAACTGAATGGCAAATCGAAACTCAAAAACTGATGGGAGGTTGGGCATGATCTGGCCGTTTACCGAATTGAAGAAGCTGCGTGACGCACTGGCTATGGCCAACGAGACCAACAAGCAAGCGGTCGAGAACTTCACGTCGTTGCACCAGACCAGCGTCAAGCAGGGCAAGCTGATCGACAAGTTGAGCCAAGAACTCGAAAGAAAGCGTATGCGCCTGGTCGCTTGTGGTGTGGGTGCAATGGCGAACACCCGGGAGTCGGCAGCACAGCAGCGTGTGAAGCCGGATAGCCCGTACTACTGCGCCAGCGTCGGTGACGTCTACAGCGCGGTCGACCGGGAAATGAAGCATCGCGAAGACCTTGAGTCAGCGCTGGATCGCATCGCTGACATGGTGAAAGGTGACGACGGGCAAGCCTGGAAAGAGGCTGAGAAGTTCCTCAGCCTACATCGCAGCACCAAGATTTGCGTCAAGTGCGGCAGCGACATGATCCCGATGCACAGCGAAGACAAGAAGCTGTGCAGCAACGGCGCCTGTGGTCATGAGGTGCTATGGACCTTAGCTGAAGGCCAGCACTATCAGTACAAGCGGAACGTCGAGCCCTTTGTCGAAGACCGGTCGAATCAGCAAGCAGAGCTTGAGCCTCCACGCGCCACCCTTGAGCGCTTATAATCAAATCTGTTAGCAAGAGGAAATCGTTATGCCTTCAATCGCAATTTGCCCGAACGCTGACATCCCGGTGGACATCGTCAAGAACCTCAAGGGGTTCGAGACACCACTCGAAGGTGCCAAGTTCCTGATCGAAATGCACCTGAACGCTGCAAAGGGCCGGCTTGAAGCGTCCCGTCTGTTGGCTGAAGTCGACGACATGGTTCGCAAAGCCAAATCTGACTGTATCGACGAACACTTCGGTGACTGAATGAGCCGCATCAAGGCTTTTGTTGAAGAAGATCCAGAGCTGATCGTGATCATGGGCATTTTGTCCGTGATCACCGGCATCACCATTCTCGTATTGAGGTAGACATCATGGCACTGCACGTCAAAACCAACCTGCAAACCTCGCTGGTCAACAAGGCCACCAACCCGGACTACTTCTACAGCGAAGACGCTGAAGATGGCGATGCTGGCATGACTCTGCCGGCAATGCAGAAGCTGGTCGGTGGCTTCATCCAAGTCGTCAATCTGCGCAAGCCCCTGGTCGTCGAGGGTATCTCCTACGTCCACCTGGTCTGCAACGAAGAAGGCAAGCTGAGCGGCCTGGCGTTCAACGCAATCGCCACCCGGCTGGCCAAGCTCGACAACTCGATCAGCGTCGGTGATGTGATCGTTGGCGACGTGCTGCTGCTTGAGCGCGGGGAAATCAACTGATGGCCGTGCGCAACTTCGTCTCGATCCAGGTTCAGCCCACAATCCTCACCGGGCGCGGCGCTGAACTGGTCTCGATCAAGAACGGTGACTCTACTCACTGGTCGATCTACCTCCGCAAGCCGGAAGGGACCGTAGAGTGGCTCGAAGACATCGCCATCAACAAGGGCAACCCGGGCACTGCCTTCAGCAAGGCTCACATTCGTGCCGCCGAGCTGTCGATGCAGTATCAGCTCCCAATCGAGAAGGTGTTCTGATGGCCCGCCTGATAACCGAAGAGCAACTGGCTGAAATCATCAACGACCTGCGTCAGCAGCCAGGGTGCATTCAGAGCGATAGATACCGGTTCGCCAACGATCACGCCTCCGAAATGATCATCAGCAAGCTCAAAACTCTGCCGAAGACCGAAGAGACTGAATAATGGTCAAGTCCGTCGCTCACAAGATCGACGAGCGGGCTCTGCTGCCAGAGCCCAAGACTTGCCCGTACTGCAAGTCACCCGTCAAATACACCAGTCACGCCGAAATCTACGGTGGTCGCACCTTCAGTGATTGGCCATTCATCTACCTCTGCACCAACAAGCCATGCAGCGCGAGCGTCGGTGTACACGCCGGCACCAACCACCCGCTGGGCACCCTGGCTGATACAGCCACCAAGAACGCACGCAAAGCAGCTCATGCTGCCTTCGACCCCATCTGGAAGTCTCAGAAGAACAAGGGCAAGGCCCGGGTTGAAGCCTATCAGTGGCTCGCTGACCAGCTCGACATCGAGCGCTGGCGCTGTCACATCAGTTGGTTCGACATCAGCTACTGCCAGGCCGTCATCAAGGCTGTAGCAGCCCGCGACACCAAGTAAGTCTCCTGGGCTTCACTCGAAGCCCAGCCTCCCCCTCTCTCACAGCTCGTATAATCGACGTCACAGACAAAGCGCAGTCGTTGCGCAGTCACAGTGAGGGAACGTCGCATATGAGCTTACAAGAGCTTTTCCGCAATGCTCGACAGCTTGAGCAATTCGAGCAATCAGCACGCGATCAGGGTTTCACGAACTTCGGCAAGCGTGGCGGGTTCTACAACCTGTCCGACCTGAACATCTTCGCATCCGGCTACCTGGCCTGCCTGAAGTCGCTGCCAAAACCTGAGAAGGCGCACGTCATCGACGTTGAGCGAGTGGCATCGTGCATCTGAGTCCTGAGTACAACCTGGTCAAGTCCTACTACGGTGATCAGCGCGCCAAGCGTTCCGGTGTCCTCAAGATGAACCACATCGACGAAGGCATCGAAATGCTGCGTGTGATGGGTGCAAGTGAGCTGGCCATCAAAGCCTACTGCCTGCACCCTCTGGCCCAGGGTGGTGACTTCGGCTGGGAAATGGTTCTGACCACGCCCGGCCTGAACCCGAAAGCCGTGATCCTCTCGACCCAGTATCGTGACAAGGCAAACGCCTACCTGTGCCGGCCCAACACCGATCACTACACGGTCGAGAGCCTGAACGACGTCATTGGCCCTCTGAGCCAAGACCTGATCCACATGCTGGTGGCTGACAAGATCCAGAACGAGAAAGACTTCGATCTGTATCACAAGGGCACCCACGCTCGCAGCGCCGAACTCTCCCGGTACTTCTGCATCTGGCTCGACTACCTTGAGGTGGCTGAAGCCAACCTGAAGAAAGAATCCGGCCGTCTGAAGTACCGCCATAAATACCGCGACCACAAGAAGAAGTGACCATGACAACTATCCACCGCGTTTTCCTCTACAGCAGCGACGTCGGCCGTCTGACACACGAAGACGACTTCAACACCCCCGAAGAAGCGAAAGCCTGCGTCGAGCAGTGGATCGATGACCGTGATTGGGATGAAGAGCTGGAACGTGGCATGTTCCGCATCGACGTGCGCAAGAACGGCCACCTGAAGGGCAACTACGGCGCCTACGCTCACGCCTATCCGATCCTGAAGAAGCCTGTGAGCGTCGAAGGCGAGAGCATCGAAGCCTTCAACGAGAAGAACCGCAAGTACCAGACCGACATCCAGGTCAAGTCGCGCCAGATCCTGGGTCATGTGCCGTATCCGACCCGTGAATGTGCTGAGCTGGCCATCGACCGAGCTGTTGACGAGCTGGCTCAAGAGCTGGACATCAGGCTGTACGGCCGCATTCAGCGTGAGCAGCGCGCTGCCGGCATTCATGAGCGCTTCATCACCGACCTCACGCCATTCGGCTTCAAGGTCTATCGCGGTGATGGTCCGAAGTTCCAGTACGACGAATCGGTGACCATCGAAGACCTGAAAAACCTGAAGTTCCCAGAGCCGAGCACCATCCTCTCGAAAAGACAGGGTTTCGACGTCAAGTCCGGCGCTCTGCGAGTCACCGACCCTTGCTACAGCCTGGACACCTGGTGTGCCGGCACCACCAGCAACGTCATGAATGGCCGCTGGCTCGCACAAGTTGGCCAGCACCGTGAAGCGATGGACAAGTGGACGAAAGAACGCTTCGAGAAAGAAATCGCCGAGCTTGAGAACCCGGAAGAGCAGATTCGGGTCAAGCAACTGCAAGAAGCCATCAAGAACCTGGATGGCCTTGAGCTTGAAGAGGCTCAGAAGAACCTCAAGGGCCTGATTGGCTTCTACGAGAGCCACGCACTGCGCGAGTTCGGCCGCTGCTGGGGCAACCCTGACGACTGGAGCGGTCGAGTAGCCTTCCTGCACATCCGGCATGAGTCTGTAGCGAACGAGCCGATTGACCCGCTCTCCTTCGTGCCGAACGATGACTTCCAGGTTGGTGTGGACAGTGGACAGGCCGGGTTCTTTGACCTCGCACCGTTCGAGCTGGTCGCAGCCCAGAAGGAACATAAGGGCGACACGCCAGAACATGAAGCCTTCTACGAGGCGTGCGGCGAGAACACCCTGGGATCGGAAATGTGGGGCATCGTCCAGGGTATGGGTTGCGTCAGCAGCAGCGGTTATGGCGACGGCGGCTACAAGCTGTGCGAACGTCGCAACGAAGCCGGCGAGCTGATCGAGGCTCGCATCGTCTACATGCTCGAAGGCAGCGAAATGTTCCCGGGCATTGGCGGTGACGAAGAAGACGAGGAATAAGTAGATGGCCACATTGACCGGCAAGCTGATCGCAAAAGCCCAACGTGCAATCGTGGCCTACTACCACCTCTGCACCGATCATGACGACTGGGGCACCCTGGATGAGCACTGGCTTCAGGTTCTCGCTGAGAGCCCGGCACCAGGCTACTTGAACAGGTACTTCGTCCGAGTCAAGAACACCAGACGCTTCGAGCACCAGAAGAACGCTCTGAGCGACATCGACCGCAGCAGAGGCATCATGTGCGTCACCTTTCTGCATGGGTCGATCACACCTGACACCGGGTGGTACATCAAGCCGAGTGGTCGCCATGCAAACCCACTCGAAAACTATCAACATAGAGACGCGCAAGAAGAGATTGCGACCAACAGACCAGAGAATTTCGGGAGCTGGGCATGAGTGGTATGAACACCGAGCAGTGCAAAGAGCTGATCATGAAGGTGATGAACGAGCTGATCACCAAAGTTGGTCTGAACGCAATGGCCGTCTACCGCCAGGAGACTGGCAGCTCGCTTCAAGATGTGCTCGACACCAAGAAGTGGAAACGCACGCGCAAGTGGGGATCGGCCGGCAACGTCAGCCGTGAGTTCTCGCACATGGGCTTCAGGGCCACCGTCGTGCTGCGTGAGGTGATAAACACAGACGGCACGCTCAGTGTCGAGATTGAAATGGGTGAGCTGCCGAAACCTCTGCAAGAGGCAACGAAAGACCTGAAAGACCTTGACCTGCCGGGCGATCAGACCGCGCGGCGCGTAGACAAACCATCAATGACAGAGGGGCCGAAGCCAGAAGGTTTCGGGGCATTCGCATGAGCATCTTGACCCGCAAGGTTACTATCAAAGAGGACGAGCTGGGCCTGTTCGTGCTGTACAAGCCCAGGTTTCCTCAGAAGAACATGGGTGACAAGTTCGTCATCCGGCTGCCGGCCAAGCGAAATATGTTCGACAGCGACAAGATCGACCCGCCGTTCGAGGCAGGTCAGAAGGTGCTGGTGCAGGAATTCAACCCGAACATGGGCTGGTTCAAGGTACGGCGTCAGGGTGATGGGCAGTATGGGCTGTGGGATGGCCCACGCTGGGTAACTAACGGATTCACGGCATGTTGGGTGGAGCAATGAACCACGAAATCTTCCGCAAAGAGTACGGCGGCGAAGACATCAACGACATCGAACGGGATATGTCTGAAGCCTTCGATCCAGATTACAACCCGAAAGCGGCCATCGTGACCACTGACGAGCATGGCTTCGTCAACGGCAAGGTTGTCGTCACCATGACCTGGGTGCCCGACGATGAATCTTGAAACCCCCTGCACTGACGAGCCAACAAATTCTGCCGTATTCAACATCGACAAAGATGAAGGCTTTCTCAGCATTGAGCTTGAGCTGAATGATGGCGACACCCACATGACTCTCATGAGCCTGAAAGACGCCGAAGTTTTGCGTCAGTGGCTGTGTGACAACCTGTGAGTAAGTTCAACCCATACGCGCTGAACAAGCCGTGCGAGAACTGCCCGTTCCTGAAAGACGAGAGCAAGGCCATCAGGCTGCAACGAGGCCGGCGTGACGGGATCATCGAAGACCTGCTCGACGGCTCAGTAACCGGCTTCTCATGTCACAAGACAGTCCACAGCAAGACGGGCGGCGAGTGGGATGAAGATGGGGACGGCAGCTACATCCCGTCAGGCCGTGAGCTTGAGTGCGCCGGTGCTATCGCCGTACTTGAGAAGCTGAATCGTCCCACTCAGCTCATGCGCATCATGGAACGCATGGGTGCATATGACCGCAACAAGTACATCCCTCTCTTCGATCTGGTCATCGACTACGATCCCACCTGATCTGCTAAGGTAAAGCCCTCACTTCAGAGGGCTTTATCATGAGCAAGACCGAATTCACCTTCAAAGTTTCCGGCGACACCACCATCGGTAAGCTGGTCACCTCCCAGAAACACCCGGCCGCCACACTTGAGCTGAAAGATGGCACTGTCACGCTGAACAGCCGTGAGTACCTCAGTTCTGAACCTGTCAGCCAGGTCATCGTGCAGGGTGTGAAGCGCGGCGCCATCCTCAATATCACCGTCGAGCGCACTGAACGTCAGGTGCTGACCGTTACAGTCGATGAACACAAGGTGGTCAGCCATTTGAACTGGCCGTCGTACCGCGGCGAGCCAATGAGCTTCACCTTCAAGCGCGGCCAGAAGCCGTCAGAGCTGGCTGAGTAACCAAAGTGCGCTGCTGGTCGCCGACTGGCAGCCACGCACTGCCTTGATCTGTCTCGTAAAATGCTTGCACACGTCACAAACGAGAGTGCAAGAAAATGACAGATAAGAAGAACGGCCATGACCACGACCCAGCTCATGAGTGCGCACACTGCGCAGCACTCGCTTCAGGCATGTCTGAAGAAGAGGCTCTTGTCGCCGGCCTGCTGACCACTCAGCAGATGATCCAGGCTCACGGCATCGCAGTCATGGGTGTCGGTCCTGACCCTGAGACTGGCATCCCCTCGTTCTGCTACACCACTGGGTTCACCAGCATTGGCTTCCCAGAAGTCATCTGCTTCGGCGTAGACCCTCGCGTTCTCACCCACGTCTTCAACATCTACCACGCTGAGCTGCTTGCGGGCAGCAAACAGCCGGGTGCCGGGTTGATCGACTACTTCGAGCTGCCGATTCATGCCATCGAGTGCGACTTCGACAACGCCAAAGAGTTCGCGACCCAGGCTGTCGCCTACTACGAGATTGTCGAAGACGACAAGGTCACACCGAATTTCGTTCAATGGGTGCTGGCTGACATGAACGGCAAGATGCCCTGGGAACCCGGCTTCAACCCGGCGTTCACTCAACCGCTGCTGGGAGCAACACCGGAATGAACATCGAAAACCTGAGCGTGGCTGACGGTCTGACCGTAGCTGACATCGACAAGCTGACCCGGGTGCCGAGTCACCTGACTCACCTGTTCGACGATGTAGCCGTATTCAAGGCTGAGCTGAAGATGGCCTGCGAGAACCTGAGCCGCAGTGAGGCCCTGATGGCCATGATGCTGACGGACCAGACTGAAGCCTCGATGAAGGCCATTCGCCTTGAGACGGCTGAAATCAGCAAGAAGATGAACGCCGTCATGCGCAATCGCTTCACGCTGCCAAGCGGTCAAGGTGACTTCAAGGCCATGATGATCTGGGGCACAGTGATGGCTCTGTTCTCGGACAAGTCGGCACTGACGAACCAACAGCGTGATATGTTGGTTGAAACCGGCGCCCTTCGTGACCTCCTGCACAGTCGGGTAGCACAGTAAAACGCTTGCAAACGCCAACACTCCCCAGTTGCTCTCTCGTAAAATGATCACAACAGCAGCAAACAAGCTGCGATAACGAGAGAGCAACATCATGACCAAGAAAACTTACGAAGATGGCCTGCCCCTGGGCGTGATTGGTATCTTCAACTTCCGCGAAATCACCGATCTTCAGATCATGGTCCCGATGGGCCTGCGCACCAAGTACGAAGCTGTGATGCGTGCAAAAGACCGCACCATCGTTGCTCGCGTCGAATTCGCCGAGTACCTGAAGCTGCGCAGCCACCTCGCCGAAGAAATGCACATCGGCCTGAAGTACACCGACTGCGTGCTCGACGCCACTCTCGACTTCAACAAACGCTTTGAAGCCGCCCGGGCCGAGAACAAGCCGAGTTCTATGCTCAGTCAGTATGAGTCACGCGGCGTGACCTACAGCGTCATACATCACCCGGCTCAGCACCATGTTCATTACAACCCGGCTCAAGACCGCATTGAGCCCGAGTTCTACCGCGCTGTGGCTCAGCACACAGCCGTCGAAGACCCTGACGAGTGCCTTATCTTCGACGAAGTCGTCGATACCCTGTTCGATGCCGTTGTTGTGATTCGTACCCACATCGAGAAAGACCTGATCAACACCTTCATGAAGGGGACCATGTGATGACCGTCTTCACTGCCACCAAGCCAAAATGCGTACAGACCAACAACGGTGTCGCCTGGGCCACCTCGATCAAAGTGAACGGCATCGTCGTCGCCAAGATCAGCAACGATGGTCGCGGCGCCTGTGACGATCATCATTGGCTCGACAAGTCCCACGTTGACGAGTTTGTGGCTCAGACCGAAGCGTACAACGCCGGGTTGAAAGAGAACCTGCACGCCATGTTCGACAAGAAGGATCATCGCGGGCAACCCGGCGCTGACTTCTGCTCAGGCTTTGTTGAGCACCTCATGCAAGAAGCCGAGAAGCTGGCTCTGTTCGAGCGTGACTGCAAGAAGCACGTTGTGGTGCAACTGCCGGGCAAAGACACCCTGAGCCTGGTCAAGAACACTCGGCCGACACCCGAGCTTGTCGCCAAGCTCAAGAAGCAGTACCCAGGCATCAAAATTCTCAACCCAGGATTCGACAAATGACCGCTGTGAAATCTGTGACCGCAAAGCCACTCACCGGCTTCGAGAAGAAAAAGACCCTCGAACACTTCGGCTGCGAGTTCAAGAAAGAGGGTGACCCAGTAGAGTGGCGCTGCTACTTCGAGGGTCAAGTGATCGGTAAAGGCCGGCTTCAGATCGACGCAGTGAACGCGGCAGTCGAAGCGCTCGGTGGTGAATAGATAAAATAATCGCTTGCAAGAAGGCCGCTGAGAACCAGTGGCCTTTCTTTTCATGAACATGCTGCCTTGGCCCCCTGAACATAGCCGAACTTTGAACATACGGTTGTGCAACCGTTTATGCGACAAAAGCCAACATCTACGGGGGTTAGACAGGCGTTTACCTGTGTTTGCATGTTACTGGGTTGTTCATAGCCCACTGAGACGTTTCTACAGTCACTCGCACACGAAAACAGATCGTCGGGAAGACGTCTGAGACGTTCTGAGAGCGACGAACCAGATCGAAACAAATCAGCGTAGCGCTCAGACAAGAACGCAGCTTAAAAGCGCTCTGAGAGCGTCGTGATTTTTGAGTAGGCAGCCGGATTGTGAGCCGATGCTCTCCCTCATAAAACAAGAGATAATTAGATAGCTAGAAGTATAAATAAGGGAAGAGTTGGATGAGGCTCTTCAGGTACAACCAACGAGGGATTCACATGAGCACGAACCCGGATCAACTGCGGAGCTTGGCCACGATCAGCAGCTTGGCGATCAGCCTGCAAAAGCAGAATCTCAGCGACATCCAGATGGACCTGCTTGAAGTGGCTGTCCACCTGATGACCAACATCGCGGTTCAATCGACACTGCACGGCCGAGAAGGCTTGAGCCCCGCAGAGCCGGTAGCCCCACTTGACTTCGTACACGGCGAGCCCGTTGATGTCGAAATCAAAGAGACCCGCGTTTCACACGCCTACTGGCAGCGCACCACGATTGTGGGCAAGATCACTGACGAGAAAGGCGTCTCTGTGTACCGCACAGCGCGCACCAAAGACGCCTGGATGGAAGACAGCCAGCTCAGAAAGGTGAAGCAGTGAACCGCTACAAAGGCGTCTTCAAGATCACCTTCAGCTCAGTCCTGGCCAAGCACGGCTGGGACTTGGCATACGATCTTGACGGGTACATGAAGACCATCGACAGGCCCAACGTACCGCGTCTGCTGCCGCATATCAGGCTCAACAAGGAAGGTCACCCGGCTACCGCTCAAGACGACACCGGGCGCAAGAAGGAGAAGACCCTCGCAAGCCTCTACGTGCCTGAAATGAACCGAGTGGTCAAAGCCGTCTACGACCCCAGCTATGAAGACCCGGACTACAGGTACAGGCTCATGGTCTACGAGTTCGGGGTGAACGCCACATCAGACACCAACATCCTTGAAAGCGACACCTACGGCGGCCTGTACTACCTGCTCCTGGCATTCTGCGAATACTGGGTGAACAACGATCACCTGGACTGCACAGAGTACCTGGAGGTTCACGTAGCAGCCCGGCCGGTGAAGGAGGTCTCGGAAGCCTACAGGGACAAGGGTTACGGTCTCTTTGGCTGATCACTAAGGCTTGTCCAAACGTGCAGCGGGAGCCAACACACGCCATACGCTCTCGCTGCATAATGAACGCGCAACACACAAGAACAGAGCTGCGCAAGAAGCGCCCTCAATAACCATTAGGAACCCGCTATACGTCTTGAACCTAACCCAATCGCAACTGAGGTAACACCATGAACGCAACCGCTCGTAAGACCAATAATAATGCCAACAACGTCGTACCGATGGGGCAAACCAATCGAGCAATCCTGACCTTCGCCGACCTCGTCGTAGGTGATCGTTTCCAACCAATCTACGCAGTGGGCAAGCAGTACCCGATCTACACCAAGACCCGGCATGACCAGGCTCGGTGTCACTCTGTCGAGGGCATTCAGCTCAAGAAGAAAGGTCACGGGTATCTGGACGACCCAATCGTATCTGTGAGTGCCAATGAAAAGATCCGCTTCATCCCAGTCGGTGAATAAGCAGAGCTAGAACCTGAACCAGCCCTTGCAGTCAAGCTGGTTCAGGTATTACCTCTGAACGCCGCGGCACAACCAAAAGAGACGCTCATGCGCAAGAAGAAGCCAGCTCCAACCCCAACTGATCCAGGTATCTGGGCAGACCCGGAACCCAGGTTCAAGCCCGATCCCAGTCCCAAAACCGTGAACGTGACGGTCAATTTCACCGACATCCCACCAAACCCGGAATTCGACAAAGCGTTTGCAGGGATACTCAGAAGCCAGGTAATCGGCCAACTTGCAAGAGACCCCGGCAAGAGCAAACTGGTAAACACACCAGGTGGCATCGCCCTGAAATCAAAGTCCCTAAGCCCAGAAGAACACATGGAGTTCATCAGAGGCATGATGAAGACAGCCCAGCAAGAGATTCACCGTACAGGAGGTAGCACCAGTGACGAGTAACCAGATTCTCCAGGGCAACACCCCTGAATACGAAGCCTACATAGAGACGGCTTACGCAAGACACCTAGAGAACCAGGCAATGCACCTAGCAGGAATCAAAGGCCGATACCACCACCTGAATCTCGACTGGACACCCGAAATCGAAAAGGAAGCCATGAGAAGGGACGGAGGTGGAATCACCGCTTACCTGAGAAAAATCTCAGAGGACCAAGCACAAGCCAGAAGAGAAAGACTGGAAGCATGGGGAACCTGGTAGATGGTCAAGTCCAGATTCAGCAAGAACCGAAACCTCGAAACCCGTACAGGTCTGTGGCGCAAGAAAATCAGGTATCTCAAGCAATGGCGAGAAGCTCAGAAGAATTTCAGGATCAAGCAGAACCAGAAGACAAACCCTCAGTACGGAATCTGGTAGAGAAACCCGGAGAGACGTACCAGAGCATAGGCACACACCCATAGAGATACACAGAGGGGAGAGCACCATAGAGACATAACCCCATAAGAGAAACCCGGAGAGAGGTGTAGAGAGTCAGAGACACCTAACCGTAAGGACACAGTGTAAGAAGAACCGTGTTGTGTGTAATCGGCTCATCGTCTCTATAGCCAGCCCAGAATTATTCTTACACCGCAGGAACGACGGTCCATAGGTTCCAGGCACACGCACATGAGGAAAGGACGGTCCACCAAATCCAGGCACACAGGTCATACGTGAGAACCGCTCTGGGAGAGCAGGCAGTGGAAGCCACCCGGAAGCCGAAAGACCTACAAGATCAGCCTGCTCATTCGCTGTAGAATCGCACTCACAGCAAGAGACAAACGAAGTACAGCACAGACGCAGCGGGAAGCGCTCTGAGAGCTTCACAGAGCGACGAACGAGCTACAGAGCAGCAGAGACGCGCAGAACATCAAACAAGCGTCACAGCAGCTACAGAATTCAGCCAGGTCAGGGCGCAAATACTGACCCTCTCGTCAGCCCGCTTGAGGGCTGTTGGAACCTCTAGAAGTCTCTCCTTCTTCTAGAGGTTCATTTTTATCAGAAAGGCTGGCGCCCCAAGGGAGCCGCGGTCAGAACCAAGCCGCGGGCACCACTAGAGCCGCGGTGTCTCTTCTCTCCTATCAGCCGCGGTAAGCCGTCTCTCCCCTCTCTATGGTCAACCAAGGCTCGGACCCCAACAGTGCCGCGGCAAACCTTGAACTGGAGAACCACGGCTTAATCCGGTGTCCCAGAAATTCCCTATAGGCGCCGATATAGAGACAGGCTGGCTTTGTACCTAGGCTGTGAGACCACGGCGCACCTCACCAGGGTACGGGGAGCCGTGGCGTCCCTTCACAGCCTGATGGTGTACCGCGGCGGGCTTGGGGCCTGGCCCTCCCAGAAGGCAACCACGGCACTGCTGTGGCCGCGGCTTCAGTGTGGCTTGCAAGCGTTTACCTGCACATGCCATTTGCAAGCGTTTATTATGTATGCAGATCGAAGCACACGACTTCGGCAATACGAGAGCAAGACATGAACAAGATTGATCAAGCCGCAGTTGAGCTGCGCGACTTCACCTATTCACAGCACAGCAGCAAGGTGCTGTTGCAAGCGGCAAGCGGTGATGACCTCTATGTGGTCGTAGAGACTGAAGCCGGGTTTGAGTACGCCAAGTTTCTCTTCGGTGGTTCTCAGACTGGGAAAGTCGAGCTGATCACCGACACTCACTCCGCCAGTGAACGCAAGACGTTCAGCTCCCGGGGTGTAGCGTGCGTCTACATGGCTGAGAAGCTGCTTGAAGAAGAAACCGGCTACGCACAGGGAGAGTGACCGTGAACAAGCAAGAACTGACCGCGTACCTCGATCAGCAGAAATCCCGATTCATCGAAGTCTACGGGGGAGAGATAGTCACCCATGCTCCCAAAGCTCCCGTAGAGCACCAGCGCAAGAGTTTTGCAAGACAGCTTGAGACCCGGAAGAAGCCTGCCCACCTCAAGCAAGAAGAGTGGGAGAAGTACCTCTCTGAAGTCGCAAGCGGGACATACAAGCCGCAAGAGTACGAAGTCGACCTCTACGACTACACCGGTTTGTAAGCAGCAAGAAGCCACCTTTGCCCGGAGGGTGGCTTCGCCACAGAAGCGCCGCGGCGGATTCCTGGCTGCCGACACATACCTATAGCAAGCGTTTACTATGATCTCACTGAAGCGAACGACTTCAGACCACTGAGAGATAGTCACCATGAAAAACCTCGCAATACTGCTCCGTGAAATGCACGCACACGAAGATGGGATGACCCTTGAGCAGTACCTGGGTCACTTCACCAGAGTCTTCAAAGAGCAGGGACTGTTCAAGCTCGAAAGCTGTGAGGGAGATACCGGGTTCCTTCTGCGCAGCGATGACGGGACTTATCACGTCTGGTTTATGGGAACCACCACCTCTCCCCGCTATGAGGGTGAGCGTTATCACGTCACAGAGACCACTACCTGGGCTCCCGAGAAGCTCAGTGAAGCCATGAACGCCCTCATGATGCAGATGCAGATCGACTGTGAGGGATTGATCGAACGCAACGGGGAGAAATACCAATGATCACCACAGCAGCCCTGAGCAAGACCGTGTTCCTCGTTGTGCTCGCTTGTAGCGGTGATCCCCGTGAGGGTAAGTGCGGGGACAGCTTCGATGCAGAAAGCTGGACAGGTCCACAAGCGAAGCAAGAGTGTGAGACCTTCTTGCGGGAAGAGTTCGACCCCAGCAACTACCTCACCCTGGTAGACGACGAGTACGCCGCAGTCAGATGTGAGTAAGAGGGAACCCGGTGATCCGGGTGCTCCCACACAGAACCTCGCCGCGGCACGGTCCATGTAAATCAGGCACACAGGCACGCATACGTGAGAACGACGGTCCACCAACTTCCGGCCACACGCATGAGAGGCCCTACAAGGCTCTCTAAGGGCTTCCAAGGGCTTTAGGAGCGTCGTTGTAGCCGTGGGAGTAGCAAACGCCGTGTAGAGCCTTCTAGAGAGCTGTAGAATGCACTTACAGACAGCGCATCGACTGTCTGACTATCGAGAGCACATGAAATGTCCCAGACTCCCAAACAAGAAGCCCTTTTCAAACGCGCACTATCGTTCACCGAGAGTGAGCAGTTTGACGGCTACCCTCATCTGTCTGATACCGACAACACGCTGATCATCGAAGCCGCTCAAGAAGCGAACAGCCCGGATACTGCTCAGTTTCTCGCCTTTGCTTTGAGCGAAGCAACATCGACCAAAGAAGAAGCGGCGAACGCCAAGCGCTACTTCGATGCCTATATTGACAATGTCTGGGTCGCTAACGTTTCTGAGAGTGGCAACCCGCTGTTTGATGTTGAAGACGAAGCGTAACCAGAACCCGGGCTAACTACCCGGGCTTCTTGAGAGCTATAGAGCCGCGGTGCTCTGGAAATTCCCTATATGGCCCGATATAGGGACAGGCGGCCCTTGGTAGAGCGGAAATGAGTCACCGCGGCGCTAATACGGGAGCGGGCCGGCGAGCCACGGCAAAAGCCGCGGCGCTGTTCCCAGGCTGCGGGTTCGGTGGTGTGGTTTCTGAGGTGGGCCGCGGCGAGTGCCGGGCTGGGGCTCTGGGAGCTGGTTTTCAGCTCTGGGGCTTTTCTGCTTTCTTGTGATCAGTATAAACGCTTGCACAGGCTTTGCAAGCGTTTTTTAGACTTTCCCGAAAAACTTTTTGAAAGCCAGTTTCCGAGCTTCCCACTTTTCTGCCTTGAGTCGATCCTGCTCCACAAGCTCGTCCCAGCGATAGTACGTTTTGACTCCCAGAACGTCCCGTTTGAATTCGCTCCAAGCCCAGCCCAAGAAGACGAAAACACATACTACTGCGAAAATCATGCTCATCATGTCCTTGCTTCCTTATTGTGTGTGCGTGCGATGATTATCGAATATTCGCTTGCTCATTGCAAGCATTATTTCGATATAAGCATTATTCTTTTCCGATCTAAGAAAAATCGAAAATTCGCTTGCACACGTCTCGAATTCGCGTAGAATTCAAATTGTCGAAACGCACAGCGCTAGACGAACTTAAACGAAGCGCAAAACGCGCTCATTAAACGAGAGAACTAAAATGACTACTATCAACGCTAAAGCAGAATCTTTCAAAAACGTTTTTGCTACTGCTGCTGTTAACTACGCTCAAACTAAAGAGCAAGCGCAGCAAAACGCAGAACAAGCGCAGTCTGAAGAAGAGCGCGAAACTTTCGCTGCTGCTGCTAAGAAAGCTGACACACACGCTCGCTACACTGAAGCGCTGTCGAACATGAGCGAAAAAGCGCTTGCAAGTCTGAGCAAGTACAAAGTTAACGCTGAAGCGCTTGCAGAACAATCGCGTGAACTGAAAAAACGCTCTATCGCGATTCTTGAAGCGCTCGCAACAAAACAGCGTGTGAATGATCGCGCACTTGACGCAGTATTGCAGTACATCGTTAAAAACGATGCTGCTGCAATGAATCTTGAGCAAGTGCGTCATCAAATGCAGCATGATACTTTGACTCAAGCGCAATACTTCAAAACTTGCGCAATCTTCTTCAACTTCGCGCAATACTCGAAGTCTGAAAAGACTATCAGCTTCAATAAAGACGCAATCGTTCTTAAAGAGCTGATCGCAATCTACAGCGCTTAATCAACACACAAGCGCTACAGCACACGCTGTAGCGCTTTTCTCTCAGTCTAGCAGTCGAGCTATCAATATGAGTCATTCGCACGCTGTACGCGCTCACAGACACGCTCTCACAGTAGATACACGCATGTACGCTACATGCGCACGCAATGCGCTGTATGAGCTGCGCTATGTGAAGCGCTCACAGCGCTACTATCTGCATGTAGCTAACAGCGTGAGCGTGATTGTAGACGCTGCTACAGCAAGCGCTGTATACGCTGCTATGATGCGTCATGTAGTGCGCACTACAGCTAAAGACAAGCGCGCTACTAGTGCGCGCACTAGTGTATATACAATGCGCAGTGATATACGTGCGCTGTTACTTGCTGAAAATATGAGCAAGTATGCGCACTAAGTCACATTGAACTAGTGCAACTTAGTTAGTTGCACTAGTCTAGTTGTCAAAGTCTTAGAAGGGATTTTTAAAGTCGCGCCCTATTGGCGCCAATGTGCCGGACCCCACAGAAGTCCCCTTACACAACCAGGGGCCGGAGTTAAACCACTAACCCCTTACACAACCACCCCGGAGACACCAAAAATGACAGAACCCCTTACACAACCAGCCCCTGAGCAAGAAGTCCCCAGGCTCCAAGTCCCCGAGCCACGTAACTGGCTTGACCGCTTATGGAACAGGTGCGGTTTCCTCACTGCCGAGCAACGCCTGGCAGTACACCGAGACGCAGACGCCAGGTTACACGCTGCCCGGCTCCGCCGGCTCGAAGAGAATGGCGGGCTCGACCCCCATGACTCTGACGACTACATGCAAATCCAGATCAACCGTCACTACGCCCAGGAGGAAGCCAAGCGTCGTAGCCGCACGATCAGAGACCTCTCACGCCTTATCCTGATCGCCCAGCTACCGACCCACGATAAGCACCAGTTGCATCACCCCGACGACGTGAAGCTCGCCGTTGAGCAAGCCACGCGAATCTACGACATGACCAAGAACGCTCGCATTGAGCCGTTACCTGGCGCACGTCAAGTCCCTAACGACCCGGAGTGACCTCATGAAAGTCCCACTGTGGTTTGAAATGCTCTGCACCGAGCGGTACAAGAAGCGCCAGAAGAAGGTGCTCGACGAGACGGCTGAGCTGATTGCCAATCGGAAGGGTGAGCTGCCCCAGGCCAAGCACATCAGCCGGGTGAAGAAGCGGAAGCGGTGAAGTCCATGAAGCACCACAAGCCCAGGGCAACCACCTGGGCTTTTTCATGGGTGCCGACACATGCCTTTTGCAAGCGTTTACACTTACAACATCAAAAAGCAGTCAAGACAGAGCGAGAGACGATGAACGTGGGAGACATCTGGGGCGCTACGAACCGCCCCAAACAGCAACAGGTGGTAGAGCTGGAGCCCATGTCGGTAAAAGAATGTGCCCTGCTGATACACCACAAACTGGTGAGTATGCAGGACCAGTTCAACACCGACGAGGTGGAGCTTGACCACGTCAGGCTGCGCGAGACCACCGGGATGACAATCGGTTCTTGGAAGGCCATCGTGAATCTGGACATCGAATACTTCGAGAACCGTCCCTTGAACCAGAAGCGACTCAAGCTGGTAGCGTCGGCGATTCTCGAACTGACCAACCAGGATTGGCTGAATCTGGTGATCAGCAACCAACGCATGAAAGGCGTAGACGCTCTATGAAACCGTCTGACATCTGGGGTGCGACAGATCACACCTGGGCTTTGCCAGAGCCGGAAGTTACTCTGGACGGGATTGATTGCAGCCATATGACCGCAGAAGAGGCTTTCAAGGCGGGCATGGACGCTGGCAAGAGGTCAATCGTCAAAGAGTTCGACGATTATTTCACCGACCCCAAGCGGGGCGCGAAGCTCAGCACGGCGCAGATACGCGAGTGTCTGGGTTGCACAGCCAAAGAGCTTGACGCTCTGGTTGTAGACGACCTGGACTTCTTTGGGATGGACCGTCTGCCGCAGATGTATCAGACGTTTCGCCGACACACAGCAATAGTGGACAGATGATGAAAGGCAACGAGGAAATAGGCAACACGATAGCGGCGACCCTGAGTAACCAGGCGCTGCTGGACAAGATGGTCGACTTTGAGCTGGACGCGATCAAGACAGGGGCGGCGCTGATGACCGACTGCTATCGCGATCCAGACGACGAGACCAAGTGGCGTAACAAGAAGATGCACGCGCTGTTCAGACTTTGGCAGGCCGGTGCCCGGTATGGCCAAGACAAACTGCAAACCACAAAAGGGAAGTGACCCATGAACCAACAAGAGAACGCACGCCGGCTGCAAGCGCTGTTTGAGCACTGCGCCAGGAACGTGATCAAGAGCACGCCGCTGCCGGCGAACTTCGACCGCAACGAAGACGGCACCTTCAAGTCGCCCATCACTGAAGACCTCTACGCCTTGTGGCTGTCGGGTCATGGCCAGGGCGTTGCAGACCACGCAGTAGCACGCGGAGACGTTGAGCTATGAGACTGTCGGAACTGAAAGCTCTGGTCGACAAGGCCAGCGAGCGAATGGCCAAGCACCGCGAAGACCCGGAAGTCGCAATGTACTTCCTGGAGAACGGCCCAGGCGAGCAGCGTCACCACATTCTCCACGTCGAGCTGGCTGACCTGAACAGCGTGAGCAACATCGAAGCCAATTCGATGGACCTGATGTGCAGTCATGAGCTGACGATGGACATCCCCATGCGCACCATGTTCGTTCTGACCGACGACGCTGACGCGGAGATTTTCAACTGATGGTACAAATCATGATTCCGCCCCTGGGCACCGTTATCAAACTGACCGAAGACTGGCATTTCAGCCTGTACGACGAGAGCCGCAACGAGAAGCTCCAGAAACAGTGCGGTCTTCTGCCGCCATTCCGTGACGGCGAGGGTCTGTATGAATGGCGTCGTTTGAGCCTGGCTGAGCGCCGGAAGCGAATCGACGAATCTGTCTGGACGCATGTGCCCTACGGTCATTCAACCGACCTCTGGGGCGGTGAGTGGCATACCCCGTTCGTGTTGCGCGCCGAAACCAGGCTGAAGATCGACCGCATCTACATTCGCCAGGGTCAGGGTGACTTCGACAGCGTGACCTTCCGAAGCGACTGCTGGATGTCGAATCTGGGCGATCCCCTGTTCACCAAGAAGTACGTCAACGGCCGCAAGGTGCCTAGCATTCGTTTTTGGGCTAAGCTGGCCGACGTCAACAGAATCGAAGGGGTATTTGTGAATGACCGATGAAGATGGCAACCCAGTAGACCCGGAAGAAGGGATCAAGCAGTTGGCCGACGTGGTGATCGAGTGGCACGCCAGCAGGCATCGCCAGATCGACGAGATTCTCGCCAGCGAGAGCAAGAAGGGGATCAAGGTCACGAACACCGACGACGATTCCGAAATCATCATCGAAGGCGACAAGCTCGCAGGCTTCAGAGCCGGGTTGCACGTCGCTAAGATGATTCTGGGCAAGCTACCGTTCTCTCTGGAAGACCCCTGCGACGACGCGGATGAAGACGAGCCAGAACCTGAGCCGATTCGGCCCGCAGACTTCGGCCACTTCTCGTAACCTGCAAGCGAAAACCACGACCGCTATCACCAGGGTCGTGGTTTTTCTTTGCCCAATGTTGACTTATCTAGTAAACGCTTGCAAAATAGCAGTACACACAAAGAGATTTTTAGATCATGAAACATAACCTGCAATTTGGCGAAGTTACACTGCCCTGTCGCGAGGTAGTCGTCGAAGAGCAGACGTACCTCGTACCGCGCGGCATCGCCCGCAATCATCGGAACAAGTCCTGGCAGGTCAAGATCGCAAGGGCCGGAGTTCTGGTGCTCTCGGGCAATCACGCTGACAGCCTCTATGGCGGTACAGAGGGCGCCCTGAAGACGGCAATCGACCAGGTTGTCGCTGCCACTGAAGTGAAGCCGTCGCGCACGCTGAAGATCAGCAACCGTGTCAGCCTGGTGTGGGCGTACAGCGGCCGCAACGTGCTGAGCATGAACGCGCTCGTCTACAGCCCGCACCGCAAGCGCAGCGCGACCATCTACCTGATCAGCTACACCAAGCTGACGGCAGAGAAAGTGGGCGATCTGAAGAAGAAGCTGGTGAAGGCTCTGCTGCGCGAGTGGCAAGAAGAGAACCTTGATCAAGCGGTTCCAGTGTCGGTCATGGTCCGAATGGATCGTGAAGCCGTCAAGATCATGGCTGGAAAGTCGTGGGAAGACTTCGTGAAGATGGGTGCCGGCATGGCTGACACCCAGGAGGTTGACTCAGAGGTCTGACAGCTCGACCAGGTAGCCGTCTGCTTCTTGGGCTACGATTCCGAACTCGTCATGCAAATACGCCGCTTTGAGCGCCGGATCACTGAAGATCACAGGCGTTCCAGCGGCGTTGTCGTTCTGGAGAGTTTCGATTTGGGACATCAAGTCCGCGGAGGTGAGACTGAAATCCACCAGGCGGTGTCCGCGGTCAGACTGAGTGACGAGATAGAACATGATGGTGCCCTCAAGTGGTACACCATCATGCTACGCCGATTAGGCGATCTTGCGAAGGGTGTCCAGCTTGCCGGCGCGGAAGGCTTGCAGGTCGGTGAAGCCGCCAATGTGGTGAACACCTTCGCCGTTCTCGATCAGGATCTGCGGAAGGGTGCGCACCGGACCGACGCGACCGATCAGTTCTTCCTTGGTGAACTCCGTGATTTCAGTGAACTGCAAGCCGTCGCGCTTGAACAGTTCCTTCGCGGCTACGCAGTGTGGGCAGTTCGGCATGGTGTAGATGGTGTAGTGGTTCATCATTGTCGCGGTCCTATGGTCTGAGGGGTCAATAAGCGCTTATGATAATGCGTACATCACGGGCAGTCAGCCCAAATCAGCGGGGAATGTAGAATGACCACACTTGCATTTGACGGGCGTTACCTGGCGGCAGATGGCCGCATGACTCGATCCGAGATTGTTGTGTCCGCGACCACCAAGAAGCTGCACCTGATCGAAGCCGTGATCCGCGGTGAGGTTCAAGAGGTGATGGTCTTCGGCGCTGGGAGCTGGAACGGCATCTTCGCCATCATGGAATGGATGAAGGTGAACGACGTGTTCGACATCGACCCGGACCTCGGCCGACCCCACTTCCCTGAAGACGGCGAATGCGGCCAAAGTCGTCAAGACGTGTCGTTCATCACGAAAGCCGGCGAGCTGTTCGCCCTGGACCCACAATCGCGGCCGGCGCCGTATGAAGCCCCGTATGCAGACGGCAGCGGATTCCCCTTTGCTCAGATGGGGCTCGAACTGGGTATGTCCGCGGTCGACGCCGTCAAAGCTGCCATCAAGATGGACGTGCATAGCGGCGGGGAGATTACTTGCTTCGACGTGAAGTCCTGGCGCTGGGTCGACCCTGAGACTCTCAAGCCCCTCAAGTGATCTGGGAAGCTGCATTAGAGCGCGCTAGTAGCGCGCTTTTTTGTGAGTGCGACACTGACGCACAGAGCACGCGAAAACGTCTCAGAACGCACGGGAGAGCGTCTGCCAGCGACAGATTGTCGAGCTGATCAGACGCAGAACGCACAGACGCAAAAAAGCCCCCGAGATAGCTAATCAAGGGGGCTTTTCATTGTCTGCTTGAGGTCGTTTCTCTCAGACGGCGAGATTTAGGAGATCACAGATTTGCGTGTCGGGCCAAGGAACGGGAAACCCAACACCCTGGAAGGCTCTGCGAATTTTCGTAGTGACCCTCACGACCCGCCGAGGATAGTCACCGCTACTTCATCTACCTTTCCAGGCCATGCTTACAGTACAACACCAGCACATCGCCTCAGCGAATTTTGGTCGGGCCAGGAGGACTCGAACCTCCACCATCACCGGCATCGAGCGCCGGCCGCTTTCCCACTTTGCGTACAGCCCGAAATCTTCATTGATGAACCTGCTGACCTGCGGAGTACCTTACCGCCTGGTGTCTTTCGCTAACTATCCGGAGTCGCGCAGAGGCATGACGGACAGCAGGTTCACCAATGAAGACTTTGAAGGCCCCTCAACAGAAGGGCCTTCGGCACATCACTTGCTGGACTTCAGCGAGCTTACACCGGCGCGGTACGACTCCGCCAGTTCACGGTTCAACTTCTCCTGGGCGTAGTTGCCCTCGTCGTTGTTGATCGCCGCGTTGTGTTCACAGATGCCGGCGTGGCGCTCCAGCAGTTCGATTGCGTTGGCCAGGGCCTTTTTCTTGGTCATGGTGCTGTCTCTTGTTGCGGTTGATGAAGGCTTAGGTCTGAACCATCGCACCGGCCGACGTTTCGTCGTCAGCATACGGGGATCAACTGTGGCCACAGTCCGCGTCTTTACGTTTAGACGACGGCGCCTATGGTTCAGACCTAAATCTTCAAAAGTGGGAGTTCTGCCACCACAGAACTCCCTTTCTGCATTCTCTATGCCCTTCTGGGCCAGCGCTCCCGTTTAACGGACGGTTGCTGTGTTGTCAGAAGGGCCTACTGCTTTGCGGTGGCTTTTTTCAGCATTGGCCAAACCAATGCGACGAGGACCAGAGCCAGGAAGCCATCGACACACATGCTGATGATCCGGGATACGGAGTCAAGCAGCACGATGCCGAACACTACCAGGATGATCATGACCGCCCGGAGACGGTCGATGATCCAGGCCATCAGTCTTCAAAGTCCTTCAGGTTGACACCCATCCACTTGGCGCAACGCTCAAGAGCAGCGCGCTCGGCTTCGTCGATGCCGCCTTCGTCGGCGATGGTCAGCAGGATGTTCATGACGGTCTTCGCCGCTTCCGGGTCGTGTTGCAGATCGGACAGCTCTTTCTCGGCGCGCTGACGCAGCAGACGAGGCGAGTCGTTGTACAGAGCTTCGGCAGTGTCCATCGAGTTGGACAGTTCAGCGCCGAAGCCTTTCAGCAGCGACTGGTTGGCGATGATCTTTTCCAGCTTCTTGATTTCGCTGTCGCCCAGCGAACCGTCAGAGCCTGCAACGTAGAACGCGCCGTAGACGGTGCCTTCCATCAAGTCGCGGTTCATGTTCTTCGCCATCGCGGCGGTGGTTTCGGCGGAGGCTTTGCGGAAGCGTTTGGTGAGCAAGCTGAGCATCTGGTGAATCCTTTTTCAGAGTTGGGTTTAAGAGCGGTCGATCCAGGATTGAATCGTACTGCGGTCTTTCTCCAGGGCCAGGTTGTAGACCCGGACACCTGCTTGTGCTGCCTTTCGCAAGTACCGTTCAACATGATCGCCGGGTTGTGACCAGCAGATCAGCATCTTGGCAACGCTGGTACGGTCGGAACCGTAGATCAGCGAGTTTGCTACCACTTCCCACTGCTTCTCAGACTTGGACAGCATGAGAAACTTCGGGTCGAGCGTTCTGGCGAATGTAGCGTCACCACTTCCCGGGTCGATGTCTGAAGGGATTCCCCAGACACTTGCCGAATAAGGGGTGGCACTTGGATCATCGAGAGATTCGTCGATCAGCCCGTGTGGGATGAAAGTGAAGAACCGACCCTTTGAGCCTCTGACGAAGGTTTCGTCAGCATCACCTCTTTCGCTACAACGAAGCGTAATACCCTTGTCGGCCATCACACCTGCAATCTTGAACATGACTTCGAGCAC